AACGGTCAACAACAAGCCAATTTGGAGGGTGAGTGTAAGCCTAAGGAGAATATCTATTATGGTAAGTTTAGTAAGACCTTTACCCGTAACAACTGCGACTCCACGCAATATGGTACTGATGTGGTTGTCGATGAGACGATGGTTACAGGGGACTTCAGATCCATCGTGTCTCAGGAAGACGCTAATAGCCTAGCAAGGGCTGCTGTCGAGGCTCAAGGTCAGGATATAGCGAATATCAAGGGTAACTGTGAGAAGATACCGGTATTTACCGGATCGTACTCCAAGGTATTCCAGAGAACCAACTGCCCTGAGGGTTCTACTCCTGTTGACTTCACTGTGGACGAGAAGATGTGTTCTGGATATCCGTTCACTTCTACGGTATCGCAGGATGCCGCCAACAAGCTGGCGCAGGACGCTGTCGAGGCGCAAGGTCAGGCTATCACCAACGAGCGTGGCGACTGTCAGACTAACGTCTACTATAACGTAAGGATGGAGAAGACAGTCACTAGAAACAATTGCGATGAGTTCCATATCGGTCAACCTTATACTTATGTTGTAGCCGCTGGTAAGTACTTCTCTATTATCTCTCAGGAGGATGCTGACAATAAGGCTAAGGCCGATCTTGAGGCTAACGCCCAGCAACAAGCCAACCTAGAAGGTGAGTGTAAGGAGAAGACGATCTACTACGGTAGGTATAATAAGGAGTTCACTCGTAATAACTGTGATGAGACCCAATACGGCACCAAGGTTGTCGTGGATGAGACTATGGTGACAGGAGATTTCAGGTCTACCGTATCTCAGGAAGACGCCAACAATAAGGCTAAGGCCGCCGTCGAGGCTCAAGGTCAGGATGTGGCTAACGTGAAAGGTAAGTGCGAGAAGGTGCCTGTATATACCGGTACTTATACACGTACGTTTACCCGTAACAATTGTGGTACTGGAACTGGTGGTACTTATACGGTAAATGATAGGATGGTTGACGGTTATCCGTTCACGTCTACCGTATCTCAGGAGGATGCCAATAACAAGGCCAAGGCCGCCGTTGACGCCCAAGGACAGGCCCTTGCCAATATCCACGCCCTTTGTACGTACACCGGCCGTGCTTCCTTGGGATTCACGAGAAACAACTGTGGTGAGTGTAAGATCGGATCTAAGGTGACAATCACCCAAGATATGGTAGAAGGACACCCATTCCAGTCTAACGACTCCCAGACCGCCGCTGACGCTATGGCTATGACCGCCGTACAGGCTCAAGGACAGGCTTTGGCTAACACCAAGGGTACTTGCTCTAACGCCACTATGTATACCGGCAAGGCTAGCTTCGAGTTCACGAAGAGCAATTGTGGCGCTAATCAGGTAGGAAATCCGTTCACCGTGACACAAGATATGGTGGAAGGTCATCCGTTCCAGTCTTGTGTATCACAGGATGAGGCTAACTTAGTCGCTATGGCCGCTGTCATGAATCAAGGTCAGAAGATCGCCGATGAGCGTGGTACTTGCCATGAGGCTCCTAAGTACACCGGTCATTATAGCGAGGCGTTTGAGAAGAATAATTGTCCGTCTGGTCTTATCCCGTCTTCAGTTACCGTTACTGAGGCTGACGTGACCGGAGGTCCGTTCTACTCATACGAGAGCCAGTTCGCCGCCGATGAGCTTGCCAAGGCCGCTGTCAAGGCGCAAGGTCAGGCTATAGCCAACGATCGTGGTACTTGCGACGAACTGAAGATATATGTAGGTAATTATAGCAAGGAGTTCACTCCTAAGTGTCCTACTTGTCAGTATGCAGATCCTATCACCGTAACCCCGGATCTTATGGGTCAGTTCTTTACCTCAACCCGTTCTCAGGAAGAGGCAGACGCTTTGGCTAAGGCCTATATCGATAGAATGGGTCAGGCGTTCGTCAACAAGAACTATGATGATACGTGCCATACGAAGACCGAGCAACCGGTATGGGAGACTATAGAGACCGTATGTAAGGACTGTATCTCTCAATTACATCAACGTAATACCAATACCTGTTATACTGATCCTGATAATCAAGAGCGGTATATAGCTGGTGGTAATAATACATGTTTCTGGTTTGGTACGGCATCCAAGGCCTTTACCCGTCAATGTGCGGATGGTGGAGTTGGAAGCTCTGTTACTGTAACTCAGAATGATGTTACGGATCCAAGTCCTAGCTCTGATGGTAAGTTTAAGTCATGTGTATCCCAAGCTGACGCTAACGCCAAGGCATTGGCCGCCGTGAACTCTCAGGGTCAGGCCGTGGCTAACTCGAAGGGTACTTGTACTTGGACAGGAAGCTATACCGGACAGGTTAGGAAGAACAATTGCGCTGACGGCGGCGTGGGCGACATGGTATCCGTAAGTAGCAGCAAGCTTCCGGGACACCCGTACACCTCCACCGTTTCCTTGGCTGACGCCAACAAGAAGGCTGAGAACGCGGTTCGTGGATCTGATGGTCAGGCTTACGCCAATAAGAATGGAGGATGTACATGGACTTACGTGGCAAGCCGTGACTTCTATAGGAACAATTGCGCCGGAAGCGGGGTTGGTCAGAGAATAACAGTGACCTCTACGCAGGTTAACGGCGGTACGCCTATCACCAGCAAGGTTTCTTTGGCTGATGCCAGAAGCAAGGCCGAGCAGATCTTAGACCAGAAGGGACAGGATTACGCTAACCAACATGGAACTTGTGTATGGACCGGTACTGGAAGCGCTACATTTTATAAGGATAATTGTGGTACATGTAAACATGGTGTCGCTCTATCCGTTCCTTATAGCGCCTTAGGGTTGTCAGCGTTGACATCTACCGTATCTCAGGCGGATGCCGACAGCAAGGTTCAAAACGCTTTCAAGAATGATACGGCGACTAAGACCGCCGCTCAAGCTTACGCTAATAAGAATGGTGATTGCGCCGATGACGATGATACCCCATCTTATGATGATTGGAATTACTATTGTAGTGGATGCGATTATCGTAGGAGTAGGAATCAGACCAATCCTTGCTCTTCAGCCCCAAATCAAGATGAGTTGGTTGAGTCCGATTCGAGATCTTGTGGATGCGGGTGTGATAATACATATCATATGGATAATAGCAGGTGTAATAATGGTAATAGCGAGGAGCATTATTCTAGCGAGTGCGATCCTACAGGATATTGGCAGAATGGTGGTAAACATTGCTGTAATCCACATGACTACACTGTCTATACCAATGAGGTATGTAAGGGATGTTCGGGCGAATGCGGTGATGTATGTGTTCCTGATAGCCCTATTAAGGTGGTTAGCGCTGGTGAATTTTGTGCTTCTTCATCGAATCTGGCTAGTGAACAAGCTTATAACAAGTATAAAGAGTACAAGGATGCATTACAAAATTTAGTTGATGCTAGGATATGTCCTTCTAAGGTTGGCAATGATGACCGATGGGGAAATGTCAAGGCTACGAACTGTCCTAGCAACTGTACTCCTAAGACTATCAGTTATAAGCAAATCGCTGGTAAATATGAGGCTTGTACCAAGGACGAGGCAAATAGGATAGCCGACAATAACCTACAATCCGATGGTATCTCTTACGCTAATGGCTTGGCGCAGGCCGATAGATGCGATTGCGTGGAGCCAACAAAGACGTGGAGCGCCAACGCTATGCTGAGCGGTGATCCTTGTAATGGTCTGCCTAGTTCTACATCTGCATTAAGGTGCTCCTATGAAGTGTCTTACAATAATCAATGTGGATCATCTAAATCAATAACCGTAACTGTTACTGGCAGGAATGATAATGGGCAAACTGTTACGGCTGGAAGTACTTCCGTAAGTATACCTACTGGGTCTGGTAAAAAAACCGGTGTCATAGGTTTTGATTCAGGAGTACAATGTGGGTCTATAAGTGTTTCTGGGGGAGGATCTGGGAACTGTTAATATCCTGATATGTAATGGAAAAGGAGAGGCTAATAAGTCTCTCCTTTTTATTAAAAACCATAACAGCAGTGATTGTCAACAATTACCTGAATCATGACCAGAGATTGTTACATCTCCACATACCACTTCTCGGCTAAAATATACACTTCCACTCTTGGTCCCGGATCCTGCGGGAATTGTAAAGCTAGCGCTATTGACCTGCTCTTCTCCGTTTTGTGTATATCCTATACCGCTCACAGAACCAGATATAGATCTACCACATTGATTATTATACGTAATCGTAAATACTCTTGATGTGACAAGTTGTTCATGGCTCATGCAATCATTATTCATAGATACCGACCATGACCATGTCTTTGTTGGCTCCACGCAATCGCACTCCATCGCATTGGCTTTTTCCTGCGCTAGTCTTTGTGTGTCAGCCTGTGCCGCGGCGGTAAGTTGGTAGTTTCATCAACCTTGTTTATTCTATTTTCGATAGAAATGACTAATATTGTATCACTAACATTAAAAAAAGTAAGATTATGGCATGTGCTAAGAAAAAGAAGATGGCAGAAGGAGGCAAAGTCTCCGAGAAAAAGAAACCTCAAATGAAATGCGGAGGTAAGGTTAAGAAGAAAAAGTAATAACAGGAGGGGTATATCCCCTCCTCAGTATTTAGCATATGAAAAATTCAGAATTTGTATCTAGGATCATGAATGACATGAACTCCATCAATAAGGACGCTCATGTCAGTAGAAGATGGATATTGTCCATAGGCAGGCAAAAAGCAAGGTCTTATATAGCCCAGAAGTATGCTGATGGAACCTTGTTCGGCGAGGAATCGCTGTATACTCATATTAATTGCATGGAAATGGAGAGGGTTCGTAAGGTAGATTGTTGCTTTGATGAGTTTAAGTTATGCAGGATACTTATGAGATCCAAGAAAAGATTGCCCGATATGATATATACCCGTATAGGTCCGGCTATCATCAAAGTATCAAACATCATGGATGATATTATATTTACCTCCATATCGTTAAGAAAATACGCTAACAACAAGGAACGTAAATACGGGAATATAGATCAATACTATTATTATGTCAATGATGGATATATCTATATACCAGATATTAACATAGAGGCTATAAATGTTGATCTTATAACTCTCGACAGAAAAGCGGCGTTAGAGCTAGGGGGATGTGGAGCTGAAAAAGATAAGCCATGTACATCTCAATGGGATTATGATTTCATATGCCCAGACAAACTTCTTGAATATGTGGTTTCCGAAACATTAAGGGAAACTGTAACCAAATTGCAGATCCCTACGGATGAGAACCCGGATATGGATATTAATAAGAAAACACAAAAAATTCAATAACATGAATCTAATAAGATCAATAATCAATTTCTTTGGTTTCAATGACGCCATAGTTGACGGTATAGGTGAAAGAGGGATGAGAGACAGCTCTATTATAAGATATAATGAGGTGCACGATATGTATGACAAGATTATAAAAGATCTGGGAGATATGTCGGCTTACGTATCCAAGGGTTATATCTATGATAAGATAAAGGAAAGAACGGGATTAAGTACCAGACATATTAGTAGGATATTAAATCATACTAAGAGAAAAGATCTTAGGTTTATATAAAAAGGAGAGGATAATCAACCTCTCCTTTTTGTTTTTAACAGCCTCCACCTTGACTTGGATTAGATACATACATGCTTGTAGCATTGCTAACACAATCACTTCCGCCTGATATCGTTCCCGATCCGGATGGTATGGTGACTGTTTTAGTGGTAGAGAAATATTCTACATCTCCAGATGGTTCAGATCTAGTATAATACACATCAAATGATGCTGTTTTAGATTTACCACATGGATTATCATAGCTTACGGATATACTTAAGCATTGTCCATTAAAACTTCCGCTAGCGTAAGCGCTCCATGTTTCGAGGCAATCGCATCTATCGGCCTGCGCCAAGCCATTAGCGTAAGAGATACCATCGGATTGTAGGTTATTGTCGGCTATCCTATTTGCCTCGTCCTTGGTGCAGGCGGTGTATTTTTGTGTATAAATTTCTTGTATTAGGATGAAATCGTTATATTTGTGATATGAAAACAAAGTCATTTAAAATACTTGATCAGTACTTTCTCCGTTTTTATAGATCTATTATGTCTAAGAACGGCAAGAGAAGGAAACATACGATTGTGGACAAGAATGATATTCTCGAATGTCAGTCCTTGATATGGAAGGTCATACGTGATAAGTATCTGGATAATGAGGGTGGGGTTTATATAAACAACATCGGTTATCTGTGCCATAAGATCAATCCTAATCGTAAGATATATCTAAATAAGCTTACCGGTACTATTAACAGACGTGGAACTGGTGGATATTCTTATGTCCATACATGTATTGATTTTATGCCTCGGAACAAGTATTTCCATCTCTATGTTTCTCCGGCGTTGAATAAGGAGTGTAGATTGGCTATGGAATCAGGTAGGAGGTATAAGTTCTTGTACCGGGAGGTTGAGTCGGAGAGTAAGGTATTTGGAGTTAAATGGGTTTATAAGCTGTAGAAGTTTTTGTGATCCAGTTAGCCCGTGAGGGTAGACTGGATTTTTTTTGTATCACGGATTCAAATACATATCTTTGTGCAAAAGACTTAAATATGACTATAAAAGGGCTATTGGCCGAGATCAAGGCCGATTTACATAAATACGATGATAGCGGGGCTATAGATACCTCGTCTGTTTATAGGTGGGCTGAGATCGCCTTGAAAAGGTTCGGGGGTGTTATAGCGGTCATGTCAGAGGCGGTTGTCAAGACCAGTAATAAACAGGCGGTATTGCCTTCCGATTTTTTCGACATGCTTGACGCCTATAGGTGTGAGCCTCTTGTCTGTGAGATTCCGGGCGGCGACAAGGCTAAGGCTGACCTCCAACACGAGATCGGCTGGGTCGAGCGCACCGAGCGCGGTTTCCGTTGGAACTCCTGCACCGAGTGCTGTAAGGAGGAGTTTGAGAAGACGATCACGGAGAGGATATATATCGGGTCTCACGAGGTTCGATTTCATTACCATCATCCCGTAAGGCTGTCTATAGGTCGAGGACTGAGGCGTGATTGCGCCGCCGACAAGTATCGGGATAAGTACGATTGGGATAATTATGATATAACTATATCCGGCAATACTATGTATACAGGGTTTGATGGATTTATTTATATCATATATCGTGCTACACCCAAGGATGATGACGGTCTCCCATATATACCTGAAACGGCGTTAGGATACCTTGAGGATTATGTCGAGACGTATATCAAGATGAAGATCTTCGAGAATGCCGCCGTGAATGGCTTGATACAAGGCGCTGGTGACGCTTATAAATTATATGCTCAGCAGGAGCCGGGTAAGTTCGCTAGGGCTATGAAGGAGCTTAAGATGTCGATGATCACGTTAAATGATTATCGGGAGTTGGCTGAGGATAATAGGAGAAGGATGTTGTCTTATGAGCGGATGTGGCCTAATGCTTTTGATAAGTATATCAAATTTATTTAGTTGCGGGGGAGGGAATCGAACCCTCGATCTTTAGGTTATGAGCCTAATGAGATACCTCTTCTCCACCCCGCGATTATGACGCGAATATACGTTTTTTAAAAAGAAAAAAGATAATATGGCAAAGAAAAATGATTGGATACATTTAGATAAGACAAGTGGTACTGGCCCTGCTGAGGTTAAGGTTACAGCTGATATTAATGAGACCGGCGAGATACGTCAGGTAACATACAAGGTTATAAAAGAGGGGACCAAGGAGGAGAAGACGTTCGTGTGCAGGCAGGAGTCCGTCCCGGTGGTGATCATCCCGGAGTTCGATTACCTTGTGCTTAGGTATATCTGGGCTGACGAGGACGGCATTGACTTTGACACGGCAACCGGTTTCGACAACACCGGCCTCCCAGACGTTGACGGCAAGCTGGTTGGTTGGAGTAAACAGTACCAGACCACGCAGGAACGGGTAGGTGATTATCTCATCCATGGTGGTGATAACATGGAATCGGGTAATGAGGCAGCTTTGATCCAGATGGGACCGTTGTTGGATGGTGATAATTATGATAAATTACCTCTTGAGATCAGATGCAGTATATACGGTAACTGGTATGGTGGTCGTGAGAAAGGTAATGTCACTATCAGGTTCACGGCATATAAGGGCGGTTCTATGGAGAAACGTGGATATGATTTTGTCAATATCGGAGGCGAGGAGGTTTATACCGGTGATGCCCCTACCAACGTATCCGCCCATGGTGAGGATAATTGGCAAAATATAAAGACCTTGTATTCTAAGGTAGGCACGATGATCTACAACAAGGAGTCTCGTGACTGTATTGTAAGAATAGGTGAGTAATTATTCTTTTTCATAATACAAATATCTATCAGCTCTCTCGTCCGTGAGGATGGGGGAGTTTTTTTTGTTTTTTAGTCCTTTACTTATGACATATTTGATCTTTTATTGCGCAGGAATAATCTAGCTTTGCCGAAAACTAGTATTATGGTCACATTGAATGATGTAAATAACGAACTCCATGTCCGGTTATATATACTGGAGGTACTTAAGGATTATATAAGAGATGATGATTTCGATGGTCTTGTAGATAAGGCGTTGGATTTTGTCATGGAAGGCGTTTCTATGCCTAAGGCTCCGACCAAGGATACCACCATGAGTGACATATCAAAGAGCGTTTTGGCCTTGGTAGCGGGTGCTGGATTAGATGAGAGGTTAAGCAAAAGCTCTTTAGAGTTAGCTTATGACAGATGTAAGATGAGGTACGTATTCGATCCTCGAAATCGGGATATACACGGTGTAGTCGTAGGTTATTCCAATGACTTTAATAGTCTGGTAGCTGTGTGTGATGAGGGATCGAAGAAAGGAGTGGATAAAGGATCTACTGATTTTGTGGATGTCAATGAGAGATACGTGACTAACGGTTTCTTTTACATATCTGTAGAGGATGCCGATAAGCAATCGAACTACATGGGTAAAAATTTGTAATTGTTGTGTTTTTGTACTTTACACGAGCGTTTAAAAGTATTTAGTTCTCCTCCTGACTTGTGAAAGTCTGGAGGATTTTTTATTTTTGTACGATTTGAATGTTTTGCATAATACGTACTGTTTATTAGAATCCGCCACATAAGTGATTATCTGGTGGATTTATTATATTTGCGAAAAAGATAATGTTGTGCAAAATAACTCTAACATAGCGGTTCCCGACTCCGGGATGAACAGGGATAAGCATCCACAGGATCTATCCCCGTCTGAATATAGTTTCGCCTTGAACGCTACCATAGAGGGTGACGATGGAAGCCAGCTTAAGATCCAGAACGAGCCTAGTACCCTTTTATGTAAGCGATTTGATGGCTATAAGGTTATTGGGTATAAGAATGACATAGCTGGTGATAACACTTATTTCTTTCTATCCAATCCGGATGATAATACGTCTAAGATCACGTTCATGCGGTCATTGGATTATATCAAGACCGTGGAGGATCAATTGGCTGGATCGGGAAAGGACATCCATCGTATCCTTGGCGAGAGGCTTGAGGAGTCGGATGGTCGTTTTGATGAGATATGTGATTTGATGGAGGTCTTGATAGAGGACTGGGTTGATGACCCTTGTCTTAATTTCTCCATTCATCATCCGATCTTCGATATAGAGATCAAGGACGAGAAATGCGGGAAGGTGATATACTGGACCGATGGATATAATCCCCAGCGATATGTTATGGTCGATAAGGCCCTTAACCCGGATGATGATGGTGACTTTTGGTATCATTACCATGGGTATAAGATATGTGGGGATGACAAGCCAATAGAGAGATGTAGGCTGGCTTGCGAGAAGCTGCTGGTGTTCCCGTTGCTGACGGCCCCGTGCGTGGAGCCTGAGGTCGTGGAGTTCGGGGGGAGCCTGCGTGCCGGGACCTACCAGTTCTGCGTGGCGTTGTGCGATGAGTTCGGGATAGAGAAGACCGGATATTGCTCATTGACCAACCCAATCATGTTATTCGATCGCCAAGATGTGGTTATCCGTGATGGTTTATGGGGTAAGTCAACCAATATGGGTATCCGCCTTACTGTATCCAATATAGACAAGCAGGTATCTCATTATAAGATAGGTGTTATACAGAACACGGTTGGGTTTAATGGTGAGCAAAGCCCGGTTCTTGAGTATTTCATAGAAGGTATACATCCGATAACGGAAAGGACCATCTATTACCTTACGGATCAGTATAGCGAGCGTACGACCATGGAGAAGTTATCCAAGGAAATACCGGTATATAAGACAGCCAGAGGCATGACGTCTGTCGGGAATCGTCTTCTTCAATACGGCTTGACCGTGGAGAACGAATGGAATCTTCAACCGGTCGTTAACTTCTTGGGTCATTTCGTTAAATGGCAGACATCTATAGCCACGGAGAATTTGTATAAAGACGGTGTGGCTTGCTCTAAATACGCCTCTTTCATGCGTGACGAGGTATATCCGTTGGGTATAAGATTCTTTACCAATACAGGATACAGGACGGCTAGATTCCCGCTTATCCCTCGTCCGGCCACAAGGGAGGAGATGGGGGTTATCGTTGATGAGGACGGTAACTCTGACGACCTGTCGGCTGCGTCGGTGCTGGAGAACAACCCGAAGTGCGCCGGGAACAGCCGCCGTCATCTTTGGCAGTTTAAGAATACGGCAAAGATCATAAACGACCCGTCTTGGGGATTTGATGATTTTGGAGGAGAATGCAAGAATCAGCTAGATGTCAAGCAACTCAGATATGTAGAGCAGGAATATGCCACGGTAGGAGAGACCCAATTCGTTATCAATACGATGGGGGAAGATGTTACGGTAGATGATGCTATTGATTATATCGCTGATAATATAGAGAACCTGTGTGATATCATAGAATCTAATGTAGGTATTACTGACGAGTTATGCGCTGCTATATCATTGCCAGAGGATCAAGACGGTATAAAGGCTCCCGATTTCCCTAGTGGATGTGATGATATCGAGAGGATAGAGACCAGGACTATATTGGATAAAAACTCTTTGGTGGATTCTAGGATTGATTTTACGTATAAGCTGGCTAGTGATTACGTGGAGACCGAACCTACGACATTAATACAAAGTAACGCCGAGTCACAAAGGAAATTCTCTGTATTGTGTGATTTCGATAATTACTCCAGTGGAGGTAAGAATATCATAGATCTGGTTCAGGAATGGTTGGATGGTCAGGATGAGGATAAATTCCCGTCTGATATAGACTCCTCCGCCTTGGTCTTGTGTCAGGATATGTCTAATGTTCGGCAGTTATATGATGAGGGTATATGTACTAATGAGTGTTCGGTAGGTGATCCTCACGTGAATCCTACTATTAACGATGTTCAACTTCCTACATTCCAAGGGGGTAGGTCATTGGGTAAGTGCACATATTTGTATCAATATCCCGGATGGAAAGGAAAGAAGCATACGGAGACGATGCTTGATCAGTTAATGGATACGATGGAGGCTTATTTTCCCCAATATGAGAGTCAGTTTGGTATTGAGAACGCCATGTGTCTTTTTGGCGATGGTGATAATTCTAAGTTTAATACCGGTATAACTACTGACTGGGAAGGTCGTGTGTCTGTGCAGAATGATATTGACGCCAAGACCAATTGGTTCGGTAGAAGCAACTTGACTTATTTCAAGTTCTATCCACATGTATCCTCATACGCCAGATGGGTGGAGTTGGATTACGAGAAATACATAAGTGGTTTATCCGATCCTGATAACGGTATTATGTATATAGAGATGATGGGTAACTATAATTATCCGATCGGCGACTCATCATCATACAATAAGGTTCGTATAACGTTTTTCTCGGACAAGGAAGGTACCGTGGCTCCTAATCCTTTGGCTAATGATGCCAAGAAAGGTGTTATAGTGAATTACGTGGATCATAAGATATTTATGATGCCAAAGTACTTGTTCTGGAATGATGACAAGACTACTTTCCATAAGATATATGTTTGCATCGAGCCTGCGGTATGCGTGTTCTTCACCGGTTTCGCCATGAGGAAGGACATGAAGGAGCTTGCCGGATTCTATACGGCCGGCACCGCCATCTTCCCCGCCCCGTTCTGTTTTGGCATTCGGCCGCTGGAGGTGAAATACGTGTTCTTCTTCACGAAAGAATTGAAATTAAGGAGATTTGTTACCTATGAGGCGAAATGTGTCTCATGTGGAGATAAACCCGCTGACTGCGCTCCCAGACCATATCAGTATGGTGATTTCGGATATTGGGAGTCTACCAATAAGTACCCGGCTAATTTTGAGTTGTATGATTCAAGTAAGATCGGGATATCATCGGGAGGATCAAAGAGGAAGGACATAATAGATTCTTTGACGAAATACTATGGGTCTCCTAAATCAGTTGGGGGTAAGTCTTATTTCACCGGTAATGGGGGTAACGCTGAGTACCCCAATACGTCAACCACGTTTTGTCAGAGACCTATACGTCATTACAAGTTCCCGGATAACTCTGTCGCTCCTTTTATGGGTAATCCGTCTCAGCTGACCGGTCAATATGGAGTTGACTCCTATATTTATCCTATGGGGGTGATGCTTGATGACGATATCGTTAATGAGTTTTTGGATATAGCGGTAGAGAACGGTCTTATAGATAAGGCTAGAAGGGATTCTATAATAGGATATGAGTTGTATAGGGGCGATAGGACGTTGGATAAGAGCGTTATCGGAACCGGTCTGGCTTATGATATGTTTAAGTACGATGATCCCGACGGATCGGCTAACCTTTATCCTAATTACCCTTACAACGATTTGTCTGATGATATGTATATCTATAAGGATATTAATCGTGAGAAATTTATAACGCATCCGTTTAACAGGAAGGGTAATATCTGGTATTCATTCTTAAGTCCTGATATTGCCTTTAACAAGCCTGACGCTCCCACCGAGTGCCTTGTTGATGGTTATCAATTAGGTAAATCCTCCGGTATATTCAGGGAGGTGGAGGATCACCCTAAATGGACGATATTAGGGAGTAAGGCTTACAGTATGGCAACGTCATTGGCTACGGTGGAGGCTATGGCTAATTTAATATCCGCTATAGCTGAGTATACATATCAGTCGGCTTCACAGCAATATGTCGGTGGAGGCGTGTTCTTTTTAGCCAACCCTGTCGGCATAGCGCTGACGGCTATCCGTCTGGCTACGGGTATCGCCAAGGCCACAGCCCAGTCCGTGGTGGATATAGGCAAGTACAGGTATCAGTGGTTAACGGCATTGATAGATAGGGGACCTAGACGGAACTATGCTTATTATTATACTTCTGTCGCTCATTATAATTTATTTTACCAAAAAATAGGGGCGTCGGAGCTACGTGGATTGTCAACGGCCAAATATATCAAGAGCGGGTTGTATCCGGTTACAGACATCTCGTCACAAGGGGGAACCGTAGGTGGTAAGCCTATTATCATAAACAACCTCGATCGTGAGCATTCATTGTTCATGTCATTTGGTATGGATAAGTATATGCTTGAATATCCGGAGTTGGTTTCAAGTTACGATACCAGCCGTATTCAGGATGAGTGTAATATTCGTAACGATGAGGTGGCTGGTATGACGCCTCATTTTATGACACGTGAATCTTTCGTATCCTGCCCCTATATGAGGATAAAGAAATATTCTCCGGCTCAATACGGGCAGATAGAGGATATCAGGTGGGTATCGTTAGGTGGTTGCGGGTTGATGGATAAGGATAAGCGTAAACCTGTTTTTGGAGGTGATGTATTTATATCAAGATTCTCGCTTAAGAGGAAGATGCCTATGTTTTATTTGACTCAGTTTGGTCAGGGGGACATGATACCATTCCCTTATTACGATTATCGAAACATCGGGTATCCCCGTTATTTCGTCAATTACGATACTGGGGAGGATTATCTTAACAAGACCGATACGGATACCGGATCGCTATACTCTTTCCCTAGCCGGAAGAGCGCTTATGAGATGGTTTGCAAGACCGGAGATATGTATCTTAGCGGTCGTTTCTTCCTATATTTCTATGGCATACCTCAGTTTCTTGTGGAGTCTGAGATCAATTGCAATTTCCGTATAGCCGGTCCTGAGCCTTACGAGGGGTTCTATCCGGAGGTGGGGGATTATATATCATGGACTCAGGAGCGTAATGTCCCTATATCAAGGGGTAATGTGTTTAAGATGAGTCCTGTGTATAAGAATCGATTTACGTTAGGTGGCAGGTCATTACCAGAGACGTATGATAGCAATTTTTGGGACTGCGCCTACCAAAGACCCAACGGCGTCATATGGAGCACCGCCGACGTGTCGGAGAACGGCATGACCGATCCTTGGCTGTCATACAAGCCTATGGATTACCATGAGTTCAAGACCTCTTTCGGGAAACTTATAAGCATGAAAGGGATAGAGTCGGATCAGATACTGGCTCGCTTCGAGAATCAGGTAGGGCTATATAACGCCATAGACGTGTTGGCGGAGAGAATATCCCCGGAGAATAGCGAGCTAGGGACAGGTGGGCTTTTCGCATCTCGTGGTATCGAGTATAATAATACGACGTTAGGATATTCCGGGACCCAGAGTCGGGATATGATCAGTTGCGAGTTCGGGCATTTCTGGGTCGATTTAAGGCGTGGTCAGGTATTCAAGGTAGATTCTAATGGCAGGAATCTTACGGAGGTCACACCGGGGCTTAGGAACTGGTTTAAGGAGCATCTTCAGATGAAGATCATCCGTAGCCGGATATATAACGCTGATACGGACGCTGAGTTGTCTTATTATGATATCGATAACAAGTTCTTTGGTATAGGGCTGTCTATGGGCTGGGATAATAGGTTCAAGAGGGTATTGATAACCAAGAAGGATTATATACCGGTAGGGAATCCAAGCGAGTACCAATTCCGTGGCGGCCGGTTCTACAGGAACGGGCAGGCGGTGGAGCTACAGGACGCCAGCCATTTCACGGACGTCTCGTTCACCGTTGGATATAACTGCCTGAAGGGTGAGTGGAAATCATATTTGTCCTACACCCCTGACTATTATATCGAGCACCAGCATTATTTCCAGTCTGGTAAGAATTACTCTAACGACGATCGTGAGATAGGATTATGGTCGCATGGTCTAACCAACCAATCTTATCAAGTATTCTACGGTAAGTTATATCCGTTCGTCATAGAGGTACCTGTCCGTGAGCAGTATGTGAATAAGATCCTCACGAACTACCAATATCGGATGGATGCCAGAAGGTATCAGGATGAGGTTAATTACCAAATTCTTAGGACTACTGGATTTAATAAGGCATGGTTTTATAATGATACCAACAACAGTGGAGAGCTTAGGATGACCATCGCCGACAAGAACGATATGAGCCAGCGGTTAAGGTATCCTATAACCAATGACGATAGCCGTGAGATACTGGTGACGGAGGTTGATCAGAAGATAAATATAAATGACTATTTTAACGAGGTCAAAGACGATACGAACAATCTTCCGATATGGGTTAAGGATGTGAATGACATTGACCGTAAGATCGACCCCAGGGCTGTCGATTATCATCGGAGGTGGCGGGATCGTCTTCGTGGCGATTGGTTCTTGGCTAGGTTCGTGAATGACATTGAGAGCCGGTTCAAGATGATAGTACGTTGGTTTAGCAACGATGAGAAAGTTTATTGAGGTGATTATATACCTTTAAATATTTGATGTTATGGCAGCAGGGAAAACTAGCAGTAAAAAGAAGGGCAAATGCCCGAAATCAGGATGTATCAAGAAAGTAGGGAGTGATTGGCGAGTGGTCAGTAACAAGACCGGTAAATTATGGCCGGCTAAGTACAAGTCTAAGGAGAAAGCTAAAGGAGCCTTGGCTGCTTATCACATGCATTAGCGTATAAACGGGTACATGATTTATTATGTGCCCGTTTCGTGTTTTTAGGCTTATGAGATTATAGTTATCTTTGTGAAAAATGTAGTATATGTCTAAGAAGAATAAACCGGAGGAAATCCCATCGTGGATAAAGGATTTATATAAGGAGGATCTTGATCGTGTCGTAAGAGGCGAGCGTCCTATGTATTTCAGGGGTATGGATGATAGTCCTTTGAGAAACGTGTCCCCGGAGTTTGATATCCTTAGCGGAGGAGCCGCAGTTAAAGGCATGAATGGGATAAGAGGTGCGTTGTCCCCGTTGAATAATGGCATGGGTAATTATAATTTCAGTATCAGGGGTATAAATAAGAAGATAGGTGAGTTGGTTGATGAGGCGGGGCTATATTTACTTGAGAAATTAAGACCTGTATATCGGACTGTGGTGGATGCTATGTCGAGTTCCAAGGATAAGGGGTTGGGTCATATCACGCAGCCGTTGGCCAACGCCCTGTACCCAGCGGACGAGCGACGGGACCGGCGTCTGGAAGGGGAGCATCCCGTTGGTTATGTGGATGCCATAGACGGTATATGGCCCATGGAGAAATATGGGCTATGGGGAGAGAAAATTGAGCGGAAAGCCGAAGGAGGTCCTACTGGTAATGATCCTATGTATGTAAGACAAGATGTATCTGATAGAGCTTCGTATTTAAAAGACATCATAGGTAACGCCATAAGAAGGAGGTTGTACGAGAATGTCACCCCTGATGTGGTAGCCTCAAATGCTAGCCTTCCTGACAAGGTTAAGGAATTTATATACGGAAGAAATGGCAAAGCTAATGTTGATGAATATAGCGAACAACTATGGGGTAGATTCTTATCCCAGCCTAATAGTCTTGATGGAAATAGCAAGGAGATAAGGATTCCTGATAATGTCATTACTGATATTGAGAAGATGTTCAATCGTGACACTAAGGATGAGATAAAGAGGTTAGATAAGAAAATACATGATACGGAGCAAGAAATATATGGCTCTGATAAGCCGGCTACAGATGATGCTTATGGTAGGCTGAAGCTTTTGAAAAAGTCTAGAGAATGGGTAGATATCTTTGAGAAGAATCGTAATTCGGTAAGATCCGGAAAGCCTACGGTTTTTTCTGAGTATGATTTTTACCCCGAAGCTGCTGGTGATCTTACCCCGTTATCAGGGTTTGGTAATTTTACTATTTATAGACGTCCGGATGGAAGGTTAGGTGTTTACGATGTATATGATTTTTATAGTAATGATCAAGAGTTCCCAGTCAATATAGTCACTAAGACATTAGACGCTATAGGTGATAAGTTTGAGGAGAAAGGATCGTTTAAGGACTATAGCCCTATCCAAGAGAGTGGAAGGGATGCTCTTATCCGTAATGCTATCATGTCCAAGAATAAGTTAGAGAAGAAATATGATGGTGGGTATATAGCTTCAAAGGATAATACGAGTGTAGGAGGCCCCGGAATAAATATGAATACGAGGTATGACACAAAGCCTTATCAAGATCCTTTAACGCCTGTTATAAGTGGATTTATCCCAGGACTGGATGTAGTTTCCGATGTATCAGACATGGCTACCGCTATAGAGGATAAGGATAAGATAGGGATGATATTGGCTTCTTTGGGTTTTCTTCCTGTTGTTGGAGGGGCGGCCTCGTATGCAAGCAAGGCAAGGAAGCTTGATGGGAGGGTAAAGGCTATACGTATATCGGAGCCTCCCGAAAAACCTGTATATTATCATAACAAATTATCTGATGGTGTTACGCATGGTGATGTGGTTGATGCGGATAAAAATGACTTTAAATTGACATCTAACTTATTTTTAGAAAGAGGCTTTTATCCTAGGTTTGAGAGGATGATGGATGAGTTGGGTAAAAATGTTAGGCGTCCTTATAAAAGCGGGATGTTGCTTGAAGAGGATAAAGATTTTATCAAAAAAATGAAGGGGAAGGACGGGAGTGTAGTTATTCCTGAAAAGAATACCCCTTTAAGGTTCGAGTTGGATAGAATGTTATCTGATTATGGTATAGAGGATCAGGAAGCGGCGTGGAATAGGTGGATAAATTATGCTAATTCAAAGAAATCTTATGATAATAGGGAATCTATACTTGATGGGGTTAAGAATATGATAAAGAAACCTGATACATATGATTTTGATTTTGTTGATGGTTTAAGCATGAACGGCCATGTTATTAGTGGTGTTCACATGAAAGATGGCGACAAGATGTTGATAGATGCCAATCTTCCTTACAACCAGAAATTAACTACTATGATTCATGAGACTAGGCATAGGATAGGACAGTATATAGATAATACTTTTGGAAAGACATTTAGACATGGATTGACAAAACCTGCTGATAAGACTATAGATTCGATCTATAAGACATTGAATTATGATGATTTTATGGATAATGCTAATCATATATGGGAAAAGTCGGCCACTAATACGGAGTTGCAATTCTTGATGGAGAAACTTAGAGGTTATGAATCTACAATGGATGACATAGAGAAAGTCTATGGAGATGATAAAATGAGAGATATAATCAAGAATATTTCTGATGATGACATAAAGAGTCTTTTAGAGGAGATAAATAGTGATTATTCAGGTAAGTATATAAAGGCCTTAAACAAGGGTGAGATGAGCTATGATGATGTAAGAAAAGCTTTGATGTACCCTATCATATCAGGTCTTATGTATAAAAGTTATGATGCGATATCATCTGGTGATGAGGATAAGAATAAAATGAATAAGGGGGGTTCAGTAAACACAGGTAGAGCTTATGGGGATGGGAAATATGTTGTTGATCCTCGTAGATCAGAGGATAGTAAGATGGCTGTGTATGATGAGATATGGGACTATCTGACAGAAAAGAAGGGGATACCACAAACGCAAGCTATCGGCATCCTGTCGAACATCGCCGCCGAGTCCGGAGGGGACACCGAAGCCCTAGGAGCCGCCGGTGATTTTGGCATCCAGCAATGGCTTGGGCCGAGGAAGAAGGAGTTACAGCGCAGGTATGGGAAGAAACCGACGTTGACACAGCAGTTGGATTATCTCGTGGATGAGTATCAAGGCAAGGTCCCGGGGTTAGGTTGGAATTACATCAATCAAGGAAAGTTTTTTGACAAGGACGCTCAGGGGAATGAGTATAACTATTATATGTATTCTAAATCCGATTTCGATAACGCCGTCAACTACAAGGACGCTACCGTGGCATGGAATCAAGGATACGGTAGGCCTCTTGGATCGACCTTAAGAAATGAGAAGAGATTTGAGTTCGCTGACATGTTCGCTAATAGGTATGATGTCCCGGAGAGCGAGCCAATGAGATACGAGTTCGGACAGCGGGATTCGGGCACGGGGGACGGAGGTCAGCAGCCCGTACCTGAGACGGTAGCCCCTGCCGATCCTTCTTTGGCTTCCCGCCCTTCCATGGATAGCTGGTGGGAGAAGGAAGGTCAAGACCTGTTATATAAGATGCTAGCTCAATCCGGCGCCAATAAGAAAGCTATAGAGGATATCGCTAATAACATCAAGAATGATCCCCAATCAGAGGCGCAGATAGCGGAAGCCGAGCGTATGCGTAGGGAGCAGGCGAAAAGGCAGTTGGTGCTTAATATGATACCTGGATTAAGTCTTAACATAAAAGGTATGAGCAGAACTCAGAATTAATGCTATATTTGCGAAGTAATTAAACGTTTTAGATATGAAAAGATTGTTATTTTTATTTGCTATGTTATTGACGCCGTTCGCTTTGATGGCGCAAGAGGTAATCCCATCAGAAGGGACTATCACCATTGATCTAACTACCTTTACCGGTATCATGGCTTTTGTTACGATGTCAGCTACCCAACTAGCCAAGGTTGTGCCGTATATTGACACCCATAAGTGGGCTAAAGTCCTATCCGCCGTAGTCATAGGTATGCTGGTTTGTATATTAGCGTGGCTACTAAAGGTGTCTCCATTGCTTATAGGGAGTGAATGGTGGGAGGCTCTATTATATGGAGTGGCTGTAGGTCTCAGTTCTGCCGGTTTCTATGATTTGGTTAAGGCTATAGGATCATTATTCATAAAAAGAATTTAATTCTGTACATAATAATAGCATTTGCTGAGAGACTCATCGTTGTGAAATGATGAGTCTCTGTTTTTTTAAATTATCTTTGTGTCAGAACGAAATTAATTAGACATGAGCAAATACGTAATCAAGAGGAAGATACCTAAATATCAAGAGGCCGGGGAAGTCGGGTCGTATATGCTTGGTAATATGGACGGTATACAAGGGTTAGGTATAGAACCTTTGGTGAATACCAACCAAGGATTACCCGCGCCGGTCAATCCGCTAGGGATATATTCTTTGGATACTCCAGATCAGTTGAGGACTAAATACGCTAATGCTTTTGATCAGGATAATGTGTTTCCGGCTAGCTTCAAGGGTAGTTTACAGCGTATAGCTGAGAATTATCAGGACAATGGTATTACGCTTAATAACATAACTGTTAACGATGTTGATAAGTCTAAGACCGGTTCAGGCGAGACGGATGTTTTTGATTTTACCACCATCCCCTACTATGGCGCTGATGATATAGGGTCTAGATTTACTCAGATGGGTCGTGGTATAGGGCGTATGAGAAGCGAGGGATATGGTGATTTATCCACTGGGGCTAAAACAGCTAATACGATAACCACCATAGCCTCAGGAATTAGTGGTATCATGGGGTTGGCTCGTAACGTGGTTTCTGGGATAGCGTCAGAGAAAGGTACTCGTACCAATATCAGGTTAGCTCAGGAGCGTGAGGCCAGACAAAGAAGGCAATCCCAGATGCAGTACAAGGATGGTGGGGGTGTTTATCTAGGACCTAATAATAGGTTCGATAGCGGAAGCCTTACCGGTGAGTACCTGTATCCGTTACCTAAGTCGATGGAAGATCAAGCCAACGTAGAGGTCGAGAAGGGTGAGTACGTGACGCAGCCCGGAGAGGCGCCGATGGAGGCTATGGGGCAGAAGCACGCCGATGGTGGAACCCCCGTTTCCTTGGAGCAGGGAACGAAGGTTATTACCGACGACACAACCATAGAGCCGGATTTCGCTAAATACATCAGAGATACGTATGGGATCAAAGCCACGCCTAAGGATACGTATGCTACGTTAATGGACAGGTATAAGGCTAAGATCGGTCTTAAATCGGCTTACGATGATCAGAAAAAGGCGCTGGAGAAGCTGAAGAAAAACGATAAGATAGATGATGAGAATACAAGGCGTTTAAACGCCTCCGTATTGTCAAAGGCTATAAATGATAGCAACGATACCGTTAATGGATTAGAGGGAAGATTTACGGACTTCGCTAATGTCATATACAAAGAGCAGGAAGACCGGAAGATGAAGAAGGATGAGGATACGTATTTCGCTAAGGGTGGTGAGATAGATAACATCATATCCAGATCCATGAAAGAATACGGTCTTACGGAGGAGGATATAGCCGATGCTAAGAAAGAATTGCTTAAGAAAGTGGCTGGTATTCGCCAGAAGATGGAGATAGGAGGCACGTCTTTGTTCGGTCGTAAATTAACTTTCCGCCCGATCGAGAATAGGTTCAACAATGATCCTAACTATTTCGGTTATCAACGCCAAGGAACTGATGGCTCTTATGGAGGTATTAATACGGATGAGAGGTTGAATTATTATAAGACATTCAATCCGGTCGCTTACGATGCTTATATGGGAGCTTCAGAGGGCGCTAGGGCTAGGGCATTGCAAGACGCTATCTACGGTCAGACAAGTAGCTGGATGGGCTTGGCTACGGCTGAGAACCCGATCATCGCCAACGCCGAGGCGCTTCGGGATTACACGACGCTCGTTTCCTTTGGCGGTGAGGATAGTCAAGGTAATTACCCGGAAGACAAGAAAGCCGCATATCATGATAGGATGAGAGACAATAAATTAGGTTTGTTTACCACATCTCGCCCTATGATCGGTCTAGACGTTGTTACAGAGGAACAGCATAAGGCTCTTAACGATGCTGGTATCACCCATTTTAGCCAACTATTCTCTGACAAGAACAAGGATGTCGTTAATAAGATACTTGGGGAGGATATGCTTAAGATGCAGGCATTGAGATCCATGAAAGGAATGGAAGGTCTTGATTTTATACTTGACCCTCATAAGGTGGCTCCCGGTCCTATGGATATAGGTGATGTGGAGGAACCTGATGTTAAACTGGATATGCCTGAGCTGATTGACCCCAATACACTCCCTAAGACCAATACAAATGCCGGTAAGTCGAACAGCGGCAATGGAGGCAGGAATATAGTAGGTGGTGGTCTTGACTTTCCTGAGGTGTTCAGGATGACTCCGGGAGCCGTGACAACGGAAGGTCTGGAAAGACATTACGCTCCTACCGTGGACCCGGTGTTGAGATCGGCTGATCAGTATATGGTTGAGGCTAATCGTGCTTTCCAATCACAATTGGATCAGATGGGTAATGTCCCGGATTCCCAGAGAGGGGCTTTATCATCCAATTTACAGGCTATCATGAGTTCCAATATAGGCAGATACATTAATGAGGTAGAACAAGGGAACGTGGCTCAAAGGACTTGGGCTGATAATGTAAACGCCCGGACTTGGACTGATACGTATGATAAGAATATAGCTCAACGTCAGGGTTATCAAAGTCGAATATTACAGGCTTTGGCTAATACTGACGAGAACTGGGCTAGGTATTTTGATAGCGTAAATGACGAGATCCAACAGAAGTGGAATACGGCTACGACCATGAATACATTAAGGTCTATATTCGGGGATGTAAAGATTGGTCCTAATGGACAATTAATCGCTGATCCTCAAGGAGATATATTGAGTTATAGGAGATTATATCCTGCTCAGGAAGTAACTAAAGGCAAGAAAGGATAAAGGATGGCTTCACAATATAGTATATTAAGGAATTACGGCAAGTATGTATCGCCCTACAACATGGATGTCATGATGCAGGGGATGGGGTACATGCAGCAGAAGATAGATACCAATCGGCAGGCTATAAACGAGTATGCTGATTATATTATCAATTCTGACATTATAAAACCTCAGGACAGGGAATATCTTCAGAACAGGTTAAATGGGCTGATACAGGATGTGAATAACGTGTATCGTAAATCTAATTTGGCTTCCGACGGTATAGCCAGAAGCATACAGGCTCGCCTTGGAGAAGCTCTGGATACCCGTGTGTTGAATGCTATTGCCGGTACTAGGGAGTATAGATCTTTCTCGCAGAAGATCGAGGATATGAAACTCAATAATCCAAAGCAATATAGTGCTATAAATGAGGCTGTCGCTTTGTTGCCATTTTATGAATGGGTTAATGACGGTCAGGTTGGGACAAGGATGAATCCTATTCATTATACTCCTTATACGGATTATAATGAGGAAATGAATAAGATGATGAAAGATTTCGTTAGTCTTAATAAAGGAAAGAAGTTTTCTGTTCCTGAAATAGTGGATGGTAAACCTACAGGGAGGATGAGGGATATTACTGTTGATGAGATGAGTCAATCTCAAATTAGATCAATAGCGGCTAGGTCTATATCTCAGAATGCTAAAGCTCAGATGCAGATAGAGGGACAGTATTTAGCCATGACCAATCCTAGCATGTTTAGTGGTATGACTACTGAACAGTTTGTTAATAAATATGTTTCTGGGTTTGACGCTGAAGAGAGCGTTCTTTTAGCCAAGCTCAAAGGGGCGGAGGCCAGCCCTTCCGCTAAGGCGGCTATCGAGGCTTCGTTGCAGGAGGTTCGGGAGCAGCGCCGTGCGTTAGTGGAGGAAGCTACATCCTTTATTGGCAACAACATGAATCCCGCTAGGGCAGGGGAGTTTATTGTCCGTAACGAGTTTCTTGATGGTGTATCTGCTAGATGGTCATACAATAATTCATCAGAAAGTTATAGTGCGGATGATTATTATTTTAAAGTAAGAGATCTTGATTTCAAGGAGCGGGAGTTCTCATGGAGACAAAAATCCAAGGAAATAGATCAGAATCTTAAGCTTAGGGAGATAATGACTAAAGAAGGTGGTAACAGCCCCGGCGCTTCTTCGGGTGTTATGATTGAGCTAGAAAAAGTTCAGCCTAATGTCACTCCTGAAAATATATTTGACAATCAGTATATTCAGAATGAAAATAATATATCAACAGGAGAGAAGGATTTAATATCGTCTTTAAATCCTGTTGATTTACGAGGTATAGAGAACGATATACAAAACAATCCCTCTATATATCCAGATGGTGTTAATAGTGAGAATATTATGGCATGGATTACCAATAACGGTGGTGGGTCTAGTTCTGTGTTATCATCACCAGAAATGGTAGGTAGGTATGAGGCCCTTATGGCGGCGAATGATAATAGGAAGAAATATAGTAAGATAATGGATGAGGAGGTTGATTATCTTACGAATGCTTTTGATGTCGCTACGAAGAATATCCTTAATGATGCTATCAAAGATCAAGACTATGTTACTGGTGGTATTGATACATATACCGATAATGGTATGGTTAACGCAAGGGATGTTGGTAAGAATGGAGCGGTTATTGGAGGAAGGGAGTATTCTCCGGAAGACGCTTTGAAAGTTTCTTCTATAGTTGGATTGATAAGCGAAAACATCAACTACACGGATAGGTCTATAGCTAATATGGAGTTGATGAGATCTTATATAAATCTGTTAAATAGATATTCGGGAGAAAATTTCACTTTGGATGATATAGATAATATAGCCAAAACTTATAGTCGTGTAGATAATCCAATAATGAATAGTGATGATGCCAATATGACTAATAGGGATAAAATGATCAAGATCATAGGTAAGAATATGTCTAGAGCTGATGGCCCTACGCTTAGAAGGGAATGGTCTTCTTCCAATGTAGGTCGTAATATAGCTAAGGCTGTTCAGGATTCTAAAACAGTCTATGAAAGAAGATATGATGAGTTTGCTCCAAGATCATGGTCATTTTCCAATTCTACCAACGCTTCTAAAGAGGATAGGCGTATGCATGCTAAATTAGAGAGTCTGCTTTTGGCGAGAGCCGGTTTCTTGAATAAAGATAAAGATAGTAGACTTAATAATTATATATTGTATGCTCGTCCTACAGATAATCCTAATACATTTGATTTGGTAGCTATGGCTGGTGGAAAGAATATCGCTACGGTTCAAGTTACTAAAGAAGAATTAGATAGTATGGGGTATAGTTTGTATGAAAGGGAAAGAAATGTGAGATCGGAAGATTACGAATCCAAGATCATTCCTGTGTCTTTTTCTGCTACAACCAATAGACCTTACCAGAAATGGGCGCAGGCTAATTCGCTTGGTGCTTTCGCTACTGTCGAGAATGCGGCGGAGGAGGCTTCTAGGATGGTTGATAAGTATGATATTCAAAGTAATGATCTAGCTACATCTGAGCTTAATAAGAGGGCTATTAGGATAATTAATACGGTTTTGAGGAATTACAAGTCGTATGATGTCAAAGCTAAGGGATTCCCCGGAGGGGTTGAAGTTGGTATTTATTTCCATGGTCAAGCAAAGACTGGGACACCGCTTAAGGTATTAGAGTATAATACTGATTATGCTGATAATATCATGAAAATCATAAATATGTGTCCTCAGATGTATCTTACTCAAGCTGTGGTTGAGGCTATTAATAAGGATGTTATTGTAAAGGGTAGGGATATTAATGAACAGCATTCTGACCTTAGCAATCTTCTTTCGGTGTTGGATAAAGAGACCATAGATAAAATAGATGGTAAAAATGAACAGCAATAATAATAATGATATGGGGAATGTGATGAGGGATCAGGGATATTATGTTCCGACTCCATCCATTCCATCCCCTATGCTTTCTGGGGACAATATTTCTTCTATCCCTATTCCTGTCGGGATGAGTAGTTCATCGGATATGGATAATGATGTTTTATCCAGGGAAGGAAATAGAAGCATACCGTCATTGGTTGAGGGTATAAAAAAATCTGTAGAGACATCTTATCATGATGACGTAAGAGCCAGAAACTCGCTTTTCCAGATGATAAATGAGGTAGGTATACCTAAGGGTAATTATGATATAACTGGGAGCAAGATCAATCTTCGTGATTCAAGATATAGGTTATCAACAGGTGAGTGGATCCCTAAATATGAGAATTATATCAATAATATAGATAATGATGATCGTCTATCGAGAAGTCAAAGTGGTTGGGAGAAAACTTATAGAGGATTAGGTAAGTTTATTTATAAGTCTGCTTTGTATGGAATAGGTGGAGTAGGTCAGTCTGTTTATGGATTAAAGGAGCTTGTTACAAAAGGGACGTTATCAGCTATGTATGATAACAGTTTTGCCAGATGGTTGGATGATATGGATAAGCGTGGTGATTATACGCTTAATCATTATTACAGTAAGGAGGATCGAGATGCCGGATTTCTTAAAAGTATGTTTACAACCAATTTCTGGACAAATGATCTTTTGTCAGGGGCTGCATTTACGGCTGGTGCTATCTTGTCGTCTTATGCTTTCGCTGGTGCTGGTCTTATGAATGCTGCCCGTATGGGGGCTAGGGTAGGAGCGACTGTCGCTAGATTAGGTAGGGCCGCTTCCGCCACGAAGAGTGGGTTTAACTCCATGCTGAGGGCTGCCCGCGTAGGACGAGGCATAGGTAAGGGGTTGGACAACCTGACCTTTATTGGTACGTCAACACTTTGGGAGGCTTCGGTAGAATCAAGAAGCGGGTTGATGGAATCTGAGGAAAACTTCAAGCAGGCTTACAGAAATGCCTATGGTAGAGAAGCCTCGTATGAGGAGCTTATGAGGTTCAGAAATGACAACGTCGATGCCGCCAATACTATATTTGCCGCTAATATCGGTATTCTTACATTGTCTAACATAGCTATGTTCGGTGATATGTTCGGCATGGATCTTGGCGTGGATAAGTTCATAAAACGCAATATATTTGGCGTAGGCGCCGAGAGGATGGATAACGGGACATTGAGGGCCATAACGCCTAAGAAATGGCAGAAAATAGCCGGGAATACGTTCAATATTATCAAGCGCCCAGTGTCAGAAGGTCTTTATGAGGAAGGTCTTCAGGGAGTGGCTAGCAAGTCCGCCGAGGATTGGGTAGAATCAAGATACAATCCTATGGCCATCCGTCAGAACATAGGCTATATGGAGGCTATAAAGAACGGATTCAAGGAGACTTATGGATCCAGTCAGGGCTGGAAGGAGATCGGCATCGGTATGATTATCGGATCGGTTATGGGTGGAAAGACCATTGGAGGTATAAGGGAATGGAGCCAAGACATGTCCCGGAACAAGGGGATGGTGGAGGCCTACAACGCCAATGCCGGCGCCTTGACCACCGCCGCTGTCCGTGCTATTCGTGGCAGTATGGCTCTTAACGCTCAATTATCTGGTGTAGACACATCGTACGAGAGTGATGGTAGGATCATAAATAAGGATTTCAGTGACGCCGTATTCAATCGTCTTCGTTATGATTCGGAGATGGGGATGCTGGATGATACGAAGGAGAATTTCAGGACGGTAGTCGAATCTATACCTAATAGCGATATAGCGTCCGATATGAATATGACGGATGAGCAGGTCAATGAGTATAAAGCCGATCTTGTCAACGAGTTTAATAAGAAGGTGGATAATTTCATTATGGCCAACAGATTCGCCGACTCCCTTACCGATGGTATATCCAATAGGTCGTTTAACGCCTATATCTCCAATATGGCTTATAATGGCCTTGAGGCGAAGGATAATTTGAACGATATTGCCAATCAGTTAAGAAGGATATACAATACGGATATAGGCCCCGCTCTTGATATATATTCTCGTCTTAATCCTGATTCGAGCAGGGATCTTGAAGAACTCAGGAAGCTTACGGATGATATACAGAGGATGGAGAAGAATATCTTGAGGCTTCAACAAAGTGTCGCGTCGAAGGACGCTCTTGAATCTGATAAGGCTAAGTTGGTCAAGGAGAATGATAGGCTTCTTAAATTAACAGAGGATAGGATCGCATTGGAGAGGAAATTAACTACGTTAATTAACTCAGAGGCTGATATATCTAAGTTGTTCTTAAATAGAAATGATTCAAGGATCAGTGCCGCTGATCTTATGGCGGCTTATGATACTATAGCTGATTTTGAGAACGTCGTATCTATCCGTGGGGTTGATAATTATAAGGAGGCTATGGCATTGCTTAGTGAGTATCGTCATAATCTTGTGGCTTATAAGAATATAAACGAGTCTCTTCGTCGTATGCGTGACAGAAGATTCATCCGGGCGCAGGAGCGCGGGTTCATGAAGATATTATCGAACGTATGGGGTAAGACTTATGAGGAGGATGATAGCAAGTATGATTTCAGGAATACTGATAATCCTGATGCCAATGATCTTTACGCCAACGACCAAGCTATAGACAAGGCTTACCAAGATGGTCTTATAGGGGAGGATGAGGCATTTATGTTCAAGACATATAATCATATGATAGCCAGATCTATGGAGAACGAGATTAAGACCGATGAAGGTAATATAGTCGAGAGGGTTCCTGATGATGAGGATATCATAAATCCTTCTGACGATAGAATCAATAATATAGCTATAAAGATATGGAACGGTAATGAGGATGTCTTATCTCCTAGGGAGAGACAGATATATGATAATAACAAGCCTCGTGTCGATAGTCTAGTTAACGGGTTTGGGGATAATCCTATTTCAAGGATCAATAAGGCTAGATCGATAATAGATAGATTGAAGATCCATGATAATATTTATGATAATATCAAGGACGCTGTTGATGATATTGTAGATATGAATATCAATGGTCTTGATCAGGATCAGATCAAAGAAGCTATAAAGACTTATAATGATCTTATGAATGAGGCTGACAATGGCAATGAGATTGATCAGGATAAGCTTAATGAGGCTATTGATATTATCAATAATTATTCCGATGGGCCTCTTCTTCAATTCGTGGAATGGATGAGGTTGTATGATAACGGAAGTATAGCTGTCAAGGATTACGATAAATCCATACCTATGGGTGATGTCCTCACAGAGAGCGAACCCGGGACATCCACCGGCAGGACGGAAGTTAACGCCGCCCAGAATCCGGTGGTGTTGATGGCCCAGAAGAGAGAGATCGGTGGGGTTATGTATTATGAAGTTGGCGGAATGAGACTTGACAGGTTTATGGACAGTCTTGGGCTTAAAAGATCTGATGCCACTGATACTGATAATGGAAGGGTGATGGATTTCACCAACGGAACCGACATATTTACTGTTATAGAGTCAGATAACCACTCAAGATGGATGATTAGCGAGGATGACGCTCAGGCTTTCGAGAACGCTACCGGTGTCATATTGGGGCGGCAGACCGCCTTATCGACCTCCAACTGGTTCATGGTGTATCGCAAGGGGCAGGATGGATCTATTGTCCCTTATTATACGGGTGATACGTTTGGATCTAACAACGAGTCGGTGAATCAGGAAGCAGCGGCTAGCCTTCGCAAGGGTGATATGGTAAGGTTTAAGATGGATATGTCAGATCCATACACCAAGGGACTGTATGATAAATACAATAGTCTTAACGCCGTTGATCCTAATTCTGATGAGACTAAGTCGGCTTACAGAGAGCTGGTTGATAATATGGTTATTAAGATCGTGGATAGCGATGGCAATTTCGTCTCGGTGCTAAAAGCCAATGATCCAGACTCAAAAGGGAGTAACGCTGATTTAAGGAGTATGGCCTTTGAGTTATATAGGGATAATATAGGATCTGTTACTGGCGAGATTGATATACCGTTCGTAGGTACAGTTACCAGTGTTTTGCCGGGAAGACCTAATTTTAGCATAAGTGATGATAATGGTACGTTGATGGTATCCGAGAATGATTTTACCAACGAGACGGTTGGTAAAGTCGAGAGCGTAGGATATATAGAGAATGGGGAGGTTACGATGAGGGATGATATTAAGTATAATATATTCCCGTTCTGTACGGCTATCGTCAGGGACAAGTATGGTGATTATAAAAATTCACGTATTCCGGTCGTAGCTATAAAGACAGGAAATGGAAGAAATTACCTGTACCCCGTAAGATTGAAAAATCAGGATATATCGTCATTTTCATCCATGATCGAATCGATGGCTGATAGGATTACGGAGGGTCTAGGCGGAGGCGTAAGTATTGATGATATAATGGATCTTAATAACGCTATAGCCAGATCCGGGTTGGATAATAAGACATATATGATTCCGCTGGCGGGAGATGTGGATGTTATCAAAGGCCGGCTTGAAGCTGTCAAGGAAGCGGTTAGCAGGATGCCTATGACCGCTGATGTAAGAGGATGGATAGGTGATTCCAGAACTAAGGAGGATATTTTGATGAATGACGTTACGATCAACATTGATCTTAATAACGATCCTTTCATAGCTCCTAAGTTCAGGATGAGTATTAGGAGGGATGAGACGTTCTTCGAGGATACGGAGACCCCGTTCGTCAACCCGTCCAGCTCCCAATCGGGTTCCGCTTCGCCTACGAAGGCGGCCGAGGACAAGTCTTTGGTTTCCGACGGCAACGTAGTATCTGGAGAAAATGAGGCGGAAAATCCTTGCTAAATTAAATATCTTGACTTATCTTCGCAGCGTCAGTCCATCACCTGACGAGTAAGATATTTAAAAGTTGGTCCCTGTCGGGTGTGTGATGGCCCCGGTGGGGACTCTTTATATTATGCAATTAGATTCTTTTTTACATCGGAAGATCATGCAAGACCTACGCATCCAGCGAGTAAAGGTCTTGATGATGCTATACACCAGTAACTATTTTGTCAAGGTCAGACAAAAGCAGTTGCTTGATCATACATACTCATTAAGCAGGGATCAGGCTTTTGATTATATGACTGAGTTCAATAAAAGACTTAGTGATAAGGTTGGTATAAAATGTACGATGGATATCCTTTTACCTACCGATGATGATAATGCTAACATCATAATCGAGCACAATGGTATTATCAAGAAGTTGATGAAGGAAGCCGAGAAGCTGGAACTTGATACTGATGCTATCAAAGCCATGATGCGTGATCTTCTTAACGAGTTGAAGGATGATATTGATCTTAATATCCTGATATTTGACGTAAGCCAGTTGCTTATAAAATACAATTTATTTAGGTTGGATGCCATAACCGAGCAGGAGTTCAAGAACTCTTTTGTCAGGATGGATAGTAGGAATATGGAGATAAAGAAACTAACTTTATCTGATATCAAGAAGGTGGTGGAGATGATAGAGGATAGGTATAGCTACGCTTTATATATGACAGAGGAATATGGCTGATTACATTTTTTGTAAAAATATCTCTTGTTTGTTTGTAGTTTCAAAATAAGGTCTTATATTTGCGGTGTCTATCCGTTGCTAGACCAGAAGAAGATATTAATATCGCTTAGGCGTAGGCGATAAATGAGAGCTATCAGTGGGGTAACGGACGCTGGTGGCTCTCGTTGTTTTATATTATGGATGATAATTTAAAATTATTTGAGAATCCTGATTTTGGGGATGTGAGAGTATTGTTGGATGAGAAACATGAACCATGGTTTGTCGGTAATGATGTAGCTAAATGTTTAGGGTATGCAGATCCTAGGGATGCTGTAAGAAGGTTGGTAGATGACGAGGATTGTAAAATGCTGAGATTGTCAGAAGATAGGGAGGCCTACGATTCCACCCCTATTCACAATCAATATGTTAGCCAGATAAAGATTATTAATGAGTCTGGTATGTATACTTTAATTATGTCATCTAAGAAGGAGTTTGCTAAGAAATTCAAAAGATGGGTAACATCGGAGGTTCTTCCTTCTATTAGAAAAACAGGTTCCTATTCTATGCCATCTAACAATATGCCATCAAAGAATGAACTTCCATCTGATTATATAGAGGCATTAGAGGCTTTGCTTAAATCGGAAAAGGAGAAGCGTGCGTTAGCTGAGGCGAAGAAAGCGGCAGAGGAAGCCAAAAGGATATCCGATAATATCATTAAAGAACAGGCTCCTATGGTTGAGTTTGCTAAGACAGCCGAAATAGCCCAAGAGACAGATATGTTGATCAGAGAGGTTCGGGAAAAGCTAGAGGCTCATGGATATGATATAGCGGAGAAGAATCTTCGAATATTGCTTGAGGATAAGAAGTTCTTCGCTAAGACAGGTAAGAGGTGGTTGCTTTCCCAAAGGATGATAGACAGCGGTTATGCTCGTTACAGATATCGTAATGATGACGAGTTCTACGGCACTAATACTGTCTATGTGACTCCTAAGGGATTTCAGTGGATTGTGTCTAAGATATCTAAAGAATGGATGCCTAGGTTCTTGGAATTGAAAGGCAGGGTTCTGAGTAGATCAGATAAAGATATTTTCGCTAAACGATAAACTCCATTTTTTATAATTTAGGATTGAGCTTTTGCCTGTTCGTGAGGATCGGCAAAAAGATTTGCACTTTTCGGAGAAACATAAGGTTTGTTATTATGTTGTTATTTTGGTGTCCCGTCCGCTCGTGAGAGTAGGCGGGATTTTCTATCTTTGTGTCAAAACGATTTAGTAATGGGACGATCTTGTTATGTTATAAAAAATAAGGAGGGTGGGATAGATAATGTCCTTGCCCCGAACGACCAACCATCCGGATTATACCAAAGGGCGATGGAGGTGCTGGGCGACCAGAAGCAGGCCTTATCGGTCTGGGGTACGGCCTACTCCCCCGACTTCGTGTCCTTCTTTGGCGACTGGATGTCCATGCCATCAGAATATGATCTGGATAGTAATGGGGAACCTAGGTATGATGATGTCATGTCCTTTATCAAGCGGAAGAACTATTTCGCCGGCAATTTCATGGCCGATGAGGTTAAGGATATCAATAACACCCTTACTTCCTTGGGCGTTGATAATATCAATGATCTTAATGATATGATCGTATCTAACTTCCTTTCCGGCGGTGATATATTCCTCAATAGGTACAATCTTGAGCGATCTGGGATGTATGACGCCGATGAGATTGATAATATCATGACCAACCGATCGGCGTATGATCGGGTAAGGGATATGATGAGGAGGATTGTCGATTTTATGTCTGACGGGGATCTTAATGAGAAGGATATGTATTTCCTGTCCTCCGAGTCAGGCCTTGGTGATGATTATATGATATATGAGGATACATATGACTCGTTAGGAAAGAGAAGGGGCTTGAATCCAATAGAGGTAAGGGATACGATCATGAGGGCGGTAGGCGGTATCAGCGACCGCCGGGAGTTCGATCAGGCTTTCGCCTCCATCCCATACCCTTCCTTGGCACTCCGGTATCAGGAGGATCAGGATTACGCAGATCGGATGTATGACACGTATCGTAATATGACCCGTATGGAGGTTCGGAGTCAGGACGGAAATACGATTACCGACTCGTACTTCAATAGTACCACACCGTATATCAGTATGCCTAAGGATATGAAGGGTCTAAGGGATAAGGTTGGGGAGATAATCGATATGGATGATTTTAAGGACATCAAGGACGTTGCCGGACGTCTGCATGACATAGCCATGGATCTTGCCGACATGGGTGTGGATATAAGCGAGGCGATCAGCGATGAGATGATTATATCCAGACCGGAGGATATCCGTGATCTTATGGCGTCGCTGGACGTCATGTTGTCTTCCATACAGGCCGGCAATTCGGTATACGATAGCTTTATCTCCGATCTTGATAGGATAACAGGAAAAGGGAATCCGATATACGAGGTTCAGGATACTTATTCTACTGGGGATAGGATGGTGTATGTAAGATCCGGGAATACATCCCCTTCCGATATGTATGATAGGAGCATGTTGTATATGGGTAGGAATACGTACCATAACACGGCTCCGATAACCGACACCGATCAGGCTTATGAGATGTTGGCCAATATCGGGATAGAGCGACCCTCGTACTTGTCGGCTGGCGTGGTCCCCGCCGGGGCTTCCCGTTCCGATATTGGCGTGGTCAAGGATAACATAAAGAAGCTAGTTATGTCCAACATCTCATCCTCGAATACCGAGAACATGATCCTTACCAGATTAATATACCAACATCCCGTGACTCCTGAGATGGATGATGTTGATATTGATCGGGAGTTCAGGAGATACGAGGCTAGGCAGGGAAAGGATCGGGATTTTATCAAATCCTGTACCTCGTTGAGGAAGATCCAGATTAAGGAAAGGTTAAAAAAATCGGATTTATATAATAATGTCTTACGTTTCCTTGATTTTAATGGATTTTATAATGTATCTTTGAACCACCATGACAGAAGTACGTTAAAAAGCATGGAGATGTCGTTGCCGGAAGGTCAGGTAAGGGATTTTCTGTTTGACGTGGCTATCGAGTCCGGTGACAGTAGCATGAGAAACCTTTTCTATCTGGATAGTCAGGATAGGATGATGGATGCCGGGTTTTACAGGTATCTGTACCAAAGGAATCCGGGCCTGCTCCGGGAGGTCAACGGCGGCGTCGAGGTGAGACCGGACGGTTCGTTCTTGGCTCGTGAGAGGTATGATGATTTCGTGTCATTCCAATCCGGCTTATATGAGAAGGTAGGTGAGACGGTTGATGGTGCGATATACAGGTTCGTTGATAATCTTATATACTCCGATCCATCATCATATCAAGAAAATATGGTACGAAGGATGGGTGATGTTACGGCAAGGAGTGACGATAACCGCCTGTCAAGGATAGAGGATAATCCCTCATCCAGCAAGATAGTTAATGAATACACTGCTAATACAAATAAGTTGATGCGAGATTTTTCGTGTAGTTAATCTCTCTTTGACGTCGTGAGACGTTTTCTTTCGAGCATTGAAACATTGAATTTATAGATTTGCATGAATCCGGGCCGTAGTGATACGTTCCGGATTTTTTGTCTTGTACCGGTTCTTATTAATACCAATTGCATGACATGACGTGCTTTGATGATGACATATATCACGATCCTAGGATTATTAATTTTTGAACTTTGTAACGCCCACTATCAGGTGGGGTTATTATTAATTCAAAAATAAATAGACATGGGTACAAGTGGAGACAAAATCGTGCTGTTAGACGGCATGGGTTCCGGGAGCGGTAGCGCCGCTAATGGTTTATTATCTATGATTCCGGGTATGTTTACCAGCCTTTTGGGTGGTAATAAGATGGATCCGAATTTAGTCGCTGCGTTGATGAACGGTCGTAACAACCAAGACCAGTTCGGAGGGGCTAACGGTTGGTGGTTGTGGATCATCGTCCTGTTCTGGTTATGGGGCGGCCGTGGCTTTGGCAATGGTTTTGGTAACGGTGGTGAGAATTGCGCTAATGGTCTTCCCGCTCAATTGAATAACGACTATGGTCGTGAGTTGCTGATGCAGGCCATCCAAGGTAACAGAAGCGCTATCGAGCAGATCGCTAACGCCTTGAACTGTACTACCACTCAATTGCAAAGCGCTATCTGTAACGTACAAGGCGCTATCGATAAGGTAGCTGGTCAGGTAGGTATGACCTCTCAGGCTGTTATTAACGCCGTACAGCAACAAGGTTGTGAGATCGGTAATCAAATTAGCTCTTGCTGCTGCAATTTGAGTTCTTTGATCAACCAAAGCACGTGCGCTACTCAAAATATGATAACGCAGCAAGGCTTTGACAATCAATTACGGACGTTAGAGCAAACCAATGTTCTTCAGAGTAACATCAACCAAGGATTGACAAACAATCGTGAGCAGGCTACTACGCAGTTCAATATCTTGAGCGCTAAGATTGATGCTCAAACAACCTTGATTAATGATAAATTCTGTCAATTGGAAATGCGTGAGATGCAGAATACGATCAATCAGTTGCGTGATGAAAGGTCGGCTTACCAAGCCTCCGCGTTGACTCAGCAACAGACTCAGAATTTGATCAACCAGTTGAGACCTACCCCTGTGCCGGCTTATCCTTCATGCTCTCCTTACCAGACTTATGGATGGGGTCAAGCATTTTATGGAGGTAATTACGGATGTGGGTGCAACAATGGATGCTGCAACAACGGAAACGCTGCTATTTAACTCTATAAAGGAAGGAGGCTATTATGGCTTGTGTTTCTAAAATAGGGTCTCTTTATGAGTTGGTCACGAAGAACGTGGTAGTGACTACTACCAACACCATCTTCGGCATCAACCCAAGGATATGGCTGTCCTTGCCATGCGAGGGCCTTCTGCTGCTGAAAATCCGGCAGGTGGTTCCGACAACAGGCGAGACATTGCCAGTGCAGATAGCTATTCCAGCGAACAGCACCGTATCCACGGTAGGTGATGACACATGCTGCCCGGTAACCGGCGTGGCTGTGGTGAATCCGATCAACGTGGCTGTGACCGGAGCGGCTATGGTTAACAACACCGAACGCCTTGTTTATTTCAACAAGGTAAGGGCTGTATTGAGGCTCATGGATTGCTGTGTGCCTACAACTTCCGCCTCGGCGTCGGAGACGACTGTTGATGAGGAATAGGTTAGATTGGATGTCTAATGGGAGGGTATTCCCTCCCGCTTAAAAATCGAGATATGTTTAGAGACTTAAAGAAAGGATTTCAAGTATATACGCTGGATACGTCCGATGTTCCGGTGTTCAGGATGGGGAATGTGGTTAACGTATCCGAGCCTAGGTTCCAGCAACCCCAGATGGGTCAGATGGGGCAATATCAGCAACTACAGGATAGGGTGATAGACCTTACCGTGGAGATAAACGGGTCTTCCATGACCTATGTCGTACCGGAGAGCAGGGATGTCGCTATGTCCAATAACATAACTTTGGCCTGCTCGGTCGATCCGATCATGAACCAGCTTAACGCCGCTAAGAGAACCAGCTCCGATATTCTCGATAGTATCGATAAGCATAGGAGGACGCTAGAGGCTTGTGATTCGATCCTTGAGGAAATCAATCCGGCTTTTAAGCAGACTAAGGATCAAGACCGGAAGATCAAGAATCTTGAGGAGAAAGTCGATAGGATGGGATCCTCTTTCGATGAGCTAAAAGAGTTGTTAATTAAAAAATTAGGTTAAGATGAGAGTTATAGATTTAGGCGGCGGTCACGAAGAGGACTACAATGACGAGATCTACGATCGTAGAGGCGGCCGTGGACGTAGCAGACGTTCGGATGGGACTTACATGGGTTATGGTGGTGGAATATACGACCACTATGGCAAGGAGCATGACGGCAGAATGGATGAGCTAGAACGCCGTGAGCGTGATCTTGAAAGACGCGAGAGGGAGCTGGAACGTGACGAGCGTGAGCTTGAGAAACGCGAGAGACTCCATGAACGTGAGGACGAGATGTATCGCAGGGGATGGTTCGGTGAGCGTGGCATCCGTGACGAGTTCGATGGTACCGAGCCGTATATGCGCAGGGGACGCAGGAGTCGTTACTACTGAGGAGCAGACGCCGATGACCCGGATTATAAGCGGTATATAGACACCCATGGATATCACTTTTCCAAGGAGCTGGCTAGGGAAGCCGCTGACAAGATGCTTAACGCCGACGGGTCCAAGAGAAGATGGACGATGGAGGACGCTAAGCAGATGTTCGATAAATGCGGGGCCAAGAAACCTGATAACGCCACTTGGGGAGATATCCAATACCTGTTCGCTATGTTCTATAGCGACTACTTTCCTAAGGTATTGGATTGCGACCAGAAAATAGTCAAGGCTGTCTTGGCTTATCTGGAAGACCCTGACGCCCCGGAAGGGACGGCGTTCGTAAGGTATCTGGCGGTGCGGTGCTTCGTCGGTGACACAATCAAATGGAGTGATATGATTTAGTTTGATACAACGTTGGAGAACCCTGTCGGCAATAGAATACCGATAGGGTTTCTTTTTGACCGTAGCCTTATTATGATTACATTTGTTCGAGGTAGATCTTTTGTTCATAGGAAGGGTGGGCGGGAATGAAAAAAGGCATCCTCACGGACACCCTTCCCCTTTGGTTGAAAATCACTTAAAACATTATGAGTTACTACACTGCAAATATAGATAAATAAACATAAATAGCAATGGCTAAAGGACATTATTGGATAGAGCCTGTGGATCAGACGTTAAACGATTTTCAGTTTTATAAGGCCCGTATCGTAGGCGATCCTGAATATGACGAGAAACATCATCGAGTTATATTGAGGACTGATAAGTATTTCCCCGTTGGGAGTATCTTTCATGTCCTTAATGATAAGGAGATGTTTGTTATTGAACGGAAATTCAAAATCTGGGGCAATAAATATGTCATAAGACCTTGTGAGGGTGAATGGGAATGGGAGTCTGTTCAGAAACTTAAAGACAAGGCTATTATATTCCGTGCCGGGTTCCTGCATGGGAACGGCAGCTTCTAACACCTGCCCGTATCTACCCCCCCCCCTCGATTTCTTGGTGTTTATGTATATAGTTATATTTGAGCAAAAAATAAGTTTGATATGGAAGATTTTCAAGGTAAATACAATGGCAAGCAGATAGATCAGCTTTTGGATAAGGCTAATGATATTGATCTTACCAAATATGCTCTTAAGACGGATAATGCCCCTACCGCCACGAAATTACAGGCGGCTAGGACCATAGCGCTGTCCGGGGCTGTTACCGGTAGTGTTTCATCGGACTTCGGAAGCAACGTAACTATCTCCACGACATTGGCTAATTTTGATGCCTCTAAGATCGCGTCCGGAACCATCAGTATAGATAGGTTGCCTAAGGCGGCTTTGGAGAGATTGATCGTGGTAGCTGACGATACGGCCAGATTTGCCCTTACCACCGCTACGGCTCAAAGTGGTGATACGGTAAAGGTAACGTCTACAGGTAAGATGTATCTGATAAAAGACGAGTCTAAATTAAGCAGTGAGGATGGATATGAGCCTTACACGGCCAGTCAGGCTTCCTCCGTGCCTTGGTCCGGGGTTACGGGCAAACCAAGTACCTTCACCCCTCCCACGTCCTCCGCTACCGTTCTTGGCGGTATTAAGGTAGGATATACGACTTCCGGGAAGAACTATAAGGTGCAACTGGATTCGTCCGGCAACGCTTACGTCAATGTCCCATGGACAGATAATAATACCACGTACAATCAAGCCACGAGCGATAAGTTGGGTCTTGTTAAGATCGGATACTCTGCAACTGGGAAGAACTATCCCGTTGTTCTTGACGGTAGTGGTAAGATGTATGTGAATGTTCCGTGGACGGACACCAACACCACATATTCCAATATGGGGGCGGCTACTTCCTCTGCCGCAGGAAAGGCCGGTTTGGTCCCTGCTCCTGCCGCCGGAGCGCAAGGTAAGTATCTTCGTGGTGATGGAACGTGGCAGACACCTCCTAACACTACATATAGCAACATGGGCGGAGCGACGTCCTCAGCCGCAGGATCGGCGGGATTGGTACCAGCGCCGGCTGCCGGCAAGCAAGCGTCGTTTTTGCGTGGTGATGGCACATGGGTGGTTCCGACAAATACCACATACGCTAAGGCTAATACCACGACCTTAGGATTGGTGATGATCGGATATGCGGAGAATGGCAAGAATTATCCGGTGGAGCTGGATGGTAGTGGGAAGATGTTCGTCAACGTGCCTTGGACGGATACTAATACAACGTATGGTGTTGTGGGAGCTAATGGATCAACAGGTCTTGTAAAGAACGGAAGTACCGTGACAAGCGCTTCTGGCTATATCGCCTGTCCTATTGTCAGTGGTGTCCCTTATTATAAAGACACTAATACCACTTACGCCAATATGAAGGCAGCTACGGCTTCCGCCGCCGGTGCTGCGGGATTGGTTCCGGCTCCCGCTGCGGGCAAACAGACATCCTTCCTTCGTGGCGATGGTACATGGGTCGTACCTACCAATACCACATACGGATTGGCCTCTACTACAGCCAACGGCTTATTGAGACAGCTTAATGGTAGCACCTCTAATTTTATGCGTGGAGATGGTACATGGGCTACCCCTCCTAACACGACATATGCCGTAGCCAACGAGTCCACTAACGGTTTGATGGCGGCCGCCGATAAGAAGACCATGAATAGGCTTATAGGAGTTAATACGGTCACGACATTAGCTAACCTGCCTATTAGCAAGAGAAGTATCACGGCTACGTTATCAGCCGCTACCACCCTATCCGTGCAGTCAGGGATGCAGATAGGGGAGGAGCTGATGATCAGGTGCGTCCCGTCGGCGGCCTTCACGCAGGCTATACCCAACTCCGGGGATTATGTCAGCATGAGCGGAACTTCTATATCCACTACGGCCAACAAGCCTTTCGAGATAAATATCTGGTGTTACGCTTCAGGTAAGTATAGCATCGCCGTTAAAGAACAAGATTAAAGAACAGATTATGGCATATACATATATAAACAGGGAAATATATCCCAATCAATTAGTTCAGGACGATCCGCTTGATGATAATTACGCCAAGGGCTATAGTTATGATGATTACATTAACGGGAATCCCGCCCCATGGATAGAGCTTGGGGAGGAGCAATTGGCGTTCAAGGAGGCCAATCCTAAAGCTACGGTTAAGGAAATTATCGAGGCTAAATTGGATGACTCAAGGCTTCTTAATGAGGAGAAATCGGCTAAGTATGAGGAGATCAGGACTTATGAGAATAATAATCTTCATGAGTTTTTCTTGGATGACCAAAATATCTATATCCCTGAATATGATAGGAATAACGCTTTGTCTGATGGGGCTATAGCTGGTAAGATAACGATCATAGGTCTGGAGTTTGATATGACGGAAGGCAAGATCTTGATCGGGATGATGGATAAGTATGATAATGACCTGATGTCGGCGTTAGGAGTCAAACAGAGGGAAGTAAGCTTAGCCACTACCGTAGAGCAGGTGAGGGCTATTGACGCTCAGTCCGGCTATCCAGATAAGGTAAATATCACCATGACTTATGTCCGGCAACAGGCAAAGGAGAAAGATGCCTCCGATCCTCAGAAAGTGGCTGTCAGATTCTCCAGAATGGTGGTTAATAACAAGGCTATATCTTTATCCCCTAACGAGAAATTGGATGTTAAGGTCCTATTCCCTATATGGGGACAAGAGGGAGCGGAGTTCGGGTTGTCGGTGGATGCCGGATTCTGCCTCAGGGTGGTTAAGGACGATACGGATATCCTTTATGAGGTTATTCAACAACATACATTATCAAAGGAATGGGAACCCGGATTGGATACGGCTTCCTTATACAAGGTCATTGATAAGGAGCATGCCGGGACCATAGGGGATCCTATCCCGTATTTCCCTCCAATGGAGATATTCAAGGATAAGTATTATATCCAGAACGCTGATGTATATAAGTGTACTAGGGATAGCGGAACTCCTCTTAGTCATAATCTAAAGGACTTGATCGGGTTGTATGTTGAGGTTGTACAGGGCTAGTCGTATCTACCCCCCCTATATTTGGCTTGTGATATGATACAAGTTATTTTTGGCATAATAAAATGACATTTGTAAATATATTTAAGTATGGCATCACAAAAATTCGGTTTCGTAACCGTCGACCCAGTATCGGGATCAGGAGATCAGGCGGTTAATTTTTCCGGTGAGAAACACACCGGTCGTCTTCAACGCACTATCAACCTTACGGTCACCACGAACGGCGGGGCTAAGAAGGCGTTGGTAGTTAATCAGGCAGCGGCTGCTGAGGTGGTAAGATCAGACAGCCCTAACGCTTCCGTACAAAAGACAGGTGGTAATGTTACCATCACCGGTAAGTCTAACAGTACTAAACTTACGTTCGCGGTCACGCCGGCTGAGGAGAACGGGCTTACGTTACAGCTCCCGGCTGACTACACGGCGGCTGGAAAGACTACGGCTAACGGAGCGGTTATCGCCGACGATCCCGGAGCCGCTGGCGAGTTCGTTTGGAGCATCACGATCTCGGACGTACCGGCCAACGTCACGATCAAGGAACTGACAGCTACATTGAAAGTAACCGCCGCTGGTGGTCAGACAGCCAACGTGACGGTAACTCAAACCGCTGGGGACTCTACTATCGAGCTTGACAAGGAAACCATTAACTTGGATGTAAATGGTACTCAACAGACGGTTAACGTAACATCTAATGACAGCTGGACTTGGGCGCAAGCAGCGACTAGGACCGTATTGAGAATGATGGGACGATAATCAGTTTCTTTTCGCTTACTCAGACCCCGATCGACTTAAGCCGGTTGGGGTTCTCTTGTTTTATTATCTTTGTGAGTAGAAGATAACTAAAGGATATAATTATGAGTGATTTGAATGTTAATTGGAAGGACGGGGTAGGCGAGGTAACGGACCAGCCTCTGACCGTCAGTCCGGGGTCCGGGACCGGAAGCGCCCCCGTTTCCTTTGGCTCGGTGATGAACAACGGTCTTGATCGGACTCTTGAGCTGGAGATAACAACTCCAAAAGGTGTTAAGAAGACGCTCACGGTGAATCAGGAGGGATGCCGGCAGGCTTATATCACGAGCGACGGCAAACGATGGCTGACTAGCGACAATCGGGTGTATGGGGTTTTGAAAAGCGATGCTCCGTGCGAATGCATAGGTGATTGCCCTTGATATTTTGTTTTTACGAATTTTGTAATTACATTTGTGGCGCATGTCCATCACCATGCTTTTCGTCGCTAATTTATTATAAGGGATACCGGTCTGTGATGGGATCGGCATCCCTCTGTTTTTTAATATGGAGAAGATAAATGTTTTCGATGTTCAGGTTCCTGATGGGAGACAAATCCGTTGTATGTCGTATAATAAGGTTACTTATTTTGATCTTGACGATATATGTAAGTTATGTTTTGACTCATATGACCTACATGATGTGGCTGACACTAAGGTAATGAGTGAGTTCCTGCACCGTGAGGGTGGTCGTTATTGGACTACGATAGATGGCGTAAGGCAGTTGTATCGTAGGATTGAGTGCAAGATGTGTTTTGAGGTTATAGAAAAATTAAAAAAATTATGAGAGAGCAGGAATTTGATTTCGTGGTATATCCGTTGAAGTTGATTATCACGGTAGGATTGGATTACGAGACGTTATGTAACCGTTTCGAGAACATGGAGCCGGATCATAAGGGAGAATGGGGTGATAAGGATGATATGGATAAGGAAGCGTCTTTCGTGAATCTGGTAAGGGATAGGGACGATGATGGTAAATTCGCCATACTTTGGAATTTTTCAAGCGACGATGATATAATGATGAGAAATATATGTCATGAGTCGTTCCATATAGCCATGAGCGTGTGTCAGTTCTGTAATATGTCGCTTGGATTTAAGGTCGGGGAGGATGAACATGCGGCGTATATAGCCGGCTTCGCTGGTGATTGTGTTAGCGAGTTCATCAATAGTAAGAATACGGATTAAGCCATAAATTATATAAGGAACACAAGAATATCAGCCTCCGCTTATTTGTGGGGGCTTTTTGTTTATCTTTGTCAAAAACATGAAGTTATGTCGAGTTGCGTAATTAAAAGGAATAAGGAAGGTAAGATAACCCGTGTCTTGACCCCTTCCGGCGAGGTATCCACCTTGTTCGATAAGATAGCGGGTATAGCCGCCGTAAGTGACCTTAATAAGGCCGCTGAGGCTTATATGACTATTTATAACGATAAGTTCAGGTCTAAGTTCGGAGACTGGACGAGATCCGTGCCAAGAAATAAGGAGGCTGCCAGATCCATAAGCGCCAGACTTAGCGCCAGCGAGTGGGGGCAACTTATGTCAGCCAAGGTCCTGTCCGCCATAAGCGACATGGATGCCCCAGCGTTGGCCAGAAACCTTGGGAATAGCGACAGTGTCGTGGCTTATCTTACCTCCGGAGAGGTAGGTGATGTCAATGATATGGCTGTGGTAGATACATCCACGGTACAGGAGGTGGATCTGGATTCCATAAACGAGGATAATATTGGCGATACGATACTGAAAGAGGCGTCATGGGATGATATAAGGGCTATCAGGGAGAATATAGATATTAAGGAGACAGCCCGTATGTTATGGAAGGCCGTTGAAAGCGCTTTTACCGGGCAACGACCTAATATCAGGGTGAAGGGTGGAAATATAGATGGTGAGATCATATTTTCTGGTAATGTCTTGCCTTTAAATGATATCGAGAATTATACGCCTCCATTTTCAAGATTGGTATATGATTCCGGTGAGCCTCGCCTGTTCTTTAGATCGGATGATGGCAAGGTATATGATACTTACGCCAACGCCATAAAAGGCTCGTCCGGCGGGCGGGTCGAGGCCGGGTTCTTGGCCGGCAGTGTCGAGGAGGGCGACGTCCCGTCTGGTACGGCTGACATCTCCTTTGGCTCGTCCTCCATAACCCTTAACAACAGTGATTCGTTCATCCCGGTCCTTGGTATCAGCTCAGGCTCTAATATAAGCACTCGTGGAGGGTTTGTCAATTACCTTATCAAGAAAGGTCTGTTGAGCGGGGAGCGTATAAGGTTAGGGGATAGGTATTATCTTACCGGAGCCGGCAACTCTGATGGTCTTAAGATCTATAACGCTATGGACGCCTTGTCTAGACTAAGGAACAGGTTTGGTAGTATGTCTTCTGAGATGAACGTATTAGGCTCCATCGGTTTTGATACGGAGGTAAATAACGATCTTGATCTTATCACGACATCAGGGGAGAAGGTTACGGTAAGCAGATCGGAGATAAAGGGCATGTTAAGGCAAGGTAAGTTTGAGGAGCTTAATAATAAGTATGATGGGTTCATGGAGCTAGCCTTGTCGTTGATGATGGAGGATAACGCCTTGTACGGAAGTAATGTCCGTGGGGTTATTGAGAATGAGAAGGCGGAGGATCTTCAGAACAGGACTGATATCACCAACATCTTATCCACGTTAGGTATTCGGGTGATGGGTATGTCTGAGTATATGGATAAGTATAAGATGCGTAATGGTGTCGAGCCTTCGGCTAGGGCCTTATCCGATATGGCTAATGGGGTTATTGCCCTGGCTGAGGGAGCTACGGTAGAGGATCTTAATGAGGAGGTGGCTCACTTCTTGATCGATACTTATCGTAACCAACAGGAGATTGACGAGGTTCTGGACTCTGTTGTCGGCACGCCATTATGGAATCAATTTGCCGGTCGTTACTATGAGGTGTATGGGAAGGAATACCAAGGGGAGGAACTGGATCGGATGGTGAAGCGGGAGATCCTAGGTAAGACGTTGGCCCAGCGGTTCGTACCGGGCATGGAACAGGCGGTGGAGGATCTGGCCTCGTCCGAGGACGCCCAGCTCTCCTTGTTTGGCAGGATAATCCGGGCTATACGGAATTTCTTCTCTACTCAAAGATCAGACTTGAATAAGGTTCTTGATAGGATAAAGGAGTCGGCGTTAGCTGATGATCCAAGCGCATTTGACGTGCTTCTGTTAAAGGATAGCGACCATCTCATGTACTCATTATCGGATGTTGATGTGGCTAATAAGCTGATCAAGAACGGTAGGTCATTGGAAAGACTATATACCAGATTGCAGAGGATGAGGTCAAGCCAGAGTCAGAGGATCGGTGAGAGTATCTCCCTTCTACGTGATATAGGCGAGAAGGTAAGACAAGTCGGGGGTGAGCTAAATAAGAATAACAACCTATTATCCACCAAGAGCGTCATAGCGACCGCCAAGGCTGAGGTGGAGTATTTGGTCACTGTCGCCAGTAGCCTACGTAAGAGCGGAAAAGGATTGGATTATGAGACGATACAGGTTATCGATAACGTATATGGGGAGATAGTTCCTTTGATCAGGAACCTTCGTGGATTCGTCAATAATCAGGCGGCTGATTATTATGGCAGCAATAAGGTTGGCATGGTAGAGGATATGGATGATATATTACGTATGGCTGAGACATCCATGTCTGATATAAATGCTCTTCGAAGTGATCGTAATGAGGACTGGCTGGATGGACAGCTCAGGATGTTTAATATCCCGGAAAGATATTGGAATGGGATAAAGAAGTTGATAAATAACATCCATAAGGATATCAATGTCATGTCCCGGTTCTTTGGCACGCTGGAGCATAGTGGTAACGCTATTTTAGGTATGTTAGGCCAACGTCTAGCCAAGGCTCATAGTGAAGCCCATACCGAAGGTATATCTAATATCAATAAGATGACTAGGATGATGAAAGAGCGTGGATGGGGGATAAAGGATAATGAGGATCTTATACAGAAGATAAATGGGAAGAACTCGGATTACCTTGACTCGTCCCGTGATTTCGCCAAATACGATTTACTATACAGGACCGAGCAGGCTAAGGCTATTATCGATATATATGATCTTAAGAATGTTACGGGTAAGACCGAGAAACAACTTATCGATCTTCTTCTATCCGATAGAGGTCTTAAGGTGAAGACCCGTGACGACATAGTAGGATATGACGGGGATAAGCCTATTACGAAGGAGGTATATCATGTATTCAAACCTACCATCCAGAATTTTGATATCTCGAACATGACGTTCGAGGATCAGCAACGGTATCTGGATACGATAAATAAGTGGTTGGATGAGAACCGAGAGAAACCTATGGTGCAGGCTTATTACGATAAGATCGAGAAAGTTAATAAGAAGGTCGAGGAAAGACTGGGTCGTAGGGTATCGCAAGCTACGTCCGATTTCATGACCCGTATCCGCAGGAGCCGGTATGTGGCTATGGATAAGTTCGTGAGGAACGGGAAGGTCGATTGGAAGGCGTTTCAATCCGATCCTATAGCTTGGAGATCTTATCTGGATATTTTACGTGACAGGGCTATAGCTAAGAGCGAGTGGTACTCTGATGGTACGCCAAAGGAAGAGGGATCCGAGGCTCTGATGATGTCCGAGGAGATCAAGGCATGGGACGAGGCGTGGGCCGAGGAGTTCGGGAATACCAACGAGGGTCGTAAGGCTTCCGCCGAGTTCAAGGAGATACTTCGTGGAATAGAGCGGTCAGAGGGCGGTAAGGCGGCGTTCGAGTTCCTGCTAGCTGGCGGTCATCTTGGTTTCTCCAAGGATATGTGGGGATCCGAGGAGGGTGATTATTACGAGAATCTTGTTGATAAGATCACGGAGCAATCTGTATCATCATCAAGAATAGAGAAGGTAGAGGAGGCGATGGCGACAATAAACGAGATCAATGACCAGCTAAGGCCCTTGCTTATCCAGTACCGGGATAGCACGAGATACGGGGAATATGATTTCGATAGGTTACGTGGATCCGCCTCATTAAGAAAGATAAACGAGTTATATGATCGTCTGGCTGAGGCTAAGAGCGTCATTAATGCCGCCGCTTCCGCTGAGGCTATTGAGATGGATATGCCTGATACGGTGGAGAGTGGAGTCACGGATTCTTACCGTAACGCTTTAAGGGATGCCATGGCATACGACAAGGGTATGGATGAGATTAAATTCGCCAAGGAACATATGTCTGCCCGCTCCCGCAGCCAAGTGGAGCGGATGGCCTCCAAGCTATCCCGGAAGAACCCGTCATGGACAACCGTGGAGGTGGCGTTCTTTAGAAAGAAGTACGGTCCTGACTTCAACAATAAGCTGGCTAATGATATAGCTATGGGTAAGGCTAATAGTATACTTATCGAGTACGCCAGAACTCGGCTATATCCTTATATGAGAAAATACTCTCCCAAGGGATATTCTGATTTCGTCAGGAAGATAAATAACGGTACGTATAAGGTATCCGAGTTCTTTGATGCCATAGAAAATGGTATATCCGAGAAAGAGAGCGTATCCCGTTTCGGGTTCGATATTAATATGATTGATCTGACGATCAACAACCAGTGGCTTGATGAGGCCGATGCCGAGAGTTCTTTCCGTAATCCTAATTATAATCCCGATCTGGGTTATGGGTATCATACGCCTAGGTTCGATAAGTACAAGAACGAGGCTTTTTTCAAGAAATACGGTATTACCAACGAAGGGGAGGAAGCTACGATCAATAAGGATAAGTGGGAGATGAGGAAGGAGCTGCTTAACATAAGTCGTAAGGCTATGGAGGATTATGATGAGCGATTCCGGAACATCTACCAAATACCACAGATATCCAAGGGCGGCGTGGAGAGGATGGTGCAGGCCGGGGTTGACCCGAAGGCGGCTATCGGCAACGCCGTACGTGATATCGTTGGCGAGAGGGTGGATGACCCTATACATGGTCAGGGACAAGACCTAGGAGGGCTTGATGAGAACGATAACAAATATCGTATGATCCCCAAATACTATCTTAGTAAGTTGGAGAACGCCGATGACGTGTCCCATGACTTCGCCTACTCCTATTCCATGTTATCCTTACAAGCGACCTCTTACAAGTATAAGAGGGCGGCCTTGGATGATGTCATGGGATACAGGAACATGATGCTGGAGACGCAATACGACGGCGGTAAGAACCCGGAGGCCACTCACGCCTATAGGATGTTTCAGGACTGGGTTAACGCCAGCATCTACGATGTCAGGATAAATAATAAGCGGGCGGAATGGAATATAGGTAATTATAAGGTCGATCTTAATAAGCTGGCTCTTATGTTTACCAAATTCGTATCCAAATCCAACCTAGGCTTCTCCCCGTTCGTAGCGGCTACCGGCGCCCTTACCGGGCAGGCCAACTTCCTTTTGGAGGGTATGGTAGGGCAGTATATAAGCAAGGACTCCATGAAATACGCCTATGGGGAAGCCCAGAAGCAGTTAAGCACGTACGTGTCGGAGATCGGGGATATAAACCGCACCAACAAGCTATATGTCGTTGGAGAGGCTCTAGGCGTGTTTAATGTCCGTAACCGTGTACGATCGGCGGCGTACAACAAGATCTGGAGAACCTTATTCCGGGATCTGCCGTTTAAGATGATGGAGGTTCTTAACTCCCCGTTGGATCCGCAGGTCATTATCTCGGTCATGGATGATACCCGCCTATACGAAGGTCAGTTCTGGTCATACTCCAATTTCAAGGAGATGATGATGAAAGACAGAAATATGTCCGCTAACGAGGCTAAACGCGATTGGGAGCGTTTAAGGGATTATTCTATGTGGAACATGGTAGATGTCAAGGACGGAAAGATCGTGGCTAAGAACGAGGCTAACAAGGATATTATAGACCGATATATACCCACCTTGTCCAGTAGGGTAAGGAGTATGGTGCAGATCTGTGACGGCGCCTTGAACGAGCAGAACCGGGTGGGGGCTAGCCGGAACGCTATCCTTAATATGGTGCTGCCTCATCGTGGATGGTTTATATTGGCCGTACAGCGGGCGTATAAGAAAGCCGGTTTCAATTTCCAAACCAACCAGTTTGAGGAAGGATATATGAGAACGTTATGGAGACTGGCCGGTAATGTCTATGGATCGATGTCTGAGGGCAGGATGGGGGAGGCATATGACGTGCTTAAGGAAGAGTATGATAAGCTTACCCCCTACGAGCAGATCAATATCAAGAGATCGATTATCAATATGGCGGTATTCGCTACCATGATAGCCATAGGACGGGCGTTGATGGGATATAGGGAGGATAATGAGGATAGCTGGTTCGGACAGTTCATTACCTATATCGGGTTCAGGACGATCAATGAGATCGCTTCCCAGACATCCCCGTTCATGGAGCTTAACGCCATAGATATGCTGCAAGATCCGCTGGTTACCGCCCGAAAGTTAGGCGATCTCACCGATCCTCGAAACTGGGATCCGTTCGCTACCGTCCAGACCGGCGTGTATAAGGGAGAGAGCAAGCTATGGAGGCAGCTCATGAAGTTCTCGTTTGGTAAGCAATGGTATAATATCAAGACGGCTAGGGATATTAAGCAGACATCCGACTACTGGTTGATGACCAACGGCATGACGATGGGATTCTTCTTAGGAGGTAGGGATAAGGACGAGTCCGGTGAGGACGCTAATTGGTACTTTGACAGGGGAAGATAACTGATAGGTGATTATATACCATTTGGTGCAAGGTTGTATATAATTACCGATATTTATTATAAAGTTTTTACCCAAAATGGTAAAAACCTTACTGAGGGAAGATCAACAATTGTATGTATGATAACTGCGTTTTGCATTGAATGTTTGATAACAAGGAAAGAAAGATGAGCATAAATAAATAGTTATACTATTGATGCTTAATGTAATCCGAAAATGGATTTACATAATAATAGAAGGATAGGCGATTATCACCCTATCCTTCTACTGTTATCAGCCCTTATACTTATCCACAAAATCATCCACATCCATATACTCACACCCGAAGTTTTCCGCCGTCTTCTTATCGGAGTCGGAGAACTGCCCTTCTTTTCCGGAAGCGTCCCCGATCATCAAGATAGTATCGTATACGATCTTTTCTTCCTCATCTTCATCGTTATTCATGTATTCGATGAAATCCATATACTCTTTTATCATCCCTATATTTGGCTTCCTATTGGCATTGCGCTTATTATTGCTGTCACAGTAATAAGCGCTTACGGATATATCCGTGTAATCTTCCAAGGCGTTTGATATGTAATCGAATTTATACTCAAACATCTCTCTGTCTACGAATCCTTTTTCTATACCTCCTTGATTTGATATTATCAGTATATCATCAGGAGCGTAATTCTTGATAGCCTCAAACACGTCGAGTTTGATTTTCATATCCCATATACCTTTAGGGAATGTATTCCCTGATACCGTCTCAATCAGTGTCCCGTCTAAATCTGTTATTAACAATTTGCATTTTTTCATGATTAAAAATTTAAATAATATATAATTACCATAATTATTTATTTTTATTATCTTGCCTAAGGTAAATCTCTATGATTTATAAGAATTATACGCAAGTAATATATCCTCATTGTCTACCCAGCTCCCATTAAGGTTGCCGTTTGGATGAAAAATCATTTCAAACACCACATCATTGGCAATTTGTTTTTGCTCATACAGTTTTACGAGATTTGCGCTTTCGCTTACCATATCTATACCTTGATATTTATATACCTCTACATAGTAGTAGTATCCAAGTAATTGTTTTATAGGGGTAAATCTATTGTCTTTATCAATACACTTCCATATGTCATTCAGATATACTTTGTTATTCTTGAGATAAGCCATTTTATCATGATTTTTCATTGCCTGCTCATCATAGTCCATCGTCTCACGGAATATGACATTGTCAATATAGAGACTATTATAATAGTCAAGATAACGTATAATTCCATTCATGTCATTTATTCCCTCTTTTAGCAGTAAACAGCTCATGCGTGGACGGAGATTGTTGGCTTTAGCGAATATAGCTATACGGGCAATATCATCGTTGCTACAATATCCGTTCTCATATTGCATAATGTGTTTGTTTATCTCCTCGTCAAAATGAGCTTTACTGATATTGAGATGCTGGAAATGGTTATCCGTGATATGTTGCAGTATCGACTTACCCTCCACGATATCAAACAGGCCTGATCCGTTTGTAGTCAATGTTCTTTTCCTGTAGCCATATTTTTCGATAAGCCTCAGGATTGGCACGAGTCTTCTTGATTTTGTAGGCTCCCCTCCTGTGATTGATATCGAAGGATTAAGCGGTCTAAGCCTGTTAAGTATATCGTCAAGTCTGGACAGATACTCATCATCAGACGCTATCTTGCTTTTCTTATACATTTTCCCCTTGTTCTCGAACCTAAGCTGGGCAACACAGAATTTGCAATTGGCGTTGCAGTAATCGTCAGTAAAGATACTTAGGTTAACGTTCGAATACACCCTGCGCCTTTTCCCGTCAAAGTCAAAATCATTAAACGTATATTCGTCAACATTGAAGCATTCTTGCCTCTTCTCTCGTATATTTTGAAATTTCAATGCATTCATTTTATTATAATTTAGATTCATGTTTTGCCCTCTCTTCCAAATTATGTCCAAAACACTCGCCATCAGAAGCGTAACAACGCCATTCATCATACACGTCGTTTATCCTCAAAGGTGGAAGAGATTTGTCATTTTCAGCCCTGCCGTAGGAGTTAAATAGGTGGAAGCTTGATATGTCTATCATCTCTTGAGGTAGTTCGTCCTTAAGCGTATCTAGCTCCTTATCGGTATATCCTCTTACGTTTATGGCAAAATTCACATATGGTATAAACTCACAAGCCGAGATGATGTTCTTGAGATAATTGGCGAATTTAATGACAAACTTATGGTTGAATACCGTTTTAAGGTAGGTGTTGTAAGATAACTTCACGGTTATCCTCTTCTTGTTCCTTACCGCTATTTCGACGATCTTGTCGATATGCCTGTCGAGCATGAAGGCATTGGTGTCTATCACGACCTCTTCCACCTTTTCGAGCGTGGAGATATATTCCATGAATAAATAAAATTGCGGATGCGTGGTAGGCTCTCCTCCTTCTAGTTGCACGATATATGGTACATCCATATCTTTCATGATTTTATGGATAGTATCAAAGTTCATGAATGATTGCTTTTTGCTGTCTGATTTCATACAACAAAATGGGCAACATACATCACAATGGTTTGTGATATTTATGTATAACTTATTTCCACGTATCATTACCAATCTCCTCCATTTTTCTTATAATCTCCTTATATTTAAGGTTGTATATAATCACCATATCTTATAATAAATATTCCTCTATTTTTTTAGCCATGTCAATAAGCATTTCGCATTTAAGGTCGTTAAACTCCCTACAAAATCTCATTTCCTCCTCATGTTTTTCCTCTGGCGATCTGCTGTCGTTTATACTATAACATGGCGATGAATATACTGGGATAGGTTTCATGGCCTCTATAGCCAATTTAATAGCCTTTTCTTTGATATCGCTCATACCATTTTCTTTTTGCTCCCAGATCATGCCGCTATGAAGGCAATTAGGATCATTAGCATGATCTATTGAACAAATCCCTTTGTCGTAAAAACAACATCCCGTACAACTCTCTTCTTCTATCTCAGGGATAGCTATGTATTCTTTCCCTTTATATATTTTAACTTCTCCTCTTCTTATCTTATTCATCTTATCAGATTTTTGTATCCTACTTTCTTCATCTGCTCTTCGGTAGCTTTCTCCTTCGGGAACTTCCCGTGCCATTTACCGGGCACCACGACATCACGGCCGTCTGGGGAGGTAGCTAGCCTCCCGCATTCGCTGCACAGCCCCATACCCTTGTACGGCTGTAGTTCCTTGGCATAGTCGAATTTATCGACCATATACTCGTTTGTCAACATCCAGTAACTAGACGTAGCGGTATTATCAACGCAACCGCATTTAGCGCATACAAATAAGCTCATATTTCAGTATCGTTAAATATCGTTATCCTTATCATCGTCAACCCTCTCCACCTTAATCGTCCCCATATCGCCTGAAGGTAACGTCATGTCGCTATACACGTTATTCCAGTTCTCGTCAATAGCCAATTGATGCAGTATTGATCTATATATCTGGTAGGTATTTCCGATAAGTCTCTTTCTATTGATCATATCTTTACTACCTCCATCATACCCTATATGTTCATAGTCTTCGAGATCCGGGAACAGCCTTCTTCTTATAGCCATCGAGTTGTTTGCTATAAAGCTTCTTATCCCCAGCGACTCCGTCCTGTCCATATCATCTATCAAAGTTTCCGTGGTATGCTGAAGATCCATGTCTCCGGCTGCGTATCTGCTTATGTCTTCCACGCACCGGGATATCAGCATCAGTTGTTCCCTTGTTAGGGTTATTTTGTAAAGTTGCTTGTTGTTTATAACCATCTATTTGTTCTTTATATTAATTACTTCCATTTTATACTTCTCTGGGTACTCTAGACATGTGCATACTACTAAAATAGAATCATTCAACATGGTTGCTTTATTACCCCTATCATCTACATAAACAGTTTTAGGATAATAATCAACATCTTCTTCTTTTTTATCCTTACATCCTATCATGATAAGAGATAGGATAATAATACTTGCTTTAATCTTTGTCATAACAGCTCCATCCCATTCTTTTATATCACGTCTCCTTGTTTCATCTTGTCTATTTTATTAATCTCATTATCAATATAGCAAAGTTGGATATTATCCATACTATAGATATCCAGAATGTTATACTCAACATAAATCCTATATTCTTAGGTATAGGATCTATTCTTCTGAATGTTAAGATCATGTATATAAATGTCTTTATGTTCACAATTTACGATATTTTTCTATATAGTTAACTATTAAATCTTTAACTCCTTTTGGGACATCTACCAGTTTGAGATTACCTTGGAATATGTCCTTGCCGTACTCATCCATAATCTCCCCGAATGAAGGATTCATGACTCTTGTTGACATAGATATCGGTTGATCAGTGTCAAATTTGATAACGATCTTCTTTCCGCCGTTTATCGCCTTTTTAAAAGCCACGTAAAGCTTTCGACCTTTTATTATATCACAATTCCCTTTCAGGATATTAGACATATGTATGACATATTCTTTCTTCGCATCTCCGGGGTTGTCCATAAGCTTAAGATCTCCTCCAACATCTTTCCATTTCCTGAAGCACGGGAAACATAGACCGTGATTTGCCTTGGCGTGTCTAGGTATCATCCTGCTGCTGCCGGCTGGGATCGTATCGCCACAGCAGATACACGTCCTATCCTTGTTGGTGCGCATCGGCACATAGCTCTTTATCGGGTATTCTTTTCTTTTATACATCTTCTTCTGTTTTCAAAATTATCATCACCATACTCATAATTAGGACAAGCTTTGTTGCTTGGACGCCTTACGTATGTTGTTTGTTTCCTATTATGTTTCCTGTTAGGGTTTATATAATGGTCACACACCTGCCAAATAGAACAACATACCTTGCCATATCTTTTCGCCCACTCCTGATCATGTAGATGTATACAAGTGGCGCAAGTCGGATTCTTAAGCTTATCCTTGTTATCATCTATGATCTTATTAACCCGATCAAGAATAACGGACATATGCTCAGCATACATAACATCGAATACATCCGGCTTCGGAAGATATGTCATCGAGCTTATATCTATATCTATTTCCTTGGATTTGTCATAAACGGATTTGTATTTCCTTTTCATCAAATCCTTTAATTGATTTACCTTCTTATCGTAAGTCCCCATATTTCACTCAGTTTTCCATCCCTGTTCCCTTAATAAATTCACCATCATCTCCTTTATCTTAGGGCTAATGGCTTCGGTAAGTATATCAGCGGCCAAGTTAATAGAGAAGCTGGTCATCCTAGATTCTCCTATATACTTCTCGCTGGTAACTTCTTTCACGTAGTCATGAATATCCTTAATCATCTCGTTCTGAGATCTCAGGAGATCCAGTATCTCATCAATCTTATCATCCATTTTTCTCGAATATACCTGATAATAACCAGACAATCACCATCAAAAAGAAACACAACCCAAGCGCCTCATCCGGGTAATCATGCATAGCCTCTAAAATTCCCCTCATAACTTAACATCCATTTTGTTGATTATCTTATAAAATATATCTCTAGTCAGCTCAATATCGTAAGTAGCGTCATGGAGCTTATTCTCGTCGATCTCAATACCCATAGTCCTGGCTACGGTCATCAACTTAAAGTTCTCCATATCGTTTCTTACACCCATCAGGAACGGTGTCACCATAACATATACATCCATACAGTTAGGATAAAACCATGATCCGAAATACTTATCCCCACATTGGGTAAATAAAGCCCGTAGAAAGTTGTTGTCGAATCCTGCGTTGTTATACCCCACCAAATACATTTTATCCCTCTTGTCGAACTTATTCACGTATTTGGATAATATACCAACTAACTGCCTGTACCCTTCTTCCATAGGCTGATACGACTGCACTTGCTCCAAGGTAACACCAGCCACATCTAGCGCCTCTTGCTCTATCGTGGCGGCAGGGTTCGGGGCTAGGCGGATGTCGAACCTCTCGACCTCCTGCCCGTCGATATCCACGATCCCTCCTATTTGGTGTATCCCGTTTCTCCAGAACTTAACACCGGTTGTCTCTAAATCGAAAAATAGCAATTTGCTCATATCTATTGATTTTTTAAATGTTCCTTAATCTTCTCCAATGCCTCATAAGACAGATAGCTGTCTATAGTATTATCGCTATCTATTTCCAGCAACTCATTAAACAAGTCTTTAGCCAATGCTTTCCACTGCTCTCCCCAATCACGGAGATTCTCGACCTTTGACCGTATGTCTTCGAAATAAGAATCTACGTCTGATTTGATTGATTTTGAATAGTATTTAACATCCTCCTCATCCCCATCCATCATATAATCACATTGTGCCCTGATATCTTTTATATGACTGTCTATATCACTGCACATATAATCAACAGGTTTACGTATATTGAATATAGCTTCTGACGTAAGACCGGTTATATCTTGTATGTCTTTTAAATTACCCATGATTTAATCAATTAAATGCCAACCATCCACCTGCAAATCCCATCCCAAAAACGAATAAGATTATAGATGTAAATAATATCCAATCTTTTGCGCTTAGCTCATTATTATCTCTCTTTATTTTCTCAAGATAATCATATATAGCTGTATAAACAGCATGGTGAATATTCTCGTCTCTAGCCCTTACGATATTATCATATTCATTATATCCTAGATTATGGGTGGCGCTTTCGATCCTCGTATTCCCCGTAACTTTTTTGTTTACATCAAAATCGAAACTAAATACCATATCAGTGGTTAGAGCGCTGGCGATTTTGCTTTTTATCTCATCATTACTGAGATTAGCATCGTGCACTAATCGCTCATAGTCTTTATCGTCAAGAATTATCTGTTTTTTAATGTTCATATCCCTAATATTTCTGCTACATAAACAAATCCATAACATATATAATTATCAGCGTCATGCTCACCCCAATTCACATGCCATACGACGGCGCACGGGAAATATAATGGCATATCCTCAGCCATAGGATCCTCTTTGAAGTCATCAATGTTTATCTTCTCCCTCCACCTCCACAGGTCTTGGATATCGTTCAAAATTAATTTCTCCATAACTATGACGGATATTAGATGTTAGTAATTCTATAGCCAAGCCGATCATGGCTCCCGCTTCAGTAAGTTGATTCATTTGGGCGTACATTCTATGCTCTGCACTACGATAAGCCTCTCTACTACTTATGGTGTCTAGTAAATCATCTATAGCGTTTCTAAGAAGATCGGTCATCCCATGCCCTCCTATGCCTTTGAAATAATAAATATCACGACCAGCGTAAAACATGTCCTGATATCTTTTAGCTACATACTCTATCCCGGATAGATGGTATTTTTCGTTGTCTATCTCCACCTCTCCTTCTTCTATAGCTCTCAACAACTTCCAATCTATCTTTACATCAGCTTGACGATTTTTTACCTTTACATAGGCATATCCGCCATAATGAGAACCCAGCGTCCTCATTGTAAGTTCATTGACTTTTTGTTTGTCTCCATCCATAATAATCTGGTTTTTAATGTTGATACAAAAGTAAGATTTAAACAAAAATAAAAGCATGAATAATATAAAAATAATATTAATCATGCTTAAATATAAATATATCCCTTCTAGTTCTCACGGATATACGTATTCGTACTCATCTGGAGGGGATGTCTTGTATTCAACATCGCACTCCATATTGGTGTAATAGTTACCCCCTTTTCTGTATACTAACGCTACCCAACAGTCATATTTTTTGCTGTATCCTATAAGAGGGACATTGGCCATAGGCGGATTATCCTCAGTTTTGTACCTTATTCTTGTTACTTGCTTCATGTTCTCATGGATATAAATATTCATATTCTTCCGGTGGATATGTTTCAAATTCAGCATCATACTTCATGCAGGTGTAGTACTTATCCCCTCTCCTGTACATTACTTCCCACGGACAGCTATATTTTTTGTTGTATCCTAAAAGAGGAACCCCTTCTATAGGAGGCTTATCTTTCGTTTTGTACCTTAATTTTGTTATTTGCTTTATGCTCATATAATCTTATGTTTAAGTAATTCCATCATCATCGAAAACAATGTGTCTACAAGAAGTTTCTCGCTACTCCAATACATAGGAATCTCGTCTATGTCTCTATACGTTACAGACCATGCATGTTTTAGCTTAGGTGATTATATACCATTTTACACTAAAATTGTAAAATGATATATATCTATACGGAAATCCGTACCGGGTTCCACCAAAACCCTCTACCTTCTGGTAAGATACTTACATCGAAGGCTTCTTTTGCCGATTTTCTAATGATGTTAAATGCAGCGTTGATATCGGCGTTGATAATATTGCCGGAAGATGTCTTGAACAATCCTCGTTTGATACGTCTTCCGGCATATTCCTCATGCTTACAAATCTTCTCGTTATCCAAAAAACTACATTTTGATGTATAAGATTCTTCAACGATCTTAACATTGATCCCCTCAAGTGTAGCCTTATATGATATCATTGAGATAAACATATTAAAAGGAATAGATACAAAGTTCTGGTTGTTTCGTTTTCCGATATTGATCTCTTGTTTCCAGCATCTGTTATGACCGATTACGATCGTATTAATGCCATTGGAGACTACGTGATTAATCAGTACCCTACTAGCTTTATGCAGATAATCCTTGATCTTGTTATTCCTTTTGTTGGTTAACGACCTTATTCGCTTTGATACTTGTTTATTGCCTTTTAATCTTGATTTTAAATATGCTAGTCTTTTATTATAATACTGGTTGATAGATTTTAGAGGCTTACCGTTGATGATAAAGCAAGAGCCGTTGTTAGAGACACAAGATGAAAGATTATTAAGCCCTAGGTCAATACCAAGGTAATTACCGTTATCATACATAAGATCTTTCTCTTTCTTATTATACACAATCTCAAGCATAATATATCCATTCTTAGGGACGAACCTGAGTTGTTGAATATTTCGTTTGTTAGTTCTTGTAGTGAAGGAAAATTGTTTAGGTAACTTAATAATACCTTGCTTTATCCATTTCTGAGAAAAGGCTGTTGTTGGAAAAACAGCCATAAACATCCCGTCTTTATCAAGATACTTAGGTATTCTTACTTTCTCAGAATATTCACCTCTGTTTTTCTTGTTAAGAAGATTGAAGAAGGACTTGAAATTCTGATCAACCATCATAAGCACTTGTTGGGCTACTGGTGCTGGTAACGCCCTATAGTCTGGATCATTTTCTGTTCTTAACTTCTTTTCAAGAGAGTAGTAGTTGAGGTATTTGTATTTAACGGTATTATCATCCTTATATTGAAAGTAATGTTGTCTAACAACATACAATCCTTTGTTGTATAAGTTTTTACACTTATGCAACAGATCTTGAAGCTCATTGTAATATATTGAGCTTCGCTTGATTATATGTTGTTCGACCAATCTCATGACACAAATATATAAATTTTTATTTATATATAAAAATAATTCGGTATATTTGTGGTATAAAATTGTATATAATCACCTTAGCTTATAACATTCTAATGTACAACCCTCTATCTCATATGGGAGCAAATTCAGTAACGTCCCTACATCCCAAACAGGGTTGGATATATCCGGGGTAACGGCCTCGATCAGGCCTATACGACCAGCGTCATCCTCCATAGAATGTAATTGATCCAGATACTTGTCTCTGAAACCGATGGCGGTGGAGATAGGAAGGCCGGCCTCGACCAATACCCTCCCCTGTTCTTTTGTGGTAAAAATCCGTTCCTTCATGGTTTTTGCTTTTTCGGTGACATATCATCCAGTTTCTTTATTCCCATCAATATCGGGATACTATCATGCATACCATCCATCATCTTCCTCTCTACCGTAACGATCGTATCATTATGCCATCCCCCATGAGCCACAAGAAGAATCTCCTGCTGCTCGAAGCCAAGCCCGGCCCCTATACCGCCGGAGTTCCACGCGCAGGTAATGACCACCCCGCCTTTCTTGGTGATCCTAGCTATCTCCTTCTTCTGTCTAGCCCAATAACTAGATTGTGTTGTTTGCATATTAACAGATTCTCCAAGCCTTTTATATGACTCGGACACCTGTCTCGCGGAATATGGTGGATCATATAATACCATATCAGCTATATTATCATCAAGATGACACAAGAAGTTCGTGGCGTCTTTATGATACATAGCTTTAGTCTCAGGGTCAAGATCGTTGGTGATCGTCCCTATATCGCTGTTTCTGGCGAACGGATCCACTATAACCATCCCCTCTTCTCGATATTTGTCTATAAGTTCCCTTATCGGTCTTATGCTGAATGTCTCTTTATTCGGCATTGACCATTTTTTAGTAATTATCATGATCTATGAAGTTTATCCCATTCTTCTTTATCTACTCTTTTACCTTGTATATAAAACAACTGTATTGACCCATCATGAGTGTAAATTGCTTTAGACTTATCATTTTTTAATCTATCGAAAACATTACCAAACCTCTGTGATAATTTCATAGATTGATATTTTTCAAGAAAGTTATATTCTTGATCTGATAAATTTAATTCCTGTTTAATCATTTCCCTGCTTTTGCTCATACCAAATTTGATTGTTTATTTCCTTTTTGAAATTTAATTTCATAATACTTCTAGATATAGGATCACATATATCCTCCCACCAATTCTTGTGTCCTTTTGGTGGATGTATATCCTTTTTCCATGAAGACCCCTTAACTGTTTTGACTCTTCCGTATGGCTTCATTTTGCTCATGTTTATCACATGTCACATTAGTACCCGTTTCTGATGATCCGAACATAAGCTCATCAGTGATCTTGCGAAACTCCTTTACAATATCATTCATCTGCTTACGCTCTATGCTTCTTAGCAAATGGGCTATCACATCCACTGTCCATCCGTTTCCAGCTAAAGACATGGCCGTATTCGGGGCTATCCCATCAAGGTAATCATCCGGCAATGTCTGTAGCCTACATATCTCCACAGGAGTCAGGTATCTGAACTTATCTTTCAGGTCAAAGGCGTTCAGATATCTTCCGGGCGGTAATGATGATATCACGTTATCTTTCATGACTGTTGTCAGGCAATTACTTTTCTTAATAGAAACAGTATTTTTATCCCTTCTTACCTCCAAACATTGCGTTATTTTCACGTTCTTGTCATAATCCTTTCGATGCCCGTCCTCTCCTATCCTTCTACCGACAATGACTCCTATATATCTTCCTCTTATGGCTCCCGGATTCCATCCCTTGTCATGCTCTAAAATATCATCCAATGATATATGCTTGTCTTTCGGCATTTCTACCGACCAATTGCACCAATAAAGACGATGCCGGGTCTGTGCCGAGACCAAGGCGCTATCGATCTCCACCGGCTCCACGCCAAGCTCCTCGGTGATCACCCAGCGGTGCTCGTCCCGCATCCGGACGTTCTCGCCCAAGAACAGGACCTTACCTTTGGTCTCCTTCCTTAAATGCTTTACGATGTCCGAGAAGCAAAAGAAAAGCCTTCCACGAGCGTCCATGAATCCCTTACCCTTACCTGAGCTAGAGAAGCTCTGGCAACAGAACCCTCCCATGACCAGATCTATGTCTTTCCAAGGGATATCCCATGTTCTCCAGTTATTAACATCCCCTAATTGAATAATATTAGGAAAATGTTTTTGACTTACCTTTATACATGTCTTGTCTATCTCCGAGGCGTAGTAAGTCTCTATAGGTATACCGGCTCTTTGTAATGCTAAATACCCACATGATATCCCATCAAATAATGATAATACTTTCATATTGTTCATTTATTCTCAGACCTAAAAATATCCTTTGCGATCATATCAAGGGATATTTTATGTATCTTAGGTAAGACCTTAACCAATTTTATACCAAAATTTTCGCCTCTCTTAACAAAAGTCCATTTACCATATATGATTCCATGCATCATATTCTGTATTACTTCCTTACTGTCTGTCAAGAATACTTGGTAATAGGCGCTACTGGCATAATCGAAATCCTTTCCATGATCATTCGCCGGTCTTAATATCATTACAGCCGAAGAGCGTCCACGGACGAACCCGTATATCTCAAGGCATTCATCAAACTCATAATTATCACGTTCCTCATCATGAACATCCTTAACCCATTTACATGGTCTCCCGTCCTTAAACGGGATCTTTAACTGTTTCTTTGCCATCTTTTAAATTATATTATAATGTTAGGTACTTATATACTTTTCTACACCAAAAGCATATTTTCACGCTTCATAGGGACATTGTTGAATCCGCTTACACGAAACTGATTCTAAAGAGGTCTCTTCACGTGCTTTAATTCCCGGCGTACATCCGGTATCGTTTGTTAATCGTAACTATATAAACCCGGTGTAAAGTTATATATAATCACCATTGTCAGTTATATTGATATCACTCCACAAGTTCAATTTTCCCTTATCATCCAATTGCATATGGATAAAACCTTTTGTCACCTTCTTTCCGGCTTTAAGAGCCTCTACGTCTTTATCGATAATCTTTTTCATGCTTTCGATATTTTATCATTATAGTTAAATTCATCTTTCATTCTGATCTTTATACCTCCATATGATAATTCCTTATGAGCTGTAACAAAATAATCAACCGCATCTTCATCTAATAAACTATGCGGACACCTTTCCCATACAGGGTTTTGATCTAGATGACCCCATGTGGCTACAAGTAACCTATTCTTGTCATTATCAATAGCTATTTTGTATGTCCCTGTAGTAGCTTTACGTTTAATGATCGCTCCATTTAACATCTGTTTCTTAGCCCAGCTCCATGAACCTCTCAACCCAAATGTTTTTATAACCCAGTCATTTATCTTCTTCATTTCAAGTTATTTGTTAAAAGTGTAATATAAATATAAATACATAAATTGGATAGGACTATTCACCATACCCTTATCAGTAGGATCATCGTATTTTTCAAGCCAAAAACGAAGCGCCTCCCAATCGATATCCCTACGGTCACATACCATGCAGGCTAGGTTAGCCCCGAACAGCTCCCCGCCGCCGCTCAACGACCTGTTAAACCTCTTGGCTAGTCTTCTTTTGAATCCCTTATCATACCATATCCCGGAGGTAGCGGCATAGCAATAATAAGCGTTGTACTTCATTTTCACGCCCATCCTATCAAATAAAGGCGTATGCCATATCCGATCCAGAAAGAACACTATTCCACGATATATGAAAGTCCGGAGATTCTTCCTGTATTTCTTCCCTAAGAAGCTATCCACGCAAGATATAGTCCCGCCTGAATAGTACCAGTTATTGGCACCTCTCTTGACCTTATCCGTCATCTTGAACTTATTCTTTCTATCCTCTACCCTATCCCAAGGCTTTAATTTATCCTCATTAAATGTCGGGCAATAATGATAGTAATGATTGATCCATGACAGATATGGGTTGTATATCGTGTATCCATTATCGCTGACATATGAGTTCATATCATACCCAAGCTCCTTGGCTAGAATAGATCCCTCATCAGCTAATACCTTTAATATCGGGTTCAAGTTCCATATCTGATCTTGGCTGACGAACATCGAGTAGCATGGATCCTCATCCTCCCCATACCATCCTCCCATCCCGCTCACTATTTTATCCAAATCAAGTGAATAATCTTTCCCGGATGAAAAGTCATCTCTAAGGAAAAACCCTCTATATGGGATCATGTCATATACACCCGGTTGATCCTCAAACATATGTTTAGCGTTCTCGGTCAATCTGATCAATGTTTGCAAGGCGGAAGATATATCTATGGGCGCATATTCACACCTATAGACCTTATTATTTATCCAAAGATATTGAAGAAGCTCGGCTATATTAATAGTCCCGTCCTCCACATATCCCGTCTTGTTGTCGAAGTTTATTTTGGCTAGAGGTATATTACTCCCTTGTGGTTGACCGCTTTTTTCATTACAACAATGCACGAACCTGTCAAAGAATATATCTTTCCAGCCAAAATATTTATCACTTAGCGTCATGAGCCTATTTCTTATCGTATAATGACATGACGTTAATAAGATCAGCCTTTCTGCACATCCCCTCAAGTTTATTAAAGCCATCCATATTATCTCCACTGACGATAATAGTAGGATATACCTCTATACCGTACTTGGATATCTCCTCATCCGTGGCTTTGTTCTCCGGGATCTGGTTTAACGTGACCTCACCCTCATACTCCTGTAACGTGTTGGCGATAATATATCGCATGTAATCGCTGTACTCAGCGTCTTTCTTCGTGAAAAAATCAATTCTTACCATTTTTAAATAGTTTTTAATTTGTTAATAATTAAATCCGCTGTAAATATAGCGTTATCTACCTCATCTACACTCAACCTCCTCCCATCGAAATCGTTGGACAATAAATCTTTTACGATCTGATATCTTCTCAACTCCCAATCTATGTCTATATCAAAATTAAGATGCCTTACACAATCATAATTCAGCTCCTTACGATTCTTATCAAGGTACTTAACTATCGGGAATGAAGTACCATTGTCAATAGTACGTGCGATCACATTAATGTACCTACCAGTCCTTTTGTCAATAGCTTTTAATTTCTCGTCTACTATTATTTCTCCTGATCCTTCCATTCTATTAACCCTTTGTTATGTTTATCGTAATATAATAACGCTATGGCGTTCCAGCAAATTTGTGCCAAATGCATCAGCCCTGTCTCCTTATCATATCTCTCGCCTTTCATGTACGCCGTCATATGGCGAAGTAAAGCCGCTCTATATCTCTCAAATCCATCAGGTATATTCTGCCATGAATTGTCGGCGTATTTCTTAGCCCCCTCCGTATATACCCTCACGATATCCTCTATCTCAGCCAAAGGAAGGAGATCCCACCGAAGCTTGCCGTCGGCCCGGTCGTCCTTGCCGCTGCCGTCTTTCCCTACAAGCGGTCCGCTTTCCACCACCGCGTCTCCTATTTTTGGCTTCCCGAAATTCATCACCTCATCTGCCGTCTCATCATCAATAAGCCTTAACTTGATAGCCCTGCTTAACGAGACAACCATCTCCTCATCAACCCAAATAAATTTATATGTCTCATCAAATAACGGTTCTATTTTCATTATCCCCGTATTGTCGGCGGTTTCAAGTACCTCAAATACCTCACCATCATAAACGACCTTGTCGTATTTGCTAAATTCCTCTTTCATTTCAAACTCCTTTTTGTTTTATTAATAAAATTCACTAAGATCCCTGCATTCCGGTGTCTCTCCTGTCATAGAATAAAGCTCACCAGATGATAGATATACGCAATGCGAGGTCTTCCCGTCTCTCCACTCGCTTTGCTTCGTAATTCCGCAAATAGCGCAGCGTTGGATCCCCGGCCCCGCCTTTACCCACGAGTGCCGTACGTTTTTCTTTCTTGTCCTGTTGGTGTCGTCAAGTTTTCTCATGATCAATCCTCCAAGGCCGTTACAATTTTATCTTTCCCGATAATAACCTCGTTCCCGCTTCTTACATCAAAGCATCTCTCACCCTCTGCCTCCTTGAAATAAAGAACGCCATTGTACTCGAATAAACCGAAGCCGTAATCGTCTAGCTTCATTTCGTTAAGTTTCTTGAATTTGCATACGTTTTTCATATTCTCCATATTATATTGCATTACTGGAAATATCATTATGATACTTATACCTATCACAAGCAGCCCTGTGTAAAACTTTTGTGAATCATATTTTTCCCATCCCTCCATCATCATGACAAAGGAGATTACTATTATTATAATAATAGATATCAATCCTACCATATCACATCCTCCTCTCTTTCAAGAATCCCATCATATCCTCCACGCTAAGTTGGAAGCCGGCAGCCGCCTTATGACCGCCTCCACCGGGATAGGCCTTGCGTGCCAGCGCCGAGACATCCACCTCCTCTTTGGTGGTATAGAACGAGCATCTAAAGAATCTTCCGTTCCAGCAAAATGGCATCATCAGATCATGTCTTTTAGGGTTATACATAGATTCAAATGTAGTAGAGTTAAACTCCGTGGTATTCATACATATAGCCTTGTACCCAAATACATCAGCCTCGAATGAGAATATATTTATCTCGCCCCTGTTTTTCTCGACGATATACTCCAGTATCGCCTCCCCGTTCCTTATCATGTCATATATGAAGTCATGATCGCCATCCATGGCCCTTGCCGCCATATCCACGTCAAGACCACAATATCCTCTCATCCCGTATTGGAACGCCATGACATCACTCCATTCGAAGCGATCATGATCCCATACATCATAAGCGCTCAATAATTTTACCACGTCAGGGGTTTCGATATCATCGAAAAGATATTCCCACGTAAGCTCACAAGCCGCCGTTCCGATACGTCTCTTGCCCTTTACCTCGTAATCCCTCATATCGTCTATGGCGGTCTTATGATGGTCTATCCATACGACATCTATACCTTTCTCTTTCCACTCATCGAAAAGGAATCTTGTTCTGTTTCCAAATGACACGTCAACTGCAAACACCTTATCATATTTATTCACGTCAGGTATTTCCTTGCCGTAATTGTAAGGAAGAAGATCAATGTCCCCTTTGAAATACTTTTTTACTATAGCCGCTGACATTACTCCGTCAAGATCAGCCTCATGATATATACATCCTGTCATAATCTATTGTTTTTGATTAAAAAATCTATGTATTCTTTTATATCCTTGTTCCTATCATTATCCCAGTCAAATGTCTCGTTTATGAATTTGAAGTACGATACTGGGATCGAATGCAACATCCACCCACAATATTTCCCGAATGTCATTACCGTAGAGCCAAGGGGATGATCCGGTCTCCCGGGAACAGGGGCGGCGGTTACGCCCTGCGCCAGCCCCCTCCTACGATCTTTCTTGGCTGCTTTGATATCCAGATCTGTTTTCGTTACCTTATCCCCCATCGGGATATTAGTTATTAGCTTATCGCCGATAAACATCCCCCATCCATATCCTTTGTAGTTCTCTATACTAAGTTTCCTTATATCACCGAACCTTGACGAGTTGTTACAACAATCAACGACCAAAGCACTATCCTTTCCGTCTTTTATACGGACTGCCCTTCCAAGCCACTGATAAAACGATGAGAATGAGAATGTCGGTCTCCCTACTATCACGCAATCCAGACCCGGATGATCGAATCCCGTACCGAGGGCGGAATAGTTGAACACTACCCTCGTCCCACCTGACTTGAATCTCTCGACTATAGCCTCCCGCTGCTTCTTTGGCGTGCCTCCGTGAACTACCTCCGCCATGCCAGCGCATATCTTGGCGTTCATCCATTCGGCGGCAGTATTACAGCTCTCAACAGAATCCATAAATACCAGTATAGATCTGCATACGTCTTTTAATACCATCAACCGACGTAAAATAAGATTGTTTAAGCCATTTTTTCTCACCGCTTCACTAATAGACCCAGCCGTATATTCGGAGCCGTTAGAATTAAGTTTAAGGGCATCTCCATTGAAATCCCATGTCTCGTACTTAAGAGGTGTCCAAAATCCTTGCCTTATCATCTCCTCTACCTGTATCACGTGAATCAGGTTCCTGAAATATACCGGTCTCATACGAGTGATGAAATTAAGCTGGGAATATGACACCTGCCCTATCGACATCGTTTTAAGCCTGCATGGTGTAGCGGTAAACCCTATCACCTTTTTCGGTTTCAGTTCATTCATGAATGTCATAAACTCGCTACCATCCTCCGGGCTATAACCAGCATGAGCCTCATCTATCAATACATTTCTGATCCCCATCTCCTTAAGCTTATCAACAACCTTCTTGATAGACCCTAACGTGGCGTATATCATGTTAGACAGCTCTTTCTTACCACAGGAAGCGGAGTAGATGGTAGCCGGTATGCCATACGACGTTATCTTGTCGTGGTTCTGTTGCAGCAATTCTTTTGATGGTTGTAAAATCAGCGTCTTATCTCCCATCAATCTAGCCGCCTCTGCTATCAGCAGTGACTTACCGCAACCTACCGGCCCTACGATTAATACCGGATCGCTCCTATCAGAGTTTATGTAATCGGAGATACTTTTAACACACTCCTCTTGATATGGTCTTAACTTGTATATCATTTGGATCTGTAGTTATCAAAAACGTCTTTTACGTACTCTAATCTTATCGCACACTCCCGGTCATCGTCCATTTTCACCATCAAAGTTTCCTTGGTCTTGCTTACGGCTACCACCTCTCCTGTTCCTATCTGGGTATGGACTATGTCGCCTATCTTTATATTACATTTAATCATAATCCAGCTTCTTATTAAATTCCTCTATCTTGCTCCTATCTGTCTCATTCACCATCTCAGCCTCTTCCTTGAATATGTCATACCCTTCCCGGATATTGTCTCCAACCATATTCTCTATCATCTCCCTTAGCTCATCGCTTCTTACGGCGAAAGATATTTGGAACGATTTACTTGTGCCTTTCATCAGGTAATCAATCTCCTTTTTACATTCTGCCATTAACCGATCCAGATTATCGAACTTAACGAACTTGGAGTTGCCATTGGCTTTCCTTACCCCATCCTTAAAATCCTCCAATATCCCGTTAAATACATCCGCCATACACATCATGGAATGTAGCCATACCAGCATATTGAATTTATATTCATTATCAGCGTTATTCATCAAACTCACCAAAGACTCGCTTTTTGTCAACATGATCTTCGATTCCCGGTCTACGATATCCTTTATCTCCTGCCGGCATTTCATGGCACCAACGAAATCCATTTTAGAATAACATTCATTTGATTTCTCTACCAATTTCCTAATATCCTTTCTAGACATCAGAAGATCCAATACCTGTTTTTCTCTTTCGTTTTTATCCATAATCATTTATTTATTGACACAAATATAATTAAAGCCTAGATATTTACCTAGGCTTTTTAATAAAGTTAATCTTTTTTATTCTTTCTTTTTGACTCATCCCAATCCGATGAGTACCTGCATGTCCCTTGTTTGTGGATCGAGAAATCGCACCAAAAACACAAGGGCTTGGGGCGGGGTTCAAGGCAGGCCGGCTGGCGTCCCATGAGGTAGCGCTTCTCGTACTTATACCCCTGTTTGGCGTCGTCCCAAACGTGAGCTTGATAGCTATCTATTTTATTTGTCTCGAAATCATACATGTCAAGGAGAATATCGTTAAGTTCCTTGACCGATCTCTCTACTTTCTCCTTATCTACCTTCACGTTCTGATTGTCCAGCATGCGGGTAAAGAAATAGCTGCACATATCCGGTAATACCTTGTACTTTCTCAGTATGTAGAAGGCGTATATCGGATGCTGGAGATTGTGAAGCAGCTTATCCTCATCGAATAATTTTCTCCCGGACTTCCAGTCTATCGTATACATAGCTATCCTGTCTTTTGTCTTATACTCTCCACGCCAGTCCACCGATCCTATGATATGTACCTTATCGTACGTCACGCCATCCAAGGTAAGTGGCTTGGGTAGCTTATAAGGCAGGACGAAGCCCTCCTCCACGCCGGCCGGTCTCGACCCCCGTACCACCTTCTCCATTGGCGTAAGATCAGACCATGCCTTCTTATAATTGCCAGCAGCATCCTTCTCAAACAACCCCACAATCCATCTTATTAGCCTAGCCGCATGTTGCATAGACTCGATCTGGGATTTTACGCTATCAAAAGGAATCTTCTCTATATCCGCATAGTAATTGAAAGCCTTACTCATATCCTCATAAGAAGGTCTACATCCGTTCTTGAAGAAATACTCCATTGTCTGGTGGATAACCGTACCATATGACGTAGCCTCGTGCTTCTCCGTGGATCTGTGACCCTCCACGTAAGTCTTATACCACTTATATGGACATTGGACAAACGTGTCTATCTGCGAGTAAGAAGCGGCGAGAACCTTCTCCCCATTTATTATCTTACACAAGAGATGTGTCTCCGGGATAGTCATCATCGAATATATTTAAATCAAGTGATGTTTCGTATAAATCATATGCTATATTTTGAAGGTGATGGAATCCTTTGATATCCATTTTAACAACTGTGTTACCCCATAAACGCGTGATACTTAAAACGTAATCTTTTGTTATTGTTATATCTCCTTTATTGCGGTAATCATGATTATCATAATCGTTAAATCCAATCCAATCCAATATCCTCTCATTCAAGCTTATTGGATAAACATCACATTCGGAAGTATACCACTTTATTGTGCCATTATCAATTCTGCGTTCGAGAATCAAACTCCCTTTGTCCTTATGCATACCGGTAATACATCCTATCCTCCATATATTACCATCCTTATCTTTCACAATATTGCCTATTCTTAACTCCTTAACTGAAATCATATTCTTCCTCCTCATTATTATCGTCATCGCAATCATCGACAAGAGGGGTCTCTAGCCCCTCTTCCCAATCATCATATCCGAAGTCCATTACTTACTCTCAAGCCAATCGTACAACATATCCACAAAAATCCCTACAGTTAGTTCATCGACAGATTTATCGCCAAAGACATCATCCGGTATCCTTATATCCATCTTTTCTTCAATCCCTATCAATACCTCTAATAAATCAAATGGATCCATAGCTAGATCGGATGACAAATTACTGTCTTCTCTTACATCGTCAATTACCTCTATATTATTAATGTAATTGAACTCATGCATTTTCTCGAATATCTCTTCCCTCACTATCTCCAATAACTCATCTCTTTTCATAATCCTTTAAATAATCGTACAACATATTTGTAAGCTCTCCTACCGTCAATTCGCGATAAGGCTTGACATCAAGCACTTCATCAGGTATATATCTACCAGTTCTCTTCTCCATTTCCATTACGACTTCCACGAAATCAAGGGAATCCAAGACCATATCCGCGCCCAGCTCATCATTATTGGTTATCGATTCAGGATGATTAAGCCCATTAAATTCACCTACCTTTTCGAATATCACCTCTTTTATCATTCTCAATAATTTATCCTTTTCCATAATCTAAATCGACATTTTTAATCTTCTACCTAATTCTTTTTTTATATCTGATATCCTTTCGATATCCATCTTAACATCGCCTGTGATAGCGTATTCCTTATCCATTCTCTTTGGGGGATCCGGAAGCCGGCTTATGGCGAACAACCATGCCAGCTCCTTGTTCTTGTTCTCCCTAAGATACAAGTCAGACGTCATGCCATACATTTTTATGATCGTATCGAATAACGTTGATTCCGATAAACTCATATGCACGCTATACACATTTGATGGTTTCCAGATCAAGTTATCCAATCTCATCGTATACTCACGTTTAAGATCTATGTGGGATATTACGGCTCTTACTATAGGTTCTTCCTTGAAGTTGGTATTAGCCACGAACCATACGAGCCGTTTCTCTACCTCCTTAATAGCCCCTGTATCCTTCCCCATATCGTTATATACCCCAACGATACGGTCCCGGATCCCCTCGACCTCCGGTGTCAGGCCGGGCGTCTCTATCAACATCAGCAACGATCCTCCCCTTGGTGTTATCTTCCACTTCCCGTTCTTTTGAAGCTCGATATAACCGGACGCCTTATAGCTGTCTATTTTTTCTTTTGGAATGACATCAGCCATCTCCTCTTTTTGCCGGATCATCAAGAGATACCCAATATCGGATATTGTCAACCCGGATGTCATCATTTGTTCAAAATTGATATACATGACTTATTTTTTTTAAATGTTAAAAAATAATCTTATTCTCCATATCATCCCGTCGGCAATGCCATCATGACGATTCTTCTCATAAAACATTATCAATCTTTTCAATATACGTAACCTCTTGTCCCTCATTTCCGACGGGAACCATGCGTCTCCCGGACTTTTCCCGCATGGCCTGAAAAGGTCAAGCTCCGGTATCATCTCTATCGCCGATACCCGGCATTCAACCCCGTGCATTATCCCGGCCGATTTTATGGCCAAGCACATGAAATCCTCCTTCTCATCTCTTATGAGATCATATGCGTCCCTCAACACGTTAAGGCCGTCTGCTCTCGATAATCTCTTTTCCTTTTTCATACTGTTTAACTGTATAAGATTCATTAGCCATACCAACCCTACCAACTGATATGGATTGATTTATTGATTGATTAAGATGTCCTATAACCGACATCTTAGCCCTAACCGTATTGGCGCATCTTAGAAGGATTCGATAATCCTCTAACGCCCTCTCGTATCTTACGTCCACCCTAGCCCTTTTATCAGCATCAGTCATGCTCTTACATGTTCCGTCCTCCCTCAGGCTTATAGCGATCTTGTCCCGTATGATTCTGATATCATCCTCGGCTATCACCAGTTCGGCGTCAAGAACCCCCTTGTATGAGCTAAGAAGATCCTCCACCGCCACAACTTCCCTTTTTAGGTTCTCCAATTCCAATATCATTGAGTTGTCATTTATCCTTTTATACTCCTGTACTTTATTGGATACCTCATCACAGATACTCATGATCTCCTTTTCCCGTTCCCGGTTTATGATATATCTGATGCTGTATTTAGCCATTTCCTTTAACGAGGATATAATTTCCTTTATCCCCATCTTATCCTCAACCGACAATACGGTCTTCAAGAACATTTCCAGCACCTTTATCACTACAAGCAGGTAATTATGTCTCAATCTCATGTCAATAAGGTGTTTCGTCATGTACTATATTGAAATCATCACTAGGCGGTATATATTGTTGCTCCAACGGGATACTGGGAGGCGGGGGCGGCAGCGTCACCACAGTCGTGTCCGGCTTGCCGCTACCCACAGGGGCATCCGAGCCTCCCGGTCTTTCTTGGCGCACCACCCCTCCATCAGGATAATATCGCTCATATCCTTTCATGATATCTACATGTATAGCGTCAATCTCCTCCAATGATCTTTGACGGACCTTTACGATATGATGGAACAATAATCCATCCACACGGAAGGATCGTCTTGACTCGCTCTTGAAACGTTCCAGATTAGGATACCATCCTTGCGGAAATTGCATGTATGAGGAGTACCCGTATCTTTTCGGTATATTTAACGCTACCATAGCCGTACATAACTGTCCCAATGTATCTGATTGATAAAAATCAGATTGCTTTGGCATATGATCCTTTGGATCCCGCCGTCCTTCGATATCACGATTGAGTTGGGATATTATAAGAAAGAAAATATTAGGAAAAGTTCTTTTAGCGATATTACACATGGTTATCAACGAGTCGATATTTCTTTTGGCGTCTCCTGAACCTTGTACTAGAGCCGTATGATCTATAGACACGAATACCATTTTCTTATCCTTGTTTATTGGCATATACTCATTCCATAGAAAGTTTTTAAGCTCATCTACGGTTGATGGTTTAGGGATGTATGTTATTCTGCTAGAGTTCTCTTCCTTGAGGCATCTCTGCATTTCTTTTACCTCATCTTCTGACATCTCGTTAAGGAGTATATCTTGTATGTCTTTCCCCATTTTTTTTGATAGTGAACGCAACATCAAATCTTCTGGGTTCATTTCAAACTCACATCTTAACCATACATAATCATCTGCCTGTGGATTGATATTGACATTCATCACATTGCTCATGATCTTCTGCGCCAAATAAGACTTGCCGACTCCGGGCCTGGCGCCGATAGCCACCGCATGTTGTGGGTAGAACCCTCCCAGCAACGCCTTGTCAAGATAAGCGTATCCAGTACGAGCCGGGAGAAGCTCTCCCGACTGATACTTTCTTATTCTCTCATAGGCATCCATGATAATCTCCTTGGATGACCTCCATATCCTATCCTCACTCATCCTCTTGCGTTTCTATCGCCAGCCGTATCGGATTTAGATCCTCTGTTAGCTGATCTTGATTTATATCTTAACCCCTTAGCTGTATGGCATAGGTCCTTCCCCTTCCGATAAGCCTTTCCCTTCAACTTATCGGTCTTGTAGTTCTTACGACCCAACTCCCGTCTCTTGGCTTTCTGCTCAGGTCTGGCGTTGATCTTCTTATCCGTCTCAGCCTTCTTCTTTCTGGCTTCCGGATGTGTTCTGTAATATTCAGTCGATCTCCCCATCCTCTTCGTCCTCCTCATCATCATAATTCTCCATGATAAGATCCTCTCCATCCAGATATGAAGCTTTATCCTTTAGCCTAGATCTCATACTCTCATAAGGGTCATCTCCGTTCTCCACCTCCCATATGCATGCGTATGGGCCTATTATATCACTTAACTTCTCGGCTCGATCCTTACTTATTCCTTTCTCTATCATCTTATCCTTGCAATAAGACTTGTCGAACATCGACCCTCCTACATAATATCCAGTAGGCTTATGAATAAAAATTACCTTCATCTTTTATATAATTAATATTATCTACCAAATTTATTATTTCTCTTCTTTATACAGTCGCCATAGCTCATATCCATATCACACACCACCGTATCGGTCGTGTCGTTTACCACATGGAACAGGAACTCCGGGCACCCGTGGCAGGCGTTGCTCCCGATCGCCACCGCTCCGTGCCTAGGGCAAGCCTTCTTTACCATGGTTCTATCATATATCCGTATATGATTATCGCCATACTTTTCAATATATCTCATGGTATTAAGTAGTGATGGCAAAGACATCTTATATGGGGATACATGTTCTATTGGTATATCCAATTCACCAGATAGGCTTTTGTAAATATCCTGTACATCCCGTTTTGTCCTATACGCAAATATATTAATCTCAGTCATTACCATATCCATACTCCTAAGAAGATCCGGCTTAGCCAGCCTCCCCATCGGTTTCCCAAAAGGATCGGATCTCATCCAAGCCCCACACTTCTCGCACCCAACTTGCTTCCCCTCCACCGTATTTATCATAGTGGATGGGATCTTGCAATATGGACATACGGATCCGTTTAACATAGCTTTCTGGGCTAAAGACAGTTCTTTCATACCTTTTCTTCTATCTCAACATTAAATAGATTGCAGAATCTATCAAAATTTCTGTTCTCTATTCTCATATCCTCCTCATACCTGTCAACCGATTTGATGAAATCATTATAACAGTCCTCGCACATCCATTGATTGATTACCGCTACATAATAGCCCACGGACGTAGGTCTGTTACACATATCGCAAATACCTAAGCACCCATATCTGGTGAGCTTATCCATCATCTCCTGTCTTGTTATTTCAAGCACCTTGAATTTCTTGTAATTGTTAACTACCTTTGCCATTGTAAATTTGTTTAATAATAAAATAATCCGCTATATCCATCCCCTCATTTATATTGGGTTTTGATTCTAGAAAATTACTTATCTCTATATTCATCCCCCTCATATCCTTGTCTACCTTCTTTCTCCATTCGTTGAAAGCGTCGCCCTTATCCGGGTACAGGACTATCCGCCTCCTACCCAATGTCTCTATCATCTCCCTTTTCAGCATATGGATACCGCCACAGGCCATAAACAACCTACTAGGGTACACGATGTTACAGATAACAGCCGTCTTCTCTGACTCTACTATATACACCGGAGCGTCATTGGGATAGAAGTTGATAAGAAACTCCCCGAACAGGCATTGCCTAAGCAGGTAATCCTGACCGTCCAGTATATGCACCCAACATACATGATCCATGGGAACCTTTACCCTCTTCCCGTCAGGCCCGTAGTCCATTATCTTCCCGGTCCGCACTACCCAATTCTTATCCAGTTGCCAGAACACACAGCACTTACCCCAGTCCCCGAATCTCATCATCCCCACCTTATACAAGCTAAATGCCCTATTGGTATGATACGATCCGAAGATATTGGATAGATAATCCTGAAGATCGGATGTCTCGAAAGGATTAAGCGTCTCAAACATCTTGCTTACCGGAATGCAGTTGGCTATATCCGGATCCATAGGAGGTCTGTACCTCCTTAATACTTTGTTTGAATCGGTAAAAAGATCATTGTTCCCAAGTTCGCTCCCTGTTGGATATTTAAAGTAACCACATTTATTTTTATGATCACACACCCCAAACTGCTCTCCAACGATCTGACCGGTGGTTACGTCCACGTACGGCGTAAAACACTTATCCTTGCCGCATTGCGGGCACGTCAGCTTCCTCCTTGGTTTGCTATGATCCAGCTCATACCGATGAACGCTCTTATTGAACTCCCTAAATTCCATCACCCTCTCCTCTCATTCATGACTCTATATATATAGTCCCTCAGCGGCTCTTTCCTTACCAACTTATTAACATCAAACTCGCCTTCTATGTCCAAGGATCCGACTCTTGATGTAACCGTATAATTAGTTTTCTCGAACTTATACTTTCCTTGAAGATATACTACGGTAGCCATATTCAATATAGGGTTGTCAGTCTGTCTCTTCAACTTATATTGGCTGGTCTTTGCGGTAGGATCACCCGGAGCGAAGTTATATATCTCCTCTATCTCCAATATCTTTCCATAGTTCTCTAATATCATTCTTCTATATAACTCAAGTTGGAAAGCATACTCGTCATAGAAATTGCCTTTCCTGTTTGATTTGAAGTCCAATATAGCGAATATCCTCCTGCATCTCTTTATCTTCTTTTTCTCCGTCTTAGGCTGACCTTTCTTGGCTCCCGTCTTATAGAACTCTCCTGTCTCGACCTCTATCTCCACCATCTCCGGCTCGCCATCCATCTCCACCACTGCGTCCACCGAAGAAGCTACTTTCAATCTCCTTGACCTCAACATCTTTTCGATCAATACAGGTTTTACATGTCTTTCATTGCAGAATATGGCAAATGATATCAGATCCTCTATCAGTTCATCAATGTTATCCACTAATATCCGCTCCATCCTATACTTGTCTATTCTTAGCTTGGCTTCCTTGACCACCTTCCTGATCCATGTCGGGATCAGCTTTACGTTAACCCCGGTCAGATACAACCCAAATAGATAATGCATGATAGTACCCAGATCAGCCCTGTAGTTAGCGTACTCATCAGGATCCTTACCCTTGAGCCTCATCTCATTCTTCCACTTCTCCAAGGCTCCGGACGTATCACAATACCCATTGGCGATATTGTTAGTGGCTCCATCGTATATGATAGGATACCCATCAACATCCATCTCATAATACACACGTTTGCCGGCGACAGTCATTCTATATAACACAGGTGTCGGGATATCCTTTATCCATTCAGCGGCATAATACTGTTGCTCTGTCTCCAGATCATACTCAACCTCCATCTCCTCATTAGGCTCGTTTTTAGGCTCTTCAACAGGCTTTTCCTCCTCGACCATATCTTTCTTCGGGACCGTTGATAAAACGTCTAATATGCCAAAGAAAGCGGTAAATTTAGGATCTGTATGATATGATCTTAATACTGGTAATGATGATCGCCAATAATATGACGACGCATTCTCGTCCTTTATCTTGCCTAAAATCTTGCCTAAAGCCGAACATCCTATCTCTCCATCATCCGCAATAGCCACATTGTGTCTCTCGGATAAACGAACTTTCATCTCATCAAACAATTCTTGATCGCTTATGACTTCTATGATCGTCCCATAACTATATACTGTGTCACTTATAGCCTTATATCCTAGGTCTAAAAGTAATCTTTGTTTTCTTCTATCCATGATAATAATCTGGTTTTTAATTTACCATCCTCCTCGACTTTAGGTGCGAGATCCCTCATCCGTCTGGCTGCCAACAGCCATACGTTGCCAAACTCGTCCAAGAGCCGGCTGAAATCCATCGTATCTAATAGATAATCGAATCTTGTATGCTCATCAGCCGTCAAGTAGATAATGTTATCATTATCCTCAGCAACTGATTTATATTTCCGTTTAGGGTATAAGTGGCATATGTTGCTTACCCCCGGGCATGGTATGTATGCGCCGGTAGCAGATCTCCTTGTCATACTCAATCTAGCCACATGGGCGCCAAAGAAAACGGCTAGGCTCTTCCCCTTTGGCTTGGCCTTCACCCGTATCGCCGCCCTTTCCTTTGGCGGTAGCTCCTTGGCTCTGCACGCGGGACACAACCCCTTACTCCTTATAGCTACCATCCTCCCACATCTCTCACACGGCAACATCCTACCTCTCATGCCTTTTTCTTTTTATAACTTTTGTTGAACTCCATAAGGCTCATAGCCCTATACCTCTTAAGCCTATTAATCTTACCCTCAGTCCAATCTTGATCCTTGAAGTTGATGATCGTATCGAATATCTGAGCTAGTTCCCGGATATTAAAACTCCTGTTTTGTATCTTCTTATAGAACCCCGATCTGCTATATCCTAATTTAGAAGCTAGATAAGTTTTGTTAGACAATGTGAGGATACGATAAATCGTACCCTCCATTTTACTTATCTCCATCAACTTCTCGGCTATGGACGACGTGGTTTCGTAGCTAGCTTTACTGCCTACTATCCTCATTTTTCTCCGGATTCCTGATCTTACCATCAAACTCGTAGAAGTCCATCAGTTTCTTCTCTTCCTTGATACAAGTGACAACGAAATCTGATATGGTTCCTTTCATGCCTTCCTCGAAATTCTTTTTGGCATGATCAAGGTCATTGGCCCGAACGATGTAGTTAAACGCCTTGCGTTTCTCATTGTTCGATTTCTCGTCTATCGTAATATAATCAGCCGTGACCTTATAGAACCGGTCTCCATCCATGGCAAACAATTCCGCTATCCTGAATCGTTTGATATCAACGCTAAACTCACCGGATATGAATGGCTTCATCTCCTCTATGATTCTAGCCTCACATTCGGTATAAGAAAAGGCATCTACTAAATACTCTTCCTTTACCTTCTTCTTCATGCCGTTCTCGGCATCGGTCTCATAAGAAACCGTACATTTAAACCAATTGTGCATTTTAATCTATATTATTGTTAAACAAAGGATAATCTTTTATTCCTTCACGAATATATCTTTCCGTATCATCATCCACGCCATAAGCCTTCTTGAAAAATATCATAGCCTTGTCCGTGTCGTGATCCACCAACGGAAGATATTCCTTTACGAAAAGAACTTTAAGATGATTCATGTGATCAATCTTGCGCCTTACATCAATTACTTTTGACCATATCTCGGCACGGATTTCACCCATCTTTTTTACATTCTCTTTGTATTCGTTTACCTGATCTTTATACTCCTCCTCGATCTCGTTGTTCTTATCATTGACAGACTTATAAGCTTCCTTATCTTTCGTGTCAAACATCGGAACATGCCTGATATTGATTATATCCAATCTACTGCATAGCTCCTCATTGGATATGGTGAAATCATATCTAGTCCTGTATAGATCAAATTCACTTAATAACTTAGCTATTTTAATAGCATCATTCTGATCAAGAACGGCTATATTCAAGCCCTCCAAATAGTAGAAGAAATGAGATGGAGAAATAGATTTATAGCCATACGTCTTCATGACTGGAGGCTCATCCATAAACCTGACACCTTCCTCCGCACATCTTATTGCGATCAATTTCTCTACCTGCTCATCAGTAAGATCATATATCTCCTGATCGGTCATCTTATCAATTGTCTTCATCATCCTCATCCTCCGACATCATTATAGCCTTTGTAAACTTTTGTTCATAGACCTCACCCATAAGACAAGCGAAAGTCTTATCATCCAGACTAGCTATAGCATTGGCCTCTACCTTCATAGCCATCTCAATGCTCTTTGCCCAGATTTCATAGCTATCATCATCTTCTTTATAGAAGACAACTTTACCACCATACTCGAAACCATCATCCTCGGCCTTAACCATATCAATGATCCTCTCTAACTCCTTTACAAATTTACCCTTTTTCATATGTATAATTTTTATGTGTCTACAAAAGTAGACATTTTGTTTTTGAATTAAATTAAATAAACATTATTAATAGTTAATACGCTTAGGTGATTATATACCATTTTACACTAAAATCGTAAAATGGTATATAATCACCTTATCCTCCATATATCTTAAGCCCTTTTATATTGTATTTGCTTATATCCATACACAAATTACACCCTCCATGACAACAACACCACGAGCAAAAGGCTAGTCGCTCCTGCTCCGGCCTACCTTGAAACTCCACTGCCGCCCTATACCATGCCGGGGATAATACCCTGACCTTCTCCGGTACGGGCGGTGTCATGAGCACCGATCTCCGTCTTCCTTTGGCATCTTCCCTATTTCTCATTTGGGTTGTCCTTTAACAGCTCAGCTATCTTATCTTCCTTCAACATATTTTGCTTTCTCATGTTATCTACGACAAAGGCAGCGAACGCCATATCATACCTTTTCCTTAACTCATTGACAAAAGATTTGGCTTTTGATTCTACCATTGTCTCGATGTTGCTGTCTACAACTTTCTTCATCCTGCCTCTTATAAACTCGTCTACTGTCAACTCCTCATCCATATAATCTAACCTGAATCTATATTTCTTCTCGCTGGCGTTCTCGATGAGATCGCTCATTGATTCCCTCGCTATATCCTCAATTTTCTGTGATATCGGATTGGATATTTCTCTCATCAACTCATTCTTGAACTTTTCTTTAAGTTCATGTATTACAGCTAACCTGACCGAGCTGGTAAACTCCTCTTTCAACGTCGCTTCATTGTACATAGCTTCCTCGAATACATCTTCCAAATTTAATTCTACTTGAATTTTCATATCATTATATTTTAATAAATTATAAATTTTTTAGGCATATAATTATCATGTATTATTTCCCCTCATCTTTTAATATTAATTTCTTCCCGATCTTTTTAATTTTTGTCGGTCTTGATAATCGATAGTCTCTTTCTATCGGTCTATTAAGTACATCATCCTTGTGCCCCTTGTATCCTTTCTCGTAAGCACTAACCCTTGCGCAAAACTCAACCACATCGCCTGGCGATAAATCAGCACCACTAAATCCTTTTGTTAAATCGAACCACAAATGATCTGATACTATTTTGCTATCAAGTGTCACATCTTGTAAAAGCATCGTTTTTACAGGTCCAATGTATCCATTCCTAAATCCAAATCTAACAAAGGTTGCTGTAAACACATGGCGTCCTTTTGATCCTATTGTTCTCAATTCTTCTCTCATCTCCTTTCTTATTTTTTATTCATAAAACCAGTAATTTTCTTCAAATACCCTTTTGTCATCTCAATAAAGTTCACGCAATCCAGCTTGCTCAACTTGTAAATCAAAGCCGGGTTATGAATTACGGCTATAATTTGTGTTTGCGGTTTATGAAATGACAATACCTTGTACAGATCCATGATATTGTCAATATCTAAATTCCTGTCCGGCTCATCCATAAGGATTGTATACTCAAAATCCTTCTCCATTAATACCACATGATTGTCTTTGTAGTATTTCAAAAGATTGTCGATCCTGTTTGTCCAGAACTCATTTGACTTTTTCTTAAACTCCATAAGCTTCTGTATCGGAAACGCATACTCATCTTGGTTAAACACAAAATCAAAAAGCGAGTTCATGGCATGAAGGTTCTTCTCCCCAGAGGACCTATATGCTCCATTCATATACAAACTTAAATTATTGATATTATCCAATATATCATCCTTTCTCATTTCAGTTTGCTGTAGGAGATGGAATACCTTCCCGATATAATCCGACTTAATACTGATCCCGTCAAGCACTTTGTCATCATCAAATATATCCGGGAAATACAATGCTTCTGACGGTAATTCAGAACACATCTTTTTCTCGCACAACATGTACTTCGATATCATATTCAGGAGGGTTGATTTCCCGCTCCCGTTCTTGCCTACAATCACATTCACGCCGGGCTTGAATATAAACTCAGAGCCATTTTTGAACGCTTTTATCTTTTGGATATATTTAAATGGAGTCTTCTTGTTGTCGTCTATCCTTATAGAAGTTATCATCTTATATGATTTTGTGTTTAATTATTTAAGCCTTTCATCAATCGCCAAATCAAATATCTTATCAAGACATTTCCTCATCTCCGCCGCCCCGATGATCGCCTTTCGATTCCCGAACGAGAGCCACGAAGTAATGAACCCACTGACCTCCGCGTCCCGCCCGGAATACCGCCTTGGGAACTGGACGGGATCGCTGGCAATAAAGTCGGCGTTTTCGTATTTGTCCGCCATGCATTTCGGCATGTCTACAAATTTGTCATTCATTGTTTATCCCTTCATTTGTTCGCATGCCAATCTTTCAAGTTCCGGTGTAACGTTGGTATTCATTATGCCTTTCAAGCAAGGGCATTGTCGCCAGACTATATCATAAATCTTTGACAATTCAATCAAAGCCTCATTGTTTGATTCAACTGTCATAATCCAATTGTCCGGCGATATCTCTATCTCCCTGCATGGTATTTCTTTCTTGCCTTTTGGCATATATCCGTTCTGATAGTCTTTTACATTACATCTACCAAAATATCTTCCAGTGAGTATTCCGTTTTCGTCCGTCTCAAACAACCCTCCTATCCATCCTATCTTATGGATGTTCTCCGTCCACGTTCGAGTGGCGAATAAAAACTTTTTTACAGGAACTTTTGAAAATGCATCAACATCATGGATACTCCCGTCCGGCTCTTTGAATATCGATGATTTTCTTTTATTCTGGCAACTCCCGTCTAAGCCTATTTTTTCCCATTCGCCATCGTCAAATCTCAAAGGAGAGATTATATCAAAACTGCAAAGTTTCTTGACGAGATTGATTTCAAATGGTGCCGAGAATCCGCTGTTACCATGAGAAGAGAACAGCGCGACAGCTTCTATTACCTGTTCGCGCATCCATTTGTTAGGACCGTCCTCTTCTTTGCTATATCCGGCTAATTCCAATTCTCTTATCGCATGTTTACATAAATTACTGTTTGCGATAATATACCGAAGAGCCTTCTTGTTGATAAGGCTCTTCTTGCTCATTTTCTTTACAATTCTTCTACTCTTTTTCATGTTTAATGTTATTTAATGTTTTAATCACCAATCTCCTCTATCATTCGTATTGTGCCATGACCATCTGTTTCGCGAAATCTTTGTACGCCACTATTTTTCGCAGGTTTGCTCGCATTCGTATTTCCCCGATACCGCCGACCGGAGACAAGGCGCCTGTATTAACACCTCTTCCCATGTTTATTCCTCCTTGTTATATAATTGCTTGTTTTTATATTCCAACATCCTTCCCATCCTCTTTAACCCAATTAACTGTATCGCAATACCAACAATACCCTGTCTTGGAATCCTTTTTATGAGAATGGGATCCACATGTGGCGCACCAATAATTATCATCCATATTGTATGTATAACTTTCATCCTCATGCATTTTGGCTATTCTAGCTACCCTATCCTCCAGCAGATCCTTTAGATAATGGCATTCGTAAGGTCTATCCTCTTCCTTTAATATATAAATATCGATATCCATCATGCTCCCCATCCTGTCCGTACACATACACTCGGCGGCATGGCGCACGTTCCCTTCCGGCATCCCCGGAACTATCTCCCGGATCACCGCCTCCATCTTCTGTTGGTATTCGGTGTCTACCTTGACCACCAAATCCTCTAATTTATCTATTAAACTCATGATCTTTTTACCTCTTTATATATAACGTCTATATCATCTTTCCTATCTACATCAATACAATGGGTATCCTTACAGTAATAATTCTTACTATTATTAAATACGCATCCTTCACAACTAGCATCACTGGATTCAACCACCTCCAGTTCTACTTCTTTCGAACCAATATTATATTTAAATATAGAGCCTATCTTATGATACCCTATATTCTCCAAAGTTATACTATTATTTATCATATCCTCATGTCCGAATACGCTGTTAATAAAATCAAGCATCTCATCATTGAATGATCCGCTTTCTTCTTGCAGCTCTCTACATTCATCCTCGGTCAATCCACAAGAAGACACCAGTTCCTCTGCGGCCTGCGTCCATCGCCCGTCGTGGGCTAGCTCCTGAACCGCCAGCCATATCCCTTGGTTCATGCCTTCCATTCTTGCCTTATCTAAAATACCCTTATCCTCCATATCTTCGATCATTTAAATTCTTGTTTATTATAACAATCTCTATATCGTTTAACATTTTATCTTTTGATGTTTTTTCTACTGTTCTTGGAATGATATTAAAATCTTTATTGCTAAGCTTATTATCCACCATAATCTCAATCAACTGCTCTATGGTAAGTCCAAGCTCATTATGGATATAATTCTTTATCGCTTTATATTCTTTACTCATGGCTTTTTATTGTTACTATTTCTATTGGCTCATTGGCGAAAGTCAATGGACCACCTATTATTCTCTCGATTGTTCCGTTGGGTAATGTTACACCATAATCATCATCCCTTACCTCATTCTCATGAACACCCGCGCTATGATCATCTGGATCATCATAAACAAGCTCCCATCTAAGCATAGGTATTTTCCATGTGTCCTCTACCCTATCATAGATAGGACAATCATTAAACACAAGCTCCTCTCCGTCTCTGTTGACTGCTAAATATGCCATAAATATCCTCCTTAAATTACTATTTCCAAAAAACTATATATCCATCCTCTATATTGCTATGATATACAACATCATTGGTGTCATTATCCAATATCTCATATACATCACCCGACTCATCCATTACCCCACGAAAAATGTTCTCTCTATCCAAAAAATAACATGGTTTCTGTACTTCCGGTAGAGAATTATCTAATGATATCCACTCCGATCCAATTATGGTTATTGTAGCTCCCATATGATTCTTCGTTTAATATTATTATTTTAACCTTGAATTCCAATACATGATTTATCATATCATCATCCACCATATTATCCTCATTGATAACACCTCCGCTCGCAAGATTTATGTAATCTGGTTCAGCCAAATCACATATTACCTTCCCATCCTTATCCATGATCCCATATATATAACCATCTAATCTCTCTACCATATCATTATACGTATTACAGATATAAACAATATGATAATCATTGTATTTTTTCTCGACATACTCATGCACATCCATTTCCAGAACCTCATCATCAGCACTGCCCGCATAATACTCAAGCGTATCCATCACCACTACCGGCCATCCTATCTCCTTGGACATAGTAGACATCTCGTTGATGACCTCCCCCGTTCGAGTCTCGTCATACTTTCCGTTGTTAAACTCATGCATTGCGTAAGTCAACTCATAGATATTATGGCAAATCAGCCCTATAGGTTTATTTTGCTCCTGTTTGATTCTATCTTTTGTATCCATATTTAATAGATTAATATTGTTGTAATGATTGTGACAAATACTTTTAGCCCTTTTTATTATTCTACATAGATTTGTTTTTATCACTTCTATGTCATCAATACTAAGAGATGTGTTGTTATCATCACATCTATCTAATATTGTTTGAATTGTAGCCAAATAATGATCCATATCTTAAATTGTTAATTATATTACCATCTCCCATTTCCCGGCGTAAACAGTATCTCCCCTGTCCTCACCCAATGATTCCAGTTATTTTTAAGTTCATCAATATCATACGCCTCAGCCGACTTACCGTTATCAGATCTTTTTATGACCGACATAATACTTTCCGCTTGCACGCTCCAATGACTATAACAGTCTGTCCCGCATCCGCACGCCGTGGCTCTCCCGTTATCGAACTTCCAGACCAGAGGCCGGAGGCCGCATCGTGGACACGGCAACCATTCCATTGGATTCTCCGGCTCCTCATAAGCATCAATACACTTGTACTTATATCTCTCTACCATTATGATCAACCATTACAGAATTGATTTAATCTTTCGATTCCTCATCTCATTCTTATCCTTAAACATCATTATCCTATTAACAATTCCCTCCGATTCCATGTACGTCGAGAATCCATGTATTCTTAGATATTGGATTGCTGATAGTGATTTTTCTAATATTTCCTTATATTCTATATCTGTTTTAACTGCTTTCCCCATGATCTTTTCCCTCCATTTCTTCTAATATGATTTTAACCAGATATACTACCTCGTCTATCTGGTCGTAATAAACATTCACCCCATCAACTTTATCATTGTTTTCATCATATCCATCAACCATCAAATTATCTTCCCCCGATAAATACACGGATGTTATAGATAAACAAATCAACCCGTTATCGGTAAAGATCCTTATTTCAGCCGGAAAATCATCTATATGGCCTACGCTACTCACATCAAGATCAAGTCTCCCTGTTCTTTTAATCAAATCAACCATAGCCCCATAAGCTACTACGTTCGCATTTAATAGCATTTTATTTAATGCATTTACTCTTTCTACGTCTTTCATAATCTCCAACCCCTTTGTATCACATTGTTATACGTTATTCCGTTATCTTGAATTAGTTTCATAAACTGATCTTCGGTATAAGCCAGAGATTCCCCTCTGTTAGCCCTCTCTATATTCTCACTCATCATCCCTATAGCCTGTATTAAGGCTGCTGAGGAGTTGGCTATCAATTTAGCCGCTTCCATTATCCTATTATCGTCCATAATCATATTACTTTAACTTCCTCGTTCCACAAATGTCTTTCATATACCATGGTTATTCCTATCAAAATCCCGGTATCTTCTCCCCAATATTCAAGTATTTGATTCCTGAATTTGTGACGCAATTTTTGTATTCCTCCCTTGTTTTTATCATAAGAAGAGTAATCTGATAATCTTACTGTCTCCATCGTTTACCTCCTTCATTTGTTCGTATGCCAATCTTTTAAGTTCCGGCGTGGTGTTTGTTTCTTCTTATTTTCCCCCATACTTATTTCTCATTTCATTAATATAGCTCATATACCAATCTCTTATATCCTCTTCACTATCCATGCTATACTCTTTATTGAATGGATCGTATCTGATAAACTCCTCTGTTCGGCAGAATGGGCATGGAATCTCTTCCAATGGCTTGATTAGAACACCATCATCACCTACATTATCCAGATCATACAATATGCCATCTATGCAAGTCGCGTCTGGATAATTCGCACCGAAAAGCGGGAATTCTGGACATGTGTTTCTCATACTTGTACTATTCAAATTCGTTCTCATATTCCTTTCTCCTATCCACTTCCTTTAAATTCAAACCATCAGGTGTCAATATCTTCTTTTCCAACAAATCAAAGAGAAGCATCGCCCTTGACTCCACCTCTGTTTCCCCAAATCCGCTATATACTTCTGTTGGCGAATCGTAGGCATTGTAACGAACATAGGCAGCTTCGTAGTATTCGCTATCCTTATTCGGGAAATATTGTGTCAATTGCAACCAGTCATCCCATATTTTTGATTTACTGATATTTATCATACTTGGTAGTATCTCTCCAAGTTCATGACTCATATAAGCCGGTATGAGGTCACCTTCTTTTCTATATGAATACCTCATTGTATTTTGTGTAACTGATTCTGTTTGGGATCCCCCTCCTTTCATCTCTTTCACAAAATAAAATTCCGACTCTGAATTTACACCCAACTCATGCAGCTTTAATGCAAGCTCATAAGGGCACATAAAATTTTGATATTTCATATTATTCTATATTTTCGTTTCTGTAATCTCCTGCATAGTCCAACCATACCCTGTAATCATTTCTGTACTTGGTTGCCTTTATTTTCATATTCCGGGATATACTCTTATTCACATTTTCACCAAGTACACTCCTTAGCTCCTTCTGTAAGACCGCCCCGATAAGAGGATAGATGTCCAAATAATTGCCTTCACACTTCTCGAAATCTATTGCCTTGTTCCCTATTGCCCGTTCTAATGCCTTGTCCATTGCCTTCACAATGGATTCTTGCACATTTTTATATCGATTGATAAAATCCTGTTCTTTATTTTCCATTTTAATATGTTTTTTACAAAAAATGTTCATTACCTTCATAAGGAATACAATAGATCCATCCCGTCCCATTTAAGCATTCATATCTTTCTTCTTTATATTGAGCATCAGCAATTTTCCTAACAAACAAACTTACGTGCCAATCATCGTCTTCTGTATCTCTTACTAAAACTTTATCAAATGGCTTGAATTTATATTCTGGTTCTATTTTAATACCAAAGAATTGTTTCAAATACATTTTGGCTTTAGGCTCTTTGCTTGTTTTAAGAGCATCAATAAACTTTTGCCTTTCATCCTCAGTAGCAAGTCTGTATTTTTCAATATTATTACAATCAGCATGTGCTTTTCTAGGAATCACGACTCCCCTCCCCTTCTTCCATGATGCATGAAAAGATGTAAGATATTCTCCGTTCGTATTTAATATAAACAGGTAATCACCCTGTTCATTACTCAATACATCTCCGTCCTTGAATGTGGTATATTCTGGAACTTTAAGCTTAAGTCTATAATTCTTTCCTCCGAATCCATTATTTGAGAACCAATCTGATATTATGCCGTGATCAGTATGGATAACTCCTAGGATTGGGAAAGACTCTTCCCTATGATACACAAACTCTACTCTGTAATTATCGCCATCCGTTACAATCATTCCATTGCGCTCACCATTGTTGATTTTCTTTGCCAACTCTAAATCAAATGGTATTGTTATCATTTTCTTTCCCATAATTTTACATGTATTTATATTGTTATTTTCACTTTAGTTATATCACTACATTGCAGCTTTATCTATTCAGCCAATCCAACGAACATGGGCGGACGCCCCGCTTCCCCGACCGCCTTACCCATACACGCCGGCTCCACCGGTAACGCCGCCCATGACATCTTGGATGTCTCTCCCGTAAATCTGATAGTGATCGCCACAGCTCTCAAATGTTACTTGATAGCTGTTTAATCCCATCCTAATTGTCTCGCAACACCTTCCATCTCGCTATACGCTATCCTGTGACATCCAGCAACCAATATATCATTCTTATAGCTATTGATCTTCCATTTGTGACTGGTTGTATCCAATACCATATCGTGTTGGAATTTACCGCCATTATGGAAGAACTTTATCAATTTCCAAAGTCTCTCAGCTTCAGCTCGCCCTATCTTGATATTCTTGCTAGTCTCAATTATGCCATTCTTAATGCGAAGCCATACGTTAGGCTGGTCATCCTCCAAATAATAATGTGAATATAATTCCAGAATCTTGCCAGACTTCCACATCTCGATCTGTTCTTCAAATTTTTTCTTGCGATCTTCTTTTTCTTTTCTTCTTTTTTCAAAAATTAAAGCCTCTTTTTTCGCCTGACTGTCTTCCCATCTCTGACATCTGGCCACATACCCAGCCCACGTTCCTTCACCACAAATCTCATCTACTATCACATTGGTCGTTCCTAAAGTTTCTAGCGCTTGATGATTTAGCAATACCTCAAACACACGCTTTAACTCATGGACGTATTCACTTTTAATCTTATCCGATCCATAAGATAACTCATGTTTAGTTCCAATCCAGGTGTTTGCACTCTTTTTAAGAAGGCTCTTGGGAGTACCCATATTAAAGAACTCAATATAATCCATTAGACTTCTAAATACTCCCCAAACATCCCTATAAGACAGGCTTGTTCTAACCTTCTTGTATTTCTCGATAACCTCTTTGATAAGCTCCAATTGACTGGTGATAAAAGCCATGCTGCCATCATCAGACATATTATATCCAACATAAAATACCTTTGAGCCAGTTGGTATTGCACTACGAACACAATGTTGATGTTTACAGGTGGAAGAAGAATAATACTTATCGTTAAGCAAATACGCCTTTTCACCACACTTATTTCTTACGATTCTTCCAACCTCAAAATGATAACCATAAGAATAAATACTTCTACCTTCAAAGAAAAAATTACTACCTCTTGCGGATTCTTTCTTTTCGTTTGCCCATAAGTGAGCGACCATAGAGTTGTTCATATCAATATTTTTTTTGTTATACAACTACAGATTAATAATACGATATACGTTCATTACATCCGACATCTTGAATTTATCAACATCCGTATTCTTAATATCATATGTATATGAGTCAAATAAATTACTTACCGCGTTCAACCAATCATCATCTGTCGGTTCTTCTACCTCATCCATACAATCATACACATCCCAGTAATTCATGAGGATACCATTGTACGCTATTTTCGGATCAGCGTATTCTCCTCTTGACATAAAGCAGATGTTTTTGCCGGCCTCGTTGCCGGCAACTATCTTTTTGTAATCTTCTATAATCTTATTCATTTTTCTGATAGTGATTATGTGTAGACTAAAAATTACTTTAACTCAAATTTAATTCCTTCCGGGAGTTGGGAGCGATCCACGTTATTCACGAAATCATCAAACTCTTCTTGTGTGATCTTTTCCCCATAATCACACCAGTTGAAAGATAAAGTGTTCGTGTGATTATAATATATCACATTATCGGTTGACAATCCATAATCAAATACACAGAGCATTACCTTTTTGTCTGTTTCCGCTTCCCTGATTACCTTATCGTATCGCTCACAAATTTCAGTACGCTTTTTCAACATCTTTGCCTTATGAGCCTCCTCCCTACGTTTTTCGATATTTTCTGCGGAATAATACCCGGCTTTAATACGCTCTTCAATAAGCAAACGTTCCTCGTCCGTTAGTGTCAGGGTAAATCTTTCTTCTTCTGGCTTATATGGATTAACCCATTTCTTTCCACACAGGTCTTCAAGTTCCGCAATAAGCTCGCCTGATTCACGTTCCCATCTATCCACAATCCCCAGATTGAAAAGCAGATACTTGAAATACATCTTATCATCCACCGCTTCAGATAATTTGGAATATTCCTTGTCTGATATACGTAAATATTCAATAGCCACATACTTATCGCTATTCTTTATGTGATACATGCCATTTTCCACCGGATACATAGGAGCACCATAATGATTACAACAATGTAATGGTATAAACTTCGCCAATTCCGGACAATGTTTCGCAATCTCATCGTGGCAGCAGCCTCCCATATACTCTTTATATATCCCATATTCGTTTTTCTGACGAATGTCAGCGGTTATACTCAAATCACACATATTGTTATGACAATCATCATCTAACGATATCGTGACTGTTATTCTGTATTCCCTTTTGTTTTCTGTAAAGAATTTTGTACTTAAAAAAGTTAGTTTATTTGCAGTTCCCATATTTTTATGTTTAATCGTTTAACTTATGAAAAATAAAATCGGCACAATTTCCCGGAAGTGTTCCTGCATCATTATATCGATAGAACCCTTCTGTTTCCCAATCCACATCTACCGGATAGCCATCTGCGATGTTCAAGAAGTTTTTTATTTCTTGACATTCTTCTTTACATAATCCAGTATAGTCATCATTTATCAGAGCGCAAGCCCAATAAACTGGAAGCCTGTATCTTATTACCTCTATATTCATAATCTCATCAATTTACAAATTATCAATACTAAAAAAAACTCCAACAATCTATTACAATAAACTCTCCTACTCCATATTCCACAAGTGACTTAAGTGATTCTATCCCATTACAGTAATAGAAAACATTATCATTATCATCATCATTGATGCTTAATGATAATTTTATTGTCGTTCTTTGATCATCCCCTGTGTCTTTCCATACGATCTGACATTCTACGTATTCAGGTTCTTTCCCATTCTTTTTAACGAACTCGAAAAACATAGAATCAATATCTTTCTTGACTCTATCTACATCCGTTATCACTACCTCTTCCTTGCAATCCCCACAATTAGCATGCATAAAAGATTCATCAAGATAATCTATTATTTTCCCGGTGTTTGGATTTACGATCGCTTCACAAGCAATATTTGTTCCGCCACACCTTGTACATATCACTTTCATGCTATTTCATTTAATGGTTCAACATACACATCCCCATTCTCATAATAGAGTCGATCTTCATACTGATTATGATGAAGCTCCTCACGTATCGCATCTTCATTATCAGCCCAATACTCGTACTCCTCATGCCATGACTTGAAGAAGTTATCATAACATTGTCTCATCAGATCCTCTAAAGAAAAATCCTCCGGATAAGTACACCATGCATTGTAATAATCAATTATAGGTTTCAGGAGATAATAATCATAACACATCCCTGTCAATGGGCAATTATCTCCATAGTCAAACATCACCCTACTATACTTGTGCCTGTATTTGTATTTCCCATCAATATATTTACCTGACGTGGAGAAATACTTGCCCTTGATAATATATGGCATAATATTGTTGTTGATATATCTGAACAGTAATTTACCGCATAGATTCTCAGGGAATATATCACGATGATAATCTGTAGGGTGTTCATAAATAGGATCCTTGTATTTAAACCCATAACTAAAATCATATCTCTCGTATCCAACTTCCCAATTATAAACCCTAGTATCTGTCATATCCTCAAAGGCTTTCATTGACTTTTTATAGTCTATGCCATAAGCATCCATACATTGCTCCATTACATTCCAGTGCTCACGCTCTATGATCCTTTCTTGTGAGTCTTTTGACAGCTCATCAAACTCATACAGTTTTAATACAATCTTTTTCATAATCCCTCCTTTTTTAATATAATTAGATCCCTAACGTCAATCGAATGACATACGTACCTCCTTATGTTCACGCTTAGGGATGATCGTGGCTATTCTCACGAACCACCACAATCCAGATTCAGATATCATTCATCCTTTATCTTTACGAATGGGTTTTCTTCATAAAACTCCACTACATCCTTAGATTTTATAGATGTCACTATACCGGTGGTATCCACAAATCCGTCTGTCTCATCCATTGCCAAAGCTTCTATTTTATCTCCCGGTAGAAAACAAAGATTATAGTCTTGATCAATATACATAATCATCTTTAACCTAACCATGTCATCAATGATGCCTTTCATTCTCTCCACGACATCCAATTGATCATCACTAAGCATTAATCTACTTTTTGATGATTCCACTAACCTTATGTCTCCATTCCTGTCAACTACAGTTAAGTCATTGAATTTATACACATCTTCACGTGTTCTGTAATATGTTTCCTTACAATAAATTTTTCCTTTATCATCTATTTCAATATCAAAATATTCCAACTTATCCTTGACAGCTCTTCCGTTTTTGTATTTCCACACATCACCTATTGGAATGAACCCATATAATGACTCAAAAACATCATATATTGATAGTCTTGTCTTAGGAATGCTCTCGCCCTTTTTAAAACATTCTTCGGACGAATAAAATAATTTCCCATCTAATGTCTTCTCAGTCCTACATCCTCCCCATGTTCCTACATATCTAACTACTCCATATGTAAAACTGATCAAGATCTTATCAATCTCAAACCACTTTAATCTTCCTGACATATCGTCAAAAAGATATCCACTCTCTAGATAAACCGATAAACATTCTCTAATTTCCATAACAATTTATTTTTTTTAATTAAACAACATCATTTGCCTTGATCACTATCCGTCTCAATATTATGAACAAGCTCATATAGATCATAATCACTACACTCTGCTAAACATAAAGAGAAGACGTTCCTGTCGTTAATCAGGAAATAGCTATCTTCTAATATAAAGATAGATTTTCCTACCTCTAAAAAACAGTCCCATAACTCATTGCCTCTTTTATTGCCAAACACTTTCTGAAAAGTATGACGATCTGCCTTATTCTCGAATTTACGCATCCGTCTAATCCACTCATATCCGTGCCTCACTAAATCCAATCCGCCGGCTTCATCGAAGCTCCCGTTTTTATCAATCCATTTATTTACATCTATCAACATACTCCCTTATAATATTACATTAAACAACTCGTTTAACCTATCTATCTCACTTAGGTATTCACCTTCTTCATCAAACTTAATTTGAGTCCCATTATCCAAACCAAAGGACAGGGTAAAGGATATGACCCAGCCCGATCCGTCCACGGCCTGCCCCTTGGGAACCCAAGACATCACCGTCTTCTTGGATATCCACCATCTCCCTATCTGAACGAAATCAGGATAGTTGTTCATTAAATACTCCATCTGACTAGCCATCTTATTAACATCATCAAAAGGCACTATATGATACTTGTTTCTTATCCTGACCTTCAAGAAGGGGTTATCCATATTATATGCCGCAAATGCTGATATCATGGAACTAGGATATCTAACCCCTTTTATTACCATCCATTTCATATATAACACCTCCTCTTAATCATTGATCCATTCCACAAAAACTCCCCCTTTCAGACTGTAATATGTATCTGCTTTTATCTTTTCTCCATCAACAAATTCCGTTTTTACACAAATGGGGATATATCTTTGTTTTCCCTCAGAATAAGACCACTCGGATAGTGTTATCCATGATCCTTTTGAGGCTTTTGCTACTGGGTTAATACCTGCGCACATGATGACACAGCCTTCGCCTGTGCTGTCTATCTGGGCACCGTCGCCGGATGATCCTATCTTGGCACCGTAGCCGGATGAATTATCCTTTATGCTCGTTTTTATTTTTTCAGGTGATGTGATCTCTTTTAGCCATTCGACTCCAAGATAGATCATGTCAGCCAATTTTAACTCTGCTTTTATTTTTATTTTCGAGGAGCAAATCTTTGTCCCTCTATCCTCCTTGGATATATTCCCGTCTTGCTCTACTTCGCAAAACCTAGAGTCTATCATAGTATAGTGATCAAAAACATCAAATGGGCTTTCGCAAGCGTGAAACCCTCTGTTACACACCTTGATCTCTCCATCCATCTCATATATCCCTCCAATTTTGTATTGGAAGTCTCTGCATCTAAGATTCTTGTCGAATCCTTTATAAGATTTTATAGCCATTTTGCAATTTATTTAATATAATTTCATCCGCTTCTGTCCTCTTATCCATAGGCTTGTTTTGAGATTCATTGATAAAGTCAAGCATCTCATCCCATGTCCTCTCAAACAATTGTCCATTATTAACCCCACAGCATCCACATCCACTAGAAAATACTGGGATTATACTCCCATTGTACATCTTAACGAATTTATATCCTATATATTCATCACATAATGAACATCTTCTTACTGGTATAAATCTTACTTTACCGCTATAAACGATATTTACTAATGTCTCACGATCCATATAATTTTCTCCTCTAATTAATTGTCCTTATTTCTAGCCAATCGAATAAAATTTATCCGCGCTCTCTTTTCCGTCTCCGCGAAAGTTAGCCAGCCCGCATGTCAGGATGCTCACAAGGTTATCCACCACCTCCAACTCGCTCGATTTGAACCACGCCAACTGACTATAAGTTTCACCTATCCATATTATACTCATTCTCCCGTCCCGACTGACCTCCTTGACCAGCCCTATATGGTTTTTAGTGTCCTTAATCACATTTAATTCGTCAATATTTGTAAGCCGAACAAAATCCATCGGCCGTATCACTTTATTCTCGTCCATGTCTTTATCCTCCTATATTCTTTTTATTCTCTCAATTTACGCTTAACCTCTTTAACATATTTAGTAGAATGTAGTCCCCTATGCAATCTTATAGCCCGATCTATATCCTTTTTAGGATTATGATGAGATTGATATATCTCGAACATTTCCCTAGCCTTGACAGGATTTGTTCTATCATCGTATCTATACCGCTTTTTCTCCCGTTTAAGACACAATATCCTATTAACCTCATCTACATACACCTTTTTCATCTGCCACCTCCCTAAAGCCCCGGATGAGGCGTTATACGCCCGATCGTCATTCCTTGACTCCACGAAAGACAAGGCGGCCGCCAGCCTATCCCACACCCGTGCCTCGATCACGGCCGGCTTCGGGGCGAGGGGCATGCCTCCGCTTCCTTTTGGCGGTGTTAATATTATCATCGCCATCACAAGTAAGTATCTTATCATGTTTACTTGTTTTTATAAAACTCCTCCCCGAATTTCACATTATCCACATAATCTTCCATGCACTCATGAACAATTATATGAATATCACCCTCCGTATATGTTACCTCGGACATCAGCCTCTCATTAGTCATCCACCAAGAATAACTATCAATATGCCGTATCTCAAATCCATGATCATGCAACGCATACATAACATTATATCTTAAATCCCTGTCCATCATCATACACTCGTACACGATATAGCCATTGATACTTTCATGAGACCTACCGAACGTATAAACGTACCTACCCATCAACTTATACAACTCCCTTGCCATAGGATTCGGGATCGCCTCATCCATATCAAAATCCCCATCTGGATCAATAACCCACTCTACATCCCGCTCATCAATACAAGCCCTAGGCATTCCTATTGTCCGTACATAAAGACGTGATCGGTGATCCTCGCTTAACACCGTCCCGATATACTTTTCCCCTTTGGCATATCCTATATTATGGTTGCCGGTTATATTAAATACAATTTCAGCTCCTATCTTAATTTCATCCATATTCAAGATGTTTGTATCATTTGTTATCTTTTTTATACAAAAAGAGGATATAATGGCATAATATTATGATATCAAGACACGAATGCGTTATCTATCATATTATCATACATATCCTCTATACAACGTCATTTATGGCATTATATCGTATATGATGCCGCAGGTCATAAATACATCTAATTAACCCTTTTTTAAGGGCTTATTGCCATTTAGGTAACTAGCTATGCCTAATATTTTCGAAATAAGGGCTTTTTTAGCCTTATACTCATCGTTTATCCCTATTATCGCATATCTGTATACCATCCCATCCTTCGACACCTCCACGCCCACGTATTTAGGCGCAACGGCATCCCTATGTAATACGATAAACGGGCTTTTGCCGTCCAGCTCATTTATCAACTGGTTAAACTGTCGCCTTGTCATCTGATAGTGATATTATTTCCATGTTATAAATACGATCTCTTTTTACCCTTATCTTCTCGCATAGCTCATCGAAGCACCCATCTTCTTCTAACCTACCAACATAATATGATACATTCGATTTAGAGCTTCCTTGAAGATATATATTTCCTCCTATATTCCTTGAGAAAAAATTAGGCAAGACCATCTTTTGCCTCTTATCCTTATTATCCATGTAAGATATAACGACAACCCATAATTCTGGCTCCCGTTCTTTTACAGATAACATGAGATCAAGACTCGATTTACCATTAATATTCCTCCTGCCAGTTTCGTTATAACGAAGAATAATATAATCATCCACGTTATTATTCTCAATCATCACGACTATAGGGCGATCTCCCTTCCCATTATCACATAATACTCTTGGCTCTTTCCCGTTGCGGAGATACACCTTATCGTAATCTCCGTTTTTGTATATCTCAAAATCAAATTCTATCACCATATTATTTTCTCCTATTGATGTATTGTTGCGTACGTCCTTCCTCTATTTTTTCGAAATAAAACTTATTCCCATATAACCGAGTGAAGCAGATGTTATACCCGAAATGTTCCGCGCGTCTGATCTGCGCGTAACCTCTACTGATGTCATTATTATCAATCAGCGTAACAAAACAATGTGATCCTACTTCTGTATTCAAAACCAGATTTTCCCAATCTTTTACCTCCATATCAAATCTCCTTAAATAATTTTTTGTTATGATTATCGCTATTATACCATTTATCAATATTATCGTACTGCTTTGGATAAACCCCATAAGACCTACACCACCTAGGTAACGGCCCGTTCAGCACGTCTAACGCCGCCTCAAGGTCAAACGTAGCTTCCTCCTTGACACAACACCCCGATCCACTTCCACAGCTCGGTATATAAGCTCTACTATACGCTACGCTCATCCCATATTCCCCATGACTCAGATACCCGATGTTGGGTGAATCAGGGAAGGCGTAATACAACATCGTATAATCACCCTTACTCCAACCTCTATTATAAGTATCATCCTGCCATACGAAAACCCTGCAACCGGCCTTCTTTAACTCATCAGCCGCTTTTCTTAAAATATTATCTCCCATATCATTTATATTTAAATTATGCCAAGGCGCCGGGAACCGACCCCGGACCATATCCGCACACGTACGATCATGGTATTCCTTCCGCCCCGCCAAGGCTTGGTTCAACATTAACAAACTTTCATATCCTCACACATCTTAAAAAAGACCTCTCTTATGATCCTCTTATACAAGATGTATATCTCATCATCATCCTCATCGAACTCCACGCCCCATGAACGTAATAAATATCTAATGTCGCAATTCGCTATATGAATCCTAAATATGGATGGAACGCTCATTATGTAATCCTCAAAAGCTTTCTTAATCCCATCCCTTTTGATATGTTCTTTATACTCATCCTTGAACACGTTAAGCATAAAAGATAGATATTCCCTATCATATTTAAACTGCTTCCCATAATTATCTGTATCTATATGATCCAGTATATATATCTCTATAGCGTCTCTATCGTATTTTGACATACTCCTTCCTCCTCCTTTTGATATTTTATAACCTTTTTCTCCCCATACGCTTTCGCTAACTGGATAAGTTGACCGGTAAATACCTTGGTACGGTGTTTTACGATCTTATCCACCAACTCCGGGCATCTGGTTCTCCATCTATAATTAACCTCGCCCTTAGCTTTCTTCTTGTAATACCTGTAGAATGTTACGGCTACTACCACTTCTCCATTCTGCTCGAAAGCAACCAAATCGTAATTGTTGTAAACTATTTCGTTCATGTTGTTATTATTTTTATGTACTTAATCACTTCTTCTGGCAAGGATGCTAAATCCCTAACCCTTTTACCAAAATTGTATGTTTTTCTCTTCCACGGGTAATAATCCCCTACATACATCGCTATTCCTTGAGGATGGAACGGGTTCGAGCTACAACTAAATATCGGATAATATAGGGCATTATTATGATTATTACTCTTACCACTTATACACACAATAGTATATCTATCAGACGTTTTATCGCCAAAATCATATACTCTTACCTTCACTTTCATGCCATTGGCATTTGTTATAATATTATCCATATATACCTCCTTTATTGTTTGTTGTTCAATCCGACTAATCTATTCCCTTCCCATATAAGGTATATGAGCCACACCATCCACGACTCTCATTTGATACCCGAATATGATTCACAGGTTTATTCCCCGCCATACAATTAGCGTAAGATAATACCGCCGACATGCTTCTAAACCCAGAATCCATTGCTGATTTAATAAGCTTCCTATCACATCCAAATACCAATATCTTTATAACATCCTTCTCTTTTACAGTTCTTCTTACACGCATAATCTTGCCATAAAATAAATAAACATAAAATCTATTCTCTCTTTGTTATCATCCATCCTATGCCCGGTAATTTCAAAAACAACCCTACGCTTTTCTACAGTCTGTATATTATCTAACTGAATAGCTATGTAAGGATATTTTATAACTTTCTCTCTATTGATGTTATTCAAAATAGCGTTGACATCTTGCCTGCGAAAATACATATTTACCCCTATGTAGCTGGCAACCAAAAGACATTCGTCTATTATCCCATCAGTATCGAATAACAATAACATATCATCCTTCTCGACAGTATATTCCATATCAAGAATCTTGATACGTTTGCTTCCGTCCTTCTTATCAGCTATAAGAATCCCTATTATATCCTTATCGGTCGTAAGGATATAATACGCCTCATCCTTTGTAATATTATCACGAAGGTAAGATAGCGCTTCATCCTGTAATCTTAGTAGTTCTATTTCGTCCATATTTATTTCTATTGTTGCCAAGGGAAAAGGGACGGCGCTGGCGACAAGGCCTGTCCAGCCTCCCCACAGCCGCCCGCATTCCCCTTGGTATCATTAACCACCTCAAATAATCTCATAATCGAATTTCACATTAACACTCTCATCAATGCTCAATTCTTTCTTCATCCCAAATACAGTCTCCCTTACCGTATCAAAATCCAATAATTGATCTTCGGGATTATTCACAAGCTCTCTCCGGTTATTCTTCCTAGGTTTTCTAGATGTAAGAATATATTCCGCACAACAGCTTCCTTCAAATGTCCTCACTCTGGAATACCATAGATCACCGGTCCCGTACTCAACACATATATTCATGTTTATGATGGTATTATCCCACGCTTTTTCCGGTAAATGTTTGAAAATCCTGTTAACCCACCCCGTGTCAATATCTATATAAGGACAATCTAAATCCGATGTCCCCTTAATATCCAGATATAGCATAACCTGTCTATTATTCTTAAACATTCGAGCTTTCACATTCATTTTCTTCCGTCCCCATACCACTATTCTATTATTTCCAACTTCCCGTAATAAGGATAAAAACAACCGTCTCGATAAACCGAATATCTGAGCGTTTTATCCTTTGCTTCATAGATGGTAACACAACCGCTGTTATAAGCGTTGGATAGTTCTTTTGCTACAAATCCGCCTATTTGTTTATAGGTTTTAGGCGTATCCCTCAACGGTCTGCCTACATATATTTTTACTCTTTTGCACTTTTTGTCGCCTACGCATATATCCTTTCCTCTAAGCCCCGTTAAATACATGAATCTCATATCAGTCAATTTTAAATCCAACATTCCTCTACCTCTATCTCCATATGATCCTCCCAATCACATCTATCAACATCCTCACCATCCTCGAAATAATAGTAAGCCCATACCTGTACGCCTCCTACCTCTATATATCCATCACTCTTCCATTCTATCAACCCGTCTTGCCTTACCACGTTGGTAGGCTCAGCCCCTAACGACAGCAGATTATTTACTATACTACCGCCAAATACGTTCCTTGCTTCTTCTCTCGTCATATCACTATCAGATTTTTAATATTACACTACCGCCAAAGGAAAACAGGGACGGACGACCAGCGGGGCCGACCCCACGCCATCGCCGCCCCTCGTTTCCCTTGGTTCCCTCCGTATCACTCCCACGCCAACAGACAATATCTACCACCAATAACACTATACCCACCATCACTCGCAATCGCTTTGCGTTTCCACTTAACGGTAAAGTATTGCCCCCGTTTAGAAAGGAATCCCATTGATTGGAAAGTATTTCTTTTGTTGATTGAAGGGGTTCCCCTTGTTTTTCTTTGTTTTCCTTGGGTTTCATTGGTTTTCCATGGTTTCCCTTGTTTGGAGGTGTCCCCTCCCGCAAAACAAATCAACCCCACCAACTCCCAGCATAAAACCCGAGACCTTCCTCCCGATTGTTCCACGTGGAACGCCCGATTAGTCTAGGATGTCGAGATCCTTGTTCTTGATTGCCTTATATATCTGCTTTATACAATGTATTGATAATAAAGCCAATAAAAGAACTATGATTAAGGGCAGGGCGTCGCCCGTAGCTATAACATACCGCCCCAACTCAAACGCCATATACCCACAAAACAAGGTAAGCACCAAATATATAAATACACCCATAAAAAATATACAATAAGTAACCGTGATTTAAAAACAATACCCAAATAATACAAATAATTGAGTATCAACAACATAATATATATCAAGCCTTAGAGCTTCCTCTAAGGAAAGATAAGCCCAGACATAGATAAAAAATATACAATAAGTACCGCCTATTATATACCTTTTAGGATCGATTCACGCACGAAACCATACATAAGGGCACAATATACCCGCCTGCATGGATATAAATATATACAAAATGATACATAATAAAGCATTTTACTTACACATTTTCGGTCAAGGCTTAAAATTTACCGCCTTAACACTTTTATGTGTAAGCAAAACATATGAATATGCTATCATTTTGTAAAATATAGGCATAAAAAAGCCCTTCAGTCATATATCACTACATTACTGAAGGGCACAAACTTTAAAATCAAATAAAAACAAACGATCTATTGTCGCAATTTGTTTGCCATGTAACTAACACGCTTACGCCTGCACTTATCCGACTCCCTGCTACAATCTAATTTATTAGAATTGTATAGTTCTTTGGTAAGCTCAATATAAAACTCCATCTGAGACTTTCTAGCAGATTCTAAAGCCTTTTCTTTTTGAAAAGATAGTTTCCTATTCAAGTTACTAAATTTATTCTTATACATAATCAATCGCATTTAATGAAGCCAATAAGAAATAGGCGACTAACAAGGCACAAGGCCGCCGTTATCAATACAGCTAGCCGGACGCACCACACCCGCCAGATTCCCTTTGGTTTTTGTCCCTTTGCCCCGAACGAACGAGACCAAATACGCACATACGTCACCCGTGATACGTACCGACAAGGCGCACTTTGTCCGTCAATTTAACCGCACAAAATACCCTTATAAGGGTTGTTATTTGCTATCCGTACGCATGTTAGGTATTTAAGCTACCCTAACATACGTCGTATTGATATATTGGCACGGATATAACGCCGTAATACACTCAATGCGTGCTGCTCTCACAACGCACTAACATACGCCCTATACATGCGTATATACACCAATATGCCCCGTGTTTTTACACGGCCTACTAGGTTGACCTAGCGTACTTACCGGATTGATATAAACCTAAAGATAATAGTACTACCCTGGACTAGGATAGTACCTAAACCACATTGCTAAGCGGCGGCCTATCTATCGCAAGCTCTCGATACTCTAACGACTAGCGATATGTCTATACCAAAATGTTAAATATCATTACCTATTTAGTCTAAATCAGTAGCGCGACGGGAACGCATAGGTGTGCTACCATAACGCCCCTATATACAAATGATATAGGGGCTAATTATTTGCTACCTTTCGTTTTTTGGATGTGTTAAGTAATATGTAACGCATTTCGCAATGAGACTAAACGTATACCGTTTGATAGGTACGGCACACTTTATGATACGTTTGTCTGCACCGTTAAACGTTTCGTAATATATACCAAAATCGTACTCTATAGGCTCATTATATCCAAAGCGTTTATGTGCTTTGCCTGTTATCGATATTTCTGCCACCTTATCCTCTGACAACTTTGTGTTTTTATCCTGCTCCTGTTTATCGAAATATACTCTTTCGATCTCCTTGTAGGCGCAAAAAGTTTCATCTACACGTGGTAATATCTCTTTACAAAGTTGTATCACCACCTCCTTATCTTTTGCCAAAGCAACCAAAGCCGGTGCTATAGCTTTGTCTACTTTTATATCATTATCTTTCAAAATCTCGTTGATTTCTTTGCCTGATTTAAACAGGTTGCACCATGCCTTGACCGCACCTGTTAATGTTTTCTCACTTGCTTTTTTAACTTCACTTTGGACTTTGTTAATATCTTTACTTGTCATAATGTTTTGCCCATACCTTTGGGACTTGTATCGGTATCTGGTACACCTTGTTTATTAATGTTGTTATCTTACAAGGGCAAATATACTACATGTTTTATTTTCAAACAAATATTTTGCAATAAAAATTCGACGATTATATGTAATAAATCTAATCAAATGTAAACGTATATTAAAATATTGATTTATATGATTGATAATCAGCAAGTTAAACGGAAAATAAACATTCTTTTTTCGTCCAGATGGTAGTTTGCCGTTCCTGTTTTATGATTTATATAGGTGGGGGGGGTGGACCAAAAAACGGCAGCCCGGCCGGGCCGATTTCGGGGAGGTGGTCCGTCCCACATATCCCACATATCCCACATATCTCCGCATATCCCCCATCCTCACCACATATCCCGCATATCCCAATATGTCCGGCGTCCCAACATATTCCTATGTCCCCATCCCTCATCCCCTCACGACTTAATAATCCCATTAATTTTATTATATTTGCGATATAATTAAAACATAACATATTATGAATAAAGAAGTTAAATACATGGGGGGGGGGTATTTTAACCCTCAGATAAGGAGGGGGTATGTTTAGGCGCAGGACTTCTTCTTCCGGTAAGATCCACTACCGTGTTAAGATAAACAAGAATATGTGTCTTGGCGTTGTAGATATATATATTGATGGAGATGTATATCAACGTGGTTTTAACGGATCTTATCTTGATATATATCGCGATAAGAAGATAAAAACTATAAGCATAAGAGGACAGATAGAATATCTAAATCCGAAAAATGAGTACAATATTATTTTAGGCATAAGTGGAGGTATTATAGAAGGAACCCTTACGTATCAATATAATTCGGGTATGCATTGCGAGTTGGCTAATATGGTGACATACGGGAATAGGATAACTAATTTTGTTCCTGTAACGGTGATAACCGATCCTGGGAAGATTATTAATTTCACTTACAGACCTGAATTAAAGACTCAGGTTTTAGATGAAAGTTATGTAACTTGGGATGGTGATTATGTATTAAACGATAATTGTATAGTAACTGATCTTTGTTCGGGATGTGAATCTTATGCCTATGGGAAAGGTTCTCATGGTAACTATCGAGTAACGGTAAGGATAGTGTAGTACCAAGGGAAGGGGGGTAGACCTCATCCCTCCGGGCCTACCCCGTCCTCCCTCCGCCTCCCGTTATTTTTGGCTTCCTTCTGGTTTTATCCTCAAAATTTCATATCTTTGAGACAAAACTATAATCATGTTTAGAGACATACTTCATAAGCTTAAGATCTTCTTCTGCGACGACGACGTTGAGAAGATATATGTAAGGGACAGTACGGTTATCCGCAACAACGAGATCCATAGGATGTATGACGAGATATTGGACGAGCTAGGTGATTTGGCTACGGTCGTGTCAAGGAACTACGTATATGGTAAGATAAAGGACAGGACGGGATTAAGCATCCGTCATATCAGTAGGATAATAAACCATACTAAAGTTGAGGAGATATGATTAAGGATACGATGGAGTGGGATATGATAAATGAGATATCAGCGTTATTCGTGATGATATTCACGGCCGGGTTGATGTTTGTCATGCCGATGCTAGATATGGAGTGTAATGATATTATTATCATAATAGGATTCGGGATAATATTGTCTTTTATGTTAACCATAATACCGATCTTGCTTTCTTATGATATAAGGGATGAGATCATTGAGTTGATTGGGGATATGGATAGCCAGATCGTGGTAGACACTTCGGTATATAAAACGAACCTGCCCTAAGTAATTCCTAGGGCAGATATTAATCTCAATTCGACTTCAAATACGATTCTATTCTATCAGCTACCTCTTTAGGCGTATGTCCATCCCATTCCCATGCCGTATCAAGTTCAGGGATATTAAACAACTCCCAATACCGGTTCTCATAATGATTGGATATCTGTCCCGTTGGCAGTTCTGCCATTACGATAAACCACCCTCCGCCGAAGCATTCCTCTCCATCATGATGCTTATGTGATTTACAGACCTTTATATCGCCTTTAGCCAGCTCATTGAAGAAAGCGGCATTGTAAAGCATTCGATATCTATATAGTTCGTTAAATGTATGATACCCGTCGGATATATTACCCATCTCATCTTCATGTAAATATGTTTTCTCGAATATATCAGGCTTACAAGGATAAAACTCTCCATTTACCCCTTTTATGATATAATCACCTACATTGGCTGTCATAACACCTTCAAGGGTTTTTATACTGCAATCAATACAAGGAGGTATACCTCTATCCGCATCACCTTCACGAATAACTTCTATTTTAACGTTATCACCAGCGAAATCCTCGATCTCATGATTGTTAAAGCCCTTCCATTTTACAGCCTCTACTGCAATTGTTTTCTTTACATACCTATTCATATTTTACGATTTAATATATTATTATCTTTTGATATACCTTTCTATAAGATCTATGGATAATTTAGCGCCCAGCTCATCCTCCAACAAGTTAAGGTAGTTCCGGTGCAGGCACCCGCCCCGCTCCACCTCTCTGAAGCCTGCCCCGTCCCGGATCCTGACCAACCCTTTCCTTGGATCCATGTCAATCAGATCCCGAAGCTCGTTCATATTCTTGAACCGGTTCTCTATTACCTTAAATACATCGATCTTAGGTTTCTTATCCTTGATCTTTATCTTAACCCTTCCGCTCATGATCACCTCCCCGTGCTTCCGAATCCACCATCGCCTCTATCGGTATATCCGAGGTCATCCAACGACTTCACCTGATCCCATATGATACGTTCCCTCCTACGGATAAGCAATTGAGCTACCTTGTCCCCAATCGAATAAGAAGGATCATCATAACAATCCACACGTCTACATACTACCATAATCTCGCCTCTATATCCTTCGTCAACGGTTCCCGGGGCGTTTTGGATAACAGACTTTGTTTTGGTGATGCTACTACGAGGGCGTATTTCCATCTCATAATCCTCCGGCAATGCTACATGTACACCGGTATGATATATGGTCCTGCCTCCGTCAAGTTCTACATCCTTGACGAACAGATCCATGCAAGCGTCCTCCTTATGGGCGTACTTAGGCAATATCGCTCCTTCTTCCAGCCATATCTTGACCTTACAAGTATCTATATCTTCAAGTAATGATTTTACCTCATTATAACTCATTGGTTGTTCTGACGCCAATGAAATGGCTCTTGCCAATACATTTTTAATCTTACTCATCGTATCTTGTTTTTAAATTCCTTTCCTTTCGGACATTGTAATTTACATTCCTCGCCACAAGCGGAACAGTTGGGTCTCATTCCGGGTACCCCTCTTCCCCCGTACGGCCAGTAGGCGTAATCGCAGACGCTCCAGAACGCCTCCATCGCCCTGATCTTGGCATCGACGGTTATCTTCTCCTTCACCTTTTTCATGCTCTTCCTGAACTCATCTTTCATATCCTTCCCTTCTATCTGTCTGGCTTTACGTCTCTCGTTCCACCAATTGTAGTAGAATTTGTCTGCCATCTTATAAGCTTCGGGGTCAAATTTATCACGATGCAGGATAGGTGCGTCCTTGATCTTTCTCAAATTCCTGCCACAAACATAAGCAAGCCCGGCGTAAGGAGGTATGTCCTTAGGATCAACCAACCCATCCGGAACGCAGTAGTAGAAGTAGTTGGGGCGGCCGTACCTGACCCAGTCTCCGGTCTCGTACAGGGCTTGCTTCCGAGCCTCGAACCAGCCTTGCATTACTTGGTGCTTACCCTCCTTCTCGAAATCCTTGTTATAGTCAGCCAACGAGATCTTCACCTCAACCTCATAAGCGTACATGGATCTGGTTATAGCCAGATAATCGGACTCCCAGTTATAGACATACAAGTTGTTTATAATCCATCTAGGAGATACCAAGAACTGTCTGTTAAGGATATCCAATATCCCTCTTTCAGTGTATTCAGCACTTTTATTTGATTGCCGTGTTCCCATCTCCTGTCATAGGATTATTCCTTAACCCAACCGCCATTATAGCGTTCGATACCAATCTCCGTAATCCACCCATATCCTTATCATGGAACGAGAAAGTAGTTAAGTTATGTGATTCAGTAATCTTATCATAAGACTTTATCATCAACACAGCCACATACTCACCAATCATCTTCCCATTCATGATATCAAGATCGATTATGCCGTGATCTATTAGATCAACCACATCCCATCCTGATGGTAGATACGTTTTTATCTGATTAATGTCCATAGCAAATAGTATTTATAAAAAGGAGGGTCGTGCTACCCTCCTATAGATTACACACGAAAAATAGAACTGAAAGCGATCTTAAGCACGTAAGATTTTATTAATTCCCGTAGGCTGTCTACCGGTTATCATTAACTACCGACCTACGGGAATATGTTTAAGAAAACACCATGTACCCCAATCCGGAATCGAACCGAAATTTCATCGTTAGGACCGACGTGTTCTATCCATTGAACTATTAGGGCATATGTCCTTATTCTCACGAACCAGGACATCAAACGTCTAAACTTAAAAAAAAACCTAATGACAAAACTCTATGCTAGTTTTTCCCCAAAAAATAGCGTGGACCCGGCCGGGCTTGAACCGACAACCTGCTGGTTATGAGCCAGATGATCCAACCAATTGATCTACGGGTCCTAAATACACCATGTCTATATTTTCATTTAAATTAGTCAATTTGTTTCTTTTTGTATCATAAAACGTTTACATCTTAATAATTTCAACTTTTTGTACGTAATATCCCGTTGATTACCACCGTCAATATCACGGATATTGAAACTACCCGATTTGCGTCTTCCAAATATGAAGTAACAATTGCCTTCAAACATAACCCTGTCAAACAAACGAAAACCAAAAACCTCAAAAGAAGATTGATTCGGCTTTTTAACCCCTCCTTTTAAAACCTTTTGTTTGTGGATTTGACGATTATGTCTTCTAATCAACCTTACCTTGTAATGATATTCTAACATTAAAGCATTGAAATTCTTAGAAATAACGAAAGCATCAGAGATATGGGATTTTTCAATTCCATATTTAATCCGATTGTATTTCGTAATGTATCCGAACGTCATCGAAACGTTGTCGTATCTGGATCTCAGCTCCTCGTACAACTTCCATTTCATGATACCCATGACGGCTGCGTCGCGAAGCGACTTGCCTCGTTTTACCCTCAAATCGATTTTACCTTTATGATACTCCTTATGGCATGTCTCACATAAGGTAATAAGATTTGAAGGAGAATCACCTCCTGTTTTTCGAGACTCGATGTGATGAACATTCAAAATCGGGTCTTTTGACTTACCTTTACAATGCTGGCATTTATGTCCATCCCTTGTCAAGACATATTCCCTGACATTCCAAAAACCAAGTTGATTTCCTTCCTGATATTCGTTACCGGAGATATTGGGATTCTTGATTTTCTGGGTATCGAACTGAGCGACCTCAACGATAATACGGGATATCGAGAGGATAGAACAGACGTTGTCGATAACACGGATATGAGCATCAATCCTATGCCTCACAGAAGGTGCTACCCATCCTGTACGTTTGCTTTTTATCCTGTTATCAAAACGAGGTTTTCTATACCTCAACCTATTTCGTCTCGTTCTTCGTAACTCTCTTCTTGTAGACAAAAGGTCTACAATATCACTTCTAAGAATAACTTCACTGCTGTAAAGTTCTTTGCTTTTCGTCGTAGCGGATAAACCAACATGTTTGGTTCCGGCATCGACGCCTAACACAATTTCCTGTTTGTAATCGGATGTCTTGTACATCAATTTGATGGTAAAAGGACATGTGTTTATGACAACCGCTTTCTTATCTTTTAGCAGCTGTCTAACCTTCCCATGCCTTGTCGTAGGCATCATCGGTTTACCATCTATGTCTTGTACATACACCATTTTACAAACTAATTCAATGTTTATTCAACATAAGTCAGGGTAAAAACCCTGTTAGTGCCCATCGCCAATGTTATTTTGAGGTTTTGATGCAAGCGACACTATGGCCCGAATACAACCATTGTTTAATCACTTGCCTTAGAGCAAGGGACTTGGGCAAACATCCCTTGGTAACTATGTATTCTCAAATAACGTAGCCTTTGTCTCAAGGCTTAGGCTAATAATCGGAATAGCTTTTAGCTATTATACATAATTCATGCAAATGTTTTATGGGTTGCATGAATTATGTATTATTCGCGAGAATATCGGCTTTCACAAGAGGATGTGGATCGGAATTTCTCGAAAATTATATAGTAATATCATGAAACTATTGTCCAACATTCTAGCATATAGCGCCAATCCTCGAACGGGAATGTCTCTACACCAGACCTACCCCATCCCGTCCCCCAACTGTTCTGTAGGACGAAGCCGGCCTTGTCCCAGCCGGTGAGGATAACGGCATGACCTCCCAAGTTCTGCCCTTGGCCTTGCCAGAATCGATTACCATAATTATAGCAATACAGACCTATAACCAGAGGCCCATTCAGCATCAAAGCTACCTTAGCCGATACCGGATCTATGATCCTAGCGTAACTGTTTATTTTCTCCCCATCTACGCCTACGTTCTTGATAGACTTGATAGCGTCACGAAGAACCATCCCGTCTTGATCCTTATCCTCTCTCAGATCATATATATCGTAGGGAGAGATCTTAGCCGGTCTTTTAATAGCCCTTATACTCTTTCTCCAGTTAAGTATCTCAGCTAAGCTTACCGCAGCGCAAATAGGAGAAGATCCTTGATCCACTACGCTATCAACGTTATTGACCTTATACTCATCAGGGACAGCCTCATGCTGCATGTTCATAATAGCGTCCCTATCATCTGCTGGCGATGGTATGTAACCTAGTCCGTATTCCATTACTTATCTTTTTTATGGTAATCAATTATCTTGATATTAAACGTATCGGATCTTTGCCTTACCTGTATAGACCCTCTAGCCTTTCCCTTGGCGTCGTATAGGGCGGTGAAGCCAAAGTTATCGACCCGGCCGTCGTCCAGCGTAAACCGCCACTCCTTCCATTGGCCCATCACGGTACCGGAAGACACTATAGAATCCACTACATAAGATATGTCAGTAGTATCATATTCCGTATAATAGGTTCTTGACGTACTGCATCCGACAACCGCTAAGGTAAATAACGTTAACAAGAAAAACAAGATCTTATTCACTTTTCTTAGATTTTTTACGTTTCTTAGATTTCTTCTTATCCTCCGCCTTATTCTCGACATTTACGTCAATACCGGCATCAGCGACCTCAGAGGCGTTATTTTCAGGTATATCAATATGACCTGAGTTAGGATCCATCTTATCCTCATCAACAACAACCTCATTAGGAACATCGATGTCTAAAATCTCTGCCTCCAGATACTTGATACGATCTGACATAATTTTATTCTGGTCCTCAAGTTCCTTATATCTTCTTCTAGCCTCATCGAGTAATTTAGATGATAGTTTATGTTTCTTCTCGATATCCATATAAGCCCGTTTAAGAGTTTCTTTCTCTTTTACCGACTCATTATATATCTCTCTTGATTTACTAAGCTCATTACCCATCTTAATTATAATAGAATCCTTTTGTTCTATATCCATATTAAGGGAATCGGAAAGAGTTTCAAGATACCCTACTTTCTCTTCTAATTCCGTTATCTTCTTGCGGGAATCCTCATAATCTCTTTTTAATCTACTTGAATAGCTAATAGCCTCATCAAGATCCTGTTTTATAGTATTTATATAGCTACTCTTTACTATCTTCAATCCGAACATCTTTGTCTTTATTATAAGTTTCACGAATATCGACCTTTACCTTGCCGACTATAATTAACTCAGCTATATGTTTGTCTTTCTCGACTATAGCCATATCCTTACGGACATTAGTGACCCTGATCATGATATTCCCGTTATTAGACGAGACGAACGGTGATCCTACCAAAGTAAGTCCCGTATCTCCGGTAAACGACGGCAGCATCATCAACACCCCTATGGTATTATCCGGGAACGACGCCCATACCCCTGTGTCTATATCAAGGACATCACCCTGTCCTAATGGGAAAGCATTACCCTGCTTGATAGGAATATCCTTACCCAACGAGTTCCATGCTTTCGAGAATCTTACGGAGTTAAGGAAGATCTTCCCCTCTTCCTCCACCACCCCTACCATAGGTTCGCAATTCAATCTAACCTCGTTTTGTTTATCATCTGGCTTCTCCTCAAGCTCATCAAGGTCTCTGGCTGATGTAAACGACTTGCTTTCCAGAAGCTTTTTAATATCCTCAATACTGGCCATTATAATTTGATTATTAAATAAACGATCTTCAGTCCTAACTTAAAATCAGATGTCTTCTCGAACATCTCCCTAAGAGGTAAGATAGTAGCGTCAAGATCTGACGCTACCCATTCTCCATCCTTATAATACATATCCTTTTCCTCGGAATACGCTATACAAGATCGATGCCCTAGGTTCTTCATAACCGTATCTACCTTATTTTGGGTAGGCATCGAGACACGATTCACTTTAGTAGATATATTGAAATTACTCTCCATTAACTTTCTGATTTTTAATTAGTTAATTAAAATGGAAGATCACTGTCGTCTCCAAAAGGAGGATATTGAGGAGGTTGTTGTTGACCTCCAAACAAAGAGGCTTGCGCTTGCTGCGGAGTCTGCTGGTATGATGGAGGAGGCGTTTGCGATGGAGCCTGCGTTGCATATGACGGTGGGGGCGTCTGTGCGGTTGGCGTAGCGCCCATGCTTTGGCTTCTATCCTGTTCCGATTTTTCGTTTTCAGCCTTAAACTTTTCAAGATATTGTTTAAATACTTGAAAAGCGAAAGTGTCTTGAGCCGTATAATCGAATTTCTTGTTACCCATTATATCCGTGCTCTCTACCCTATCAGGCCATCCGTTCTGTCCGTTCTTATAATATTGCTGGATAAGCTCGTCCCTTCCATCTGGAGTTTCCCTAGCGTATGAAATGAAAAAATTACCGGGAGCATATTGATCCCCTTTCTTAGCATGAGCAGGATTTATTACCACCTTACGTTTTAGGTCAATATTAGGCAAGTACCTTACCAGTGACTTCACGTAATTATTAATACCTCCTTTTTGAGTCATCAAAGGAACGTTTATGAAATAATTACCATCCTCATCACTTATCTTTATGGATACGTATTTGGCTTTTATCCCATTGAACTCCACTTCTCGCACATTGATATCAGACAAATAACCTTCGATACCGTTCCAGAATACCCTCCAATAAGAAACGGCTCCGGTCTTCTCGTTTATATGCTCCTCGAAACCTTCCTTTGGTTCTCTTGATGACTGATATAATAATCCGCTACCACTTACTTTAAAGTAATGGTTATTACCACCTGATGAATTTTCACGAACTCCCATATTATATATATTTAAATATTAAACAATAACTGATGATGACAAGAAATACTCGTTCTTATTATCCTCCCCATAAATCTTATTGAAATGAGATTTATGATCATGCTCGATAACCACCCTATTACATGAGACGCTTTTTATAATACCAAGATATCTTCCACATAATACGTTACATATAATATCTTCACCATGATGAGACAAATAAGTAAGTCTTTCCTTACATGATTTACCGGAAGACGGGTTCTCTGACATAATACCGCATCCTTTATCGGTAAATATCAACTTGCAATGATCGAACTCATTTACCTTAAGATTGTTTTGGAGGGCTTGGACGAGTAGATCCTTATCAAAGACATAGGTACTTGTTTTGACAAAATGCTCGTCCACGAACCTCCAATTTGGATAATTACCCTCAAAATGGGTCTCATACATATCCATATCAGGCGTAGAAAAATAAGTCTTAGTATCGTCCACTTTTATAGACAACATATCCGATGACTTATTGATATGCTTATCAAGCAATATCGCGGATTCGTTCGATACCGGGATAAACATCTTCTCTACCTTATCCTGATTAGGGACAAAATACCTGTAAATAGTATTTCTATCCGTACTTACTATATTAATATTAATATCATCAATATCAATAACCACATTCTCGATACATGGATAAAAGTCATCTACCTCCGTATAATCGCTGGCTTTGTTAAGAACCGAAACATAATCGCTCATCTTAACCTTAATTCCTCCATCAAGTATCTTATGTACCTGCGGGAATGTATTGATATCAAAAGCCGGACAACTATACTCACCAGAAGCATAGCGGATCGTTATCTGATCTTTTTTATCCGAAAGCAGTATCGTAATCTCGCAATTCTTCTGTTTTTTCATGAACTTAATAAAAGAGCTTGCCTCTACCAAGAAAGAGAAGTTAGAGTCAGCCTCGACCTCCAATCGCTCTATAACACATACCTTGGCATTTACGGAAGTGATATAAGCCAGATTATTGACAACATCTATCTTAAGATCCTTATAAAGGGAGTTGGGACCGGCATTCTTAACAACCGTCTCCAATTTGCCCAACTTCTCATTTAATGACTTCGACAAGCATCTTATAAGCATAACGAACAACTTTTTATTACATCGCAAATATAATCATAATTATATTAATACAAATACAATAAATACTTAATAGTATTAAAATAGTTTAAACTTACGTCTAATATACTCGGCTATAAGCGTAGCGTCACACATGCCGTCTTGTATCTTAGTAGGTTGTACTCCTTTTCCTGACCATGGTTTCACGAAAGAGACCGAAGGGAAAAGGCGCATGGCGCATCGGATGGAGGTAGCCTTCGTGTCTAACTTCGCCGCCGTATACACCCGATCGGCTGTCGTATGAAGCTCCTTCTGCCAGGTCTTTGGTTGCACCTCCTCGAACATAAACCTAACATCCGGGTGAGATCCGTATCGCTCCATCATCTCCACCATCATAGCGAATAGGGCGTTCGGTTCCCGGCGTCTCCCGCCAAAGGTGAAGTTGCTGGCTGCCGAGCTGTTGTGGATGCTATGGACGTCCTCGACGGCGATCGCCAGCGTCCCGCCTCCCTTTTCTTGGATCTTGTCAGCGGCATCGAGGAAGAAACTTGATATAGCCCTAAGATCTATATCCCCCTTAACCGATATCCTTGGAGTCATAATTACCTTAACCTCCCCGTTCTCAGGGATCATAGACAATCCTCCGGTATCTATACCCGGATCTATTCCTATAACTGCATTCATATTAGGAACAATATTGAATTATTAATTTATCCTCAGTAATATCTTTAACCATATCACGCACATCATCTACAGATATACTTTCATATGATTTATATAAATCCATTACCCCATTAAGTCTTGATCTTACAAAAGATATATAGGCATCGTGGTAATCCTCAATATTCATTATATTCAATCTATCATTTAATTTAATCATTCTTATAGCATATTCTATGTTGTCATCATTTGCTATAAGCTTAAAGTTATTAATATAATCAACCACATAATCTTTTGTAATCTCACATTTATCTGGGCTTACGTCAATTATCAAGTTGGCCACTATTCTATTCGTGCATTCTATATATCTCCTATTTACTGAATAACATAATCCGTTAGATCTAAGATAATTAAACATAGAGAAATTATAATTATCACACATCATAGATAATATGATAAGCAACACGCACAATTTCTTAAAATCATAATTATCTAATACAAATGATACATATAAATGTTTGGGCTTTTTAGTATATTTATAAACACCATATTTAGGATCATGAACATGGAAATATTTAAGACTATTACGATAGTATGTATTAATATCAACTTCATTTGATAATTCCGTTATATCTGATACATATTTATTCATAAAATCATCACATCCATATAAATGAAATACCATTTCCGACTTATTCAATATCGTATCTCGGCACATATAAAGATCATCCCTTGTTATTTTGCTGACATACCTTTTAGTACCTAATGTGTTTATAAAACAACGTTTATCTATTCCAGATAGTTTTATAAGTCTATCTATATTAATACATGATTCATCATTATCAATTTCAGTCAATATAACATTCCTCTCACTTTCTATAAGATCTTCACTTATGTCTGGATATACGATAAAATTATAAGAAAAATCAATACACTTCTTGGTATCAACATCAGGCAATGTAAATCCTTTAAATACTAATGATCTAGGATCTGTATATCCATTAAAATCAAAGAATAACTTATCACTAATATCATCATTGCATTTTATTATCATATGTTCATAAAAATGAGATAATCCATTCTTTGATGATAATATAGAACTAATATCAGGTATCTCAGCGCATACGAACCCAATAGGTATATTCATCCCGCTATCGTAATAAAAGCATCTACATCCTAGATCTTTTATCAGTCCTGTGTATATTCTCATATCTTGAGCGTATATAATGAATGAAAATCCTCCGGTCTAAACACCTGTATCGATTTATCTGGATACATACCTATATAATAACCGTAAAAAGCCCGTAGAATACCATTTTCTAGCCTTATATCCAATGCCTTTACCTTATTCCCTTCAACCATAACATCAACCTCATCAGTCTTGTTAGATATCTTATCGAACCATTCAGGTATAGGATCAATACCGTACCTGAATGCGTTTACCGTTGATTTTATAGAGATATATGTTCCCATATTAGATTAGATTACAATCGTCTCGTTTAATAACCTTAAAATCTCCCTCTCTAAATAATAAAACTACGTCAGTTCTATTATACTTACACTTCTTGATATCCACCAAATGGTAAGAAGCCTCCCCTACGGCGGGGCGAACCGGTCTCAATACGGCTACGGCTATATCACCGCCAAGCTCAACCCCACCGGTTACACCTTGTAAGCACATGAATATATATCCCTCAAACTCATGTTTCTTGCCGATAAACTCGCTCATAGGAATACCTACGAATAGATAGGTCTTTACATCCTCTTTTTTTACCTCTATAGCGTTCTCAACACTAGAAGGTATTACGTCTACAAATTTTGCTCCGATAGCCATAACCTCAAATATTTAGTTTAGTTCTTAATTCTTGACACAATTCTTGATTATCCCTCATGATACTTAACGTATTATCCACTCCATTGCCCACCCGGACCTCTCCGTACCAGTACCATGATCCTTTACGGGTAAAGATACCGGTTTCCTCACATAACTTCAAAAGTTCAAGCTCCTTGTCAAATCCTACGCCATAATACAAGGCTGTCTCTGCTATCTGGAAAGGTATAGCTGTCTTGTTCTTCAATACCTTTATCCGAACCTCATGACCGATAGAAGAGCCATCTTCTCCTACAATAACCTTTTTCCTTGACATCTCCATACGAATAGAGGCGTAGAATTTAAGGGCATTACCACCGGTTGTTACCTTAGGATCGCCGTATATTACACCGATCTTCTCCCGATACTGGTTGATGAATACCAGAACACAGTCACTTTTGTTTACGATCCCGGTAAGAACTCTCATAGCTTTTGACATCAACCGGGCTTGTAATCCCATGTTGCTGTCTTCCATATCACCCTCGATCTCCTTCTTCGGGACCAAGTTCGCCACGGAATCCACGACAATGAAGCCTACCCTTCCAGACTCCACCAGCTTGGCCGTGATGTCAATAGCCAACTCCCCGTAGCTTGGCTGTGAAATAAGGAACCGGTTCACGTCCAATCCCATTTTCCTAGCGTACTCAATATCGAAAGCGTTCTCCACGTCTATTATAGCTACCAGCTTATCTGGATGTTTTTTCTGGAACTCGATCATACTTAACGTACACATCATGGTCTTGCCACAAGATTCCATCCCGACCAGCTCATGGATCCGGCCTACCGCCCATCCGCCGCCGAGGGCCTTGTCCACCACCAGCGAACCTGTGCTTTCCCTTGGTATGGATATTATAGGCTTATCGTCACCGAAGTTCATTATCGAGCCTTCTCCAAGCTCTTTATTTAAAGATGATACTAATTCATCTACGTCTGAAAAAAGTTCTTTCTTAGCCATTATAATCCGTATTCGTCAAAGTTAAATAAATCCTGTTGCTTCTTTATCATATCCTTTCCGATGTCAGATATCTTTTCCGGATTCAAAACACCCTCATTCTCATCCACCTTATCTATGAAGTCAGATATCTTATCGCTTAGCAGTACCATATCTTCCTTAGGAACTGATTTTAGATAAAGACCGTCTATTGACCTACATCTTGAAAGAGCGGTATATATCTGTCCTATCTCGAAGGCTCTACTAATGTCTACAAATATATTATCCAAAGTCATTCCCTGGGATTTATGGACAGTTATGGCGTATCCTAACCTCAATGGATATTGTATTATATAGCCGCAAGAAATGCCTTCAAGGGAATCGTCTACCTGCTTATACTTCATCTTCTCCCACTTCTCTTTGGTTATCTCCACCTCAGTATCGTTATCTAGATGAACATATATCGTCTCATCAACAGTATCTATGCTGGTTATGATACCCATCGAGCCATTGACATATCCATTGCCGTTTCTGGTTATTATGACCTTAGCTCCTACCTTTACTATAAGCTCATCCTCACAGGGCGCTACAGGCTTCTCCCCGAATACAGTAGCATCGAACTTAAATACCTTATTATTGATCTTATCAAGATTAGTCTTATTTATCTCATACGCCTCTTTGTTAGTTGAGCATATAATTATAGTATTATCCATATTATCTGGATACTTGACCCTACTATCCAATATCTGTCTTGACTCGTCGGTAATAACCCCACATCTTATATCCTCAAGTACGGAAAGAAGCTGAGGATCTTTTTGACGGAATACGTTCTCGAAGGTAATGACCGAGAATCCTGACGCTCTTAATGCCTTTGATGAGAAAAAGAACCGGCTCTCATAATATTTGTCGATAAAATCATCCGCCGTCACCACAGGCGGTAGTTGTGATAGATCTCCAAACATAATCAACCTAACTCCACCGAAAGGCTCCTTGCTACGCCTGCATTGTCTAAGTATGTCAGCCACCTCATCAAGCAAATCAGGTCTTACCATACTGATCTCGTCAATGACAATAGTATCAAGATTCTTGATCTTCTTCTTCATAAACGGACTTACATCCACCTTATTAGACAACATACCTCTCTCGATAGAAGGGATATAAGGATCGTTCTTTATAGAGAAAAACGAATGGATGGTCTGCCCTCCTGCGTTCAATGCAGCCACGCCAGTAGGAGCTACAATAACACATTTACCCAAGAACTTTACGATACGTCTCATGAACGTACTTTTACCACTACCGGCTCTACCGGTAATAAACAGATTCTCCCTAGTGGTGAAAATCTTCTTCAAGGCACGACCCTGCTCTACGTTTTTATCCACCGTCATAATATGACGAAGGAGGTCGTTTTCATTTCTAAAATCCTCTTGTATCATATCTTTTTAAGTTTATGATACAAAGATACGAATAGTTATAATTAACTAATAAAAATAAATGTGAATAATATGTAAATATTAAATTTTATATCTGATACTCAAATCATCCAGCCTTGCTCATCTCAGCTGATTTTTTACCTAAAAACACGTTTATTATGTAGTCTGTAGATATCAGAATATACAGCACGCTTCCTTTGTATGATGCCCTTATATGCCCTATAGTTACATTGTTATTGTCTTTCGTGTTAACCACTCCATTGTTCTTCACCACCTCTTTATACAAATCGGATATACTCTTCTTACACATGTCTAAGAACATGCTTATATATCTGTATATAGTGGATTGAGATATCTCTTGCATACCTATGTCTATGAGATTCTTATTCAACTCATTAAGAAGGTATGCTACATTGAACTTAACTGTCTTTCTTTTAGTTACTTTGTATATATGATGTACGTTTCTGGTTCTGGCTCTGAATATTATCTTGGAAAGGATTCTTACCCGATCAAGTTTCCGGCTTTTGTTAGCCATATTCCGTCTTTCGTCTGAGCTTAAATTCTTATTCAGACATTTGTATACGGATGTTTTCTTGCCTACGAATATGTCTTTCGTATCCTCATTCTTCTTAGCCTTATACGAGTAGATCATGATATCAGATAAAGCTATTCTTATCTCGCCCTCGGCGTAAGCCTTAAGCGTCTTTAGCTGATAGTCTATATCCTCATGGCAGTTCTCTATAACATGTCTGTAGCAGAAATAAGCTATGCCATCGGATAGGATATCTATAAAATCATCGGTATTGACCTCTATACGATCACGATAGCCTTCTCTCATCCTATTTCTTAAAAATACATGCTTCTGGACATTTATGATAGAAAGATAAGCCGTTACCTGCTTACACCTCTTTTCTATAACCATGCCGGAACCTCTTATATTATCTTTCTTGTTCGAGTATTTTACAGCCGTAACCTTCTTCCCGTCCTTATTAGTTACAGGTTTGTAATCTACTGGGCAGACAAGTGATCCTGCCGGAAGCCTTAGGCATCCAAGCTCATCTTTTTTTGCTTGTATATCTTTTGGGATATATGCTTCGGTAAGAATCTTATCGAAATTTGATTTCATTTTCTGTAAAAGTGATATCTTTGTTCCCATCATTTTTTGTAAAATTTTTGCTGCGAATATACGAGTTCCGTAAATACGAAACAAGTTATTCGGATGGATGGGTAGCCTGTGAAGGTCGCCCATTTGTTGTTTAAGGAGGGTAGGTGATGTCCGTAAAGCACTGTGCGCGTGAACGATGGTTTTTCTCAACCTACTTGTTACGCGCGCGTTAATAGGTATATTTATTAAATATAATTAACTATATAAATATATTCTACTTACTAATATCTCTATCCGTACACAGAACCTCTCCTGACGTCGAGTTCCTGTGTACTCTATTTAAAGTCTCTATTTAATAAAACATTGCTTTTTACCGCCAAGGTATGGTGCCGTCAGGCAGGATACCGCAGGCTAAACATGGTAGAAGCCGTATCCTATACCGGAAGCCGGGACCCCGGTAGGGGGATCGGGTGGAGCAGAAGCCAAAGAAGAAAAAGCGAGGTCATGTGCGGTCGCTCACGCTCCGGCCGCCCGTATCCTCTACGGCAGGCTCCATCGCCCCAAGACTTCCCATTTCCTTTGGATTTATATCCCATAGCACGGCAGGAAGGCATCCAAAGGGAAAAGGTGTGGTCATGTCCCATGAGGCAGGATAGAGCTGTCCACCGCCGCTCGGAGGCATGTATGGCCGGTGCTCAACTGGCCTCGTTGCCGTGGCTTACGGTGGACTTATCTGGCTTTCCTCCTCCATTTCCACCACCTTTTCCCTTTGGATGTTCGTAAATACATGCTAATCAGCATATATTATGTTGATTATGGCATAATTTCTTGACAACGATATTTTTTTTAAGTAGTTTTGTCGAAAACTAATTTTATATGGCCGAACAGAGGAAAGCTTTCGTATTTGCGTTGCCTTATGACACTAGGCTGGATATGATCCAGCAGTTCTTAAGGATATACAATGGCTATCTGGATTCCAAGGGTAGGAGCTTGATTACTGAAAGGACGATAAACTTACTTTCTTTCTACATCAACTACGGATACTCGGATGATACCAGGGCTAAGTACATGGATTGTTATGGACAGAAGGAATCTTATATCGCTGTCCTTAACAATGAGCTAAAGCGTGGCGGTTTTTTAGTAGATAAAAAGAACGGAAATTTCCGTACCCGTGAGCTGTCTATTGAGATGAGAAGCCTACGCAATTATTTTGTTCTTGACGGAGAGGGTGATGACACCCGTGTAATGGGATTCGTATTCAAGAGAAACAAATTGAATATCGATGGATAGGAGTCTTATTTCGTTTGACAGGGATATTGTCGATGAGGTGGTGAGAAGATCTGGAGGGAAGTTTACCAAGCAACAGGTCGAGTGGTGCATGAAAGCATCCGTATCTTATATCCATCATCTCGCCAGATATACCGATAATATATCTATCAGGATCCCGTTTATCGGATACGTTATCTGCAATCTCCGTGAGATGCGTGTAAGACGTGATAAGATACGTAGGATATTTGTCAAGGAGGGTAATCGTTATCCAGACGAAAGGATGCCTATTGAGCTTGATTGTCTGGATAAGAAGATAAATGTGATAGAGGGTATGGAGGGATTGAAGAACGGAGATCCCCTTATACGTGACAATCATGAGGCTATGTACCAATGCCGGTATGGCATGACATGGGAACAGTTACAGGATTTTCAACAACAACAATTTAAAAAATAATTATCGTGCAAACAATTGGTAAAGCCCAAGTAATAGCCCAAGCTTGGGAAGACAGTTTATTGGGCAGGATTCCTAAGGATGAGAAGGATTATCCGGAGTGGTACAAGAATCGTCTTGATTTATGCAAGAAATGTCCTAAGAACTCTTCTAATATATCTTTCTTTAAGTTACCAGCTAAGGTATTGCTGCAAAGATTGATGGGAAGACAGGCGTGCTCGTTGTGCGGTTGCTTTATCAAGGAAAAGGCTTGGATGAAGACAGAGGTATGCCCGTTAAAGTTCGTGGAGGGGGAGAAAGCCAAATGGAATGCTATGGAGGTCATAACCGCCGATCATAACGATTTTAATATTGAGTGTCCTAACGATTCCTTTGATATAGGACTGACGGATGACGAGAGCGAGTTTTATCTAAATATTTTTGATCAGAAAATAGGTGATAAGATAGAAATCGTGTTATTTATCATCCATAATGATGGTTTCCATGTCAAGGAGCATCATCTCGGATGTGGATGTATGGGAGATGTATCATATAACAAACATCCTGACAATGAAAATAGAATTATATTTAGGATGACGTTAGATACCTCAAAATATACGGAAGGTCATTTTGAGAAACATCTATCTCTTATGGGTTATACTAAGGACGATCCTGAACGTAATTTCAAACATTTCCCGCTACGTATTATAGGGGAAGCTTATAAATAATGCCGTGAGAAATCTCGTAAGAAGCAAGATAGATGACCGTATCCATGCCCTTATTGTCATGGAAGTCGGATGCCGTGAGTTACCTGAATATTCATTGGGTGATATACTTTACTCCGCTTTAAGGAGGATAGCTAGGGCTAATGGTGGTAATGTCCGCTTCTTGCGGGATGTTAGTACCAGGGATTTATTGAGGTCTATAGACCAAAGCATCAGTGATGAGATCGAATTAAATAATAATGATTTTAACGTGTGATTATGATGGAAGAGGATAAGGATATCAAGAAAGAGATCAGGGATTATCTTAAAGAAGAGGCGGATACCCATATAAGGCATTGGATAGCCATAAAACGTGAGAGCAAGCGTCTGTATAGCGATATTGAGGATAGGACTAAGAAGATAGCCCTTAAATCATCTTCATTGATAAAAGAGGAGGATTTTGTCGTTCTTCATGAGATGACCCATAAGATACAGATGTTGAATATAGAGGCTGTAAAAGTCAATTCTAGGTTGATGTTCATAATCCAGTTGGCTACCAGCTTCGGTATGGATCTGGATTTAGATACGACATATGCGTCCACCGCCAAGAGCATTATAGAAGACAGAACGTCTGGATTCGTGTTTTATGATGATAAGGAACGTCTGAGATATGCTGACAAGGAGCTTGAGGATATGTTCCATGACATGAGCGTGACGGAAGTAAGTAAGATCGGGGTTGTTCAATCTTATGAGCTTCTTATGAAACAGTATAACGAGTTTAAGGATATGAAAGCCAATGCCACAGGGAAGACGAAAGCCGACGAGTAAGGACGTCGATCGGGTAAACGATAATCTTGAGGTCATAGCCAAGGCCGTGGATGACGCCAAGACGTATATCGCCAAGCATCCATGGGATAAGGAGAAGCATGAGGATATGGCTAGGGCGTTCGATTTCATATCCAAGCTGATCGATAAGATCAACGTATGGAATGACTCGTATATGGAGAAGAGTGGGATAATGGATGTATACAGGAGTGTAAGCAATGTCCAGAAAAAGGAACGTAAGGGACAGGTTTCCGGTGGTATAGAATCCGTATTAAAAAATATGCGATCATGAGTTTAAGCACGAGTCCAGAATTTTATGTAAATATGAAGAATCCCCCTGTATGGAACGATCTGTTCGGATGGGAGGATCAGGATGACGATGTTAAGCAGTTCTTTACAGAGGAGGCTTATAAGGTCAAGAACGGGATAACTATCAACGGTACATTCATCCCGCCATGGCTTTATTGGCATGTTAATTTCTTTCCCGTATTTCAGGATCTTCCAAACGGGGAACGTGTGCCGGCGATCAGTCGTTTGCGTGACAACGAATGGTTTTTCGCCGAGATGTACCAACGTGCCCGTCAGGAGAAGAAAGGGCTGGGGATGTTCGGTACCCGTCGTTTTGGAAAGGCCCTTCTGGACTCGGAGCTGATATATACTCCTTATGGACCTAAGAAGATAGGGTTCGCTGATATCGGTGATATCATATATGGCGATGATGGTAAGCTTACGACTGTAGTAGGCGTATACCCTCAAGGGTTCGTTGATATGTATAAGGTGACGTTTGAGGACGG